AGTACTACCACACCAGTAGTCATAACTACAGAACCAGTTATTAGTACTACCACACCAGTAGTCATAACTACAGAACCAGTTATTAGTACTACCACACCAGTAGTCATAACTACAGAACCAGTTGTTGTTACAACAATACCAACAACCACAACTACAACAACAACCACACCTCTACCAACGACTCTGGCTACATACCCAACCACGATCACAACCACATCGTCAACTTCGACTGCCTTGCCAACATCATCACCAACTCCGTCTAGGAGAACACCAACAACACTAACTCCAGGAGTTCCTCTAAGAGACACCACCACTACCACTACTACCACCACCACTACCACCACCACTATCATCTCCACCCTCATCACCACCCCTACCCCCACCCCAACTCCTACCCCAACCCCCACCACAACCCCTACCTCTACCGCTACCGCTACCACAACTGCTACCCCCTCAATGTACGAAGGATGGCCCTGTTGCGAAACTATTTCCACACCAGAACCCGTTGAAGGATCATCAAGTGAAGTAGTACCCCCAGTAGACTGGGTATCTTGCCTAATTGAATATATTGGACCATCAGCTCCACCATGGTCTAATGATCCTGTAGACACAGTAGAAGACATATTTTTATCAGATTATAGCTGGTGCTCTAATGGACAATTAGAGCCAATCAAACTAGACGGATCCACTTCGTGCGAAACATTTGCTAGCATTAGGAGATGTGAAGCGAATTATTTAATAGAAAGATGCGGAGAAGCCAAAGAACACCAATATATACCTGGAGATCCTTTAGAGAGAGGGTCTTATGCAAAATGTGATAATGGGAATAATGGAATTGATTGTTGGCCAATTTCTCATTGGACATGCCCAGACTGTCCAGTATGTAATTCTTTAGACCCAAGTTTTATAGGATGTTTGACAGATACTGAGACCAACCAAACAAGAATAGGTAGCGATAAATGTAAATTCACAGGAAGACTTAATGGAACCACGCCATGTTCTGTTTTTGCAGAAATTAAAGAATGCTTAAGACAAGAATGCATCCAGAATTGTGGATCCGCTTGTATAGATAATTATACTGGATTCTATATATTATGTGATAATGATGGAGTTCCTGGTTGTGTACCACATGGGTCTTGGGTTTGCAATGGATGTCAGGTAGATCGTAAAACAGGGTGTGGAGTAGGTACGGGAGTTTTTAATCCATCGCATATAGATATACCATTATCTGTTATGGGTAATGCCGGAAACCCATCAGCACTTACTGTCAGAATACCTCTAAGTCTTACATCTAACACCAATCATAATCAATTTGGTGACGGAACCATAAGAATACCCTCTGGAATAAATGAATTGGCTCCTCCAGATGCCCCATACCAAATTTTGAATATAAATGGTCAACCACCATATACTACTGGTTTTGAAATTAAAAATATCAATGTTTCATTAGATAATTTAACTGGTAAAATTAACATTAATTTTGAGGGTGGTCTATTTTATTGTCAAACTGGTTATTTACGAAACAACAATATATATCTATGTCCACCACAACCATTCAATGGCGGATCCAGTAATAACTGTCTAGATTGTAGTAATACAAACATTGTTCGAGCATAATATGTATGATTTCTTAATAGTTGGATCTGGATTATTTGGGTGTACTTTTGCTAATTTGGCTAAATCTAATAATAAAAAATGTTTAATCATAGAACAAAAAAAACACCCTTTTGGTAATTGTTTTACTGAAGAAAACCATAATATTTATATTCATAAGTATGGACCACATATTTTCCATACTAATTCTAGCAAAATATGGGATTATGTAAATCAATTTTCAAAATTTAATAGTTATATTAATAGTCCTAAAGTTATTTATAACAATAAATTATTTTCTTTTCCAATTAATTTGCTAACACTATATGCATTGTGGGGAGTTACTTCTCCTTCTGAAGCTGCATCTATTCTAGAAACAAAAAAGATTAGATATGACCATGATCCTAAAAATTTAGAAGAATGGATATTGAGTCAAGTAGGAGAAGAAATTTATCAGACATTTATTTATGGATATACTAAAAAACAATGGAATACCGAACCTAAAAATTTACCTAAATTTATTATTCAAAGACTTCCTATTAGATTGAATTTTAATGATAATTATTTTTTTGATAAATATCAAGGTATTCCAATATACGGTTATTCACGAATGATGGAGAATATGACAGACGGGGTGGATATATTACTGGATACTAACTACTTTGATCGTAGAGACTATTGGGATAGTCAGGCTACTCATGTTGTATATACTGGACCAATAGATGATTTTTTTGATAAACAATACGGACCTTTATCATATAGAAGCCTGAGGTTTGAAAACGAAATACATCATATTAATGACTATCAAGGCAATGCTATAATTAATTATACTGAGTACGATATACCTTTTACCAGAATTATAGAACATAAACATTTTACTTTTGGAGATACTCAAAATATAACTGTTGTGACTAAAGAGTATCCTGCCGATTATACTGGAACTAATGACAAATATTACCCTATTAATAATGAAATTAATACAAATATATTTAATAAATATAAAATACTAACTAATAAAATCTCACAAAAATATATTTTTGGAGGAAGACTAGCAGAATACAGATACTACGATATGCATCAAATTATAGCATCGGCACAGAATATGTATGAAAAATACAAATAATATTATAGCCTTAATATTTTTATACAGCCTAGACAGACTCGAACAATTAGATTATCTATGTTCAACAATAACCGGATTTGACATATATTTAACGGTCAGTGATCAGCATAAAAATAACGAAAAATTATTACTATTTTATAAAAAATATCAAGATAGAATTATTAATTTAGATTTTCATCCTAACTATGGAGTAGATATTGCTCCATTTATTAAACAATTAATGTCTATTGATAGTAATAAATATCCCTATTTTATTAAATTACACTCAAAAGCATCAAAATTAGGCGTTTATGAGCATGTAGATTGGGGATCTATTTTATGGGACAGCTTAATTGGTAATCAGCATTTATTTGATTACAATATAAAAATCTTACAACAAAAAAATATTGGAGCTATTACTCATCCACTATTAATTTTTAATAATAAAGAATTAAATAATATTCAAAAAATAAAAATTTTATGTAATTTATTTGATATCAATTATGATAGTGTAAAAAATAGTTATTTCATGGCCGGGTCAATGTTCATATCTAAAACGCATATATTTCAAAATATTATAAATAAACACGCAAGATATTTAAACACAATTTTATCTACAGAGTATGGTAAAGTGGACGACAGAGATCATACGAATGGTACGTTTTGCCATGCTATGGAGAGATTATTTGGATATATCATTATCAATAAAGACTTAATAATTCATAAATCGTCACTATATCCTATTATCAATATTTATAATAGTAAAGAAAAAATTTTACATTTACATATAACTTATAATAATATAGCATATTTAGTAGAAGATTTTAATATTTGTGGATATATAGAAAATAATAATAGTAAAAATTTCACTATTACCTGGCATAATTTAAAAAATACAAAGGCATCGTACAAATATCTAGATAGACGGATAGCTACTAGACAAGTCTGATTGCATGAGATGGTCCGATCTAATAATATAGATGAGGATATAGTTCGTATTCCCAACAGGATAATTTTTCTATGAAAACTGCACTGGTATATGGTGGTGGTGGCTTTATAGGTAGTCATATAGTTAAGAAACTAAAGGATGAAGGATATTGGGTTAGGGCGGTTGATATTAAAGAACCACTATTTGAACCAACCCTGGCAGATGATTTTATCTTAGGGGATTTAAAATTTCCAAGCGTAATAAATAAATCTATGTTAGCACCCAATCAAAAATCGTACCATGATACATCAAATAGTTTTGATGAAGTATATCAATTGGCTGCTGATATGGGCGGAGCTGGATATATTTTCACCGGATCAAACGACGCAAATGTAATGACCAATTCATCACAGATTAACCTACTGGTCTGTCAATACGCTACCTTATTTGGTGTTAAAAAAGTGTTTTTTAGTAGTAGTGCCTGTGTCTATCCAGAATATAATCAAAGAGACCCATCTAATCCTAAGTGCGATGAGGCTTCAGCTTATCCAGCAGCCCCAGATAGCGAATACGGCTGGGAAAAACTCTTTAGTGAGAGACTATACCTCGCATATGCTAGAAATCACGGACTAGAAGTTAGAATAGGTAGATACCACAACGTATATGGTCCGTTTGGAACATACGAAGGAGGAAAAGAAAAATCTCCAGCCGCTCTATGCAGAAAGGTGGCCTTAGCCGAAGAGAATAGTTCTATAGAAGTGTGGGGATCTGGAAATCAAACAAGATCTTTTCTATATATAGACGATTGCGTTAACGCTACCCTAAAACTAACTAGATCTAATTTTACTGGTCCAATTAATATAGGTTCAGAAGAAATGATTAGTATAAATAATTTAGCAAAAATAATTATAGATATATCTGGGAAAAATCTCACCATTAAAAATATAGATGGGCCACTGGGAGTTAATGGTAGGAATTCAGATAATAAACTAATATTAGAAAAATTAAATTGGCAACCTAAATTTAGTCTGCTGTCCGGCATGTCTTTAACATATAAATGGATATATGATCAATATAACAAGAATATTTAGATTTTTTTATGCTTTATTTTGGCATGTCGTGTCGGGTTTTCCAACATGTAATAAACAGCAGATAAATCATAGATATAATATATGTATAAGTTGTAATGAATTTAACAAAGAAAAGTCTATTTGCAATATTTGTGGCTGCAACCTAAGTAATCGTAAAGAGTTTATGAATAAATTAGCATGGGCAGACCAAGAGTGCCCAGAAGGCAAATGGTTACAGATAGTCTCAAACAAAGAGATATAAAAATTTCTATTGACACCACGCGCACCAATGAGATATAATACACGAAGACCAGCTAAGGAGTATGTAGAATGATTACCAAGAACACACCCACAAATATCAATATAGTAAATAAAAAATATAATATTATTCAAGCAGCCAAAGCAAATTTATTAAATAGCAACCAAAGCGTACTGATACTCAATCCGTGCAATAATATGAATACTTTTGGCGCAGGTTTTAATAAAATTATAGCCCACGAATTTCCTATAGCAAAAGAAAATTACCATATGCTTGGTGCTAGTGTTATTAAAAATAAGCTAGGATATACACAGTTTATTCCTGTGACTATCAATAATAAATATAAGAATCAAATTATCATAGCCAACATGTTATGTCAAACAGGTATTATGTCTGATATGAACCCAAGACCTTTTAATTATTATTATTTTGGCGTTTGTCTAGCTCAAGTACAGAATTTTATTAAACAATACAAAAGTGATAATGATTTAGGAATAGTTGTTTATTCACCCAAAATACATCTTGGAGTAACGGGAGCTAATTGGTCATTTATATATGAAATTATGGTAGATATACTTAAAAAACCAACAGATACATTTATTTATGAATAATGCAAAACAAATGTTAGCGTGGCTGAGAAATCGTTGTATCTTTCGATATAAAGAAAAAAATGATTCTCAAGTCTTGGCTATTATAGATAATGTGTCTAAAATTATAGATGACACAGAATCTTGTAATATAGATCCAAAAATTTTAGACAAAATTATCTCTAAATATTATTTTGATTTTGAAATAGATAAATCTACTGATATAGATGGATTTGAAATAGGATTCACTGCCAAGGACAGAGCCTTATTAAGACATAATACAATACATATGATTAAAGACATTATAGAACATGTATCACAAACCCATTTAAATCAAACCAATAAACAACAAAATAATATATCAGATATATTTAATAATGAAGCAGTCTTCGATTTTATTAGCGACACTATTCAAGCTTGATGCTTTAGAAAAATTATGTATCAGTAATTATAGATATATAGCTTATAAAAACAATATAGACTATGATTATAAAGTAAAATACACGCCTAAAGATATATTTGATAACAAATACAAAATGATAATCTGCATGAATCACTTTGGTATATTTACCACAGCTAATATTAGCAGCTTACTAAATAAACTAAAAGATAATATAAATATAGTCTTGCCACATTCATATAATATGCCTATAGAACTTATTCCTTACGTTATTAAGAATAGCGATTGGTCAAAAAATTTTATTAATTTATACGTAAATTCAAAATCAGATAATTTACAACAATTTATCGAAGATCATGAATATAAAACTTCTATACATATACTACATACAGATGAGATCCAAATCAATAATAACAGAAATTTCGCAGTGATTAGGTCTTATATAGACTTTACCCATAAAGAGACTACCTGTCATATCAACAAAGAAAATTCTAATTTAGGTATATTATGAGCATGCTAATTATAGGCATTGGTTTAATTTGGTGTTTGTGGATTGGTATAGAGGATGGTATCCGTAAAAATAAGCAATATCACACATATCAAAAATTTTTAGATTAGTTTAAGTTACGTAAATGTTAAAGTTGCAAGATTTATTAATACCAAAAGCAATAGATAAAAAAATTAGACTAGGAAGTCGTGTAGACGGGGGCTATGTTGTATCTTACGATCATATACGTACAGATTATTTAATTTCATGTGGATGTGATAATAGAACTTCTTTTGAAGAAGATTTTTTAAAGTTAAATCCTAACAGTACTGTCTATATATATGATCTTAATAATGTTTGTGATTTAGCTAAGTTTAAAACCAATGTTATATTTACCCAAAAAAATATCCATAGCTTCGATCAATTAAATTGCGATAAACAGTCTACCATACAAATAGACATAGAGGGTTCAGAATATGAGATGTTATTAAACTATAATGGTAGTTTTAATAATATTGTACAGATGATTATAGAGTTTCACTTAGCTTCTTCTGGTTCTCTAACCGGATGGTCTAATATCTTTAATAAGATTAATCAATACTTTGAACTAATACATATTCATGGAAATAATTGTGGTGACCTAGGTACATTCTCACCAGTTCCGGATGTTATAGAATGCACATATGTAAATAAAAACTCTTTGCATAAAGAGCTCTCCGTAGAAACTAAGAGCTATCCAGTACCCAACCTAGACTACAGAAATTGCTTATATCAACAAGAATTAATTTTAGACTGGTGGATAAATTAAATTAAATTATGAATAGACTAAATAATCAAAGAGTATACTTGGCGGGTGCTATGGATAGGGTTCCAGATAGAGGCGCTACATGGAGAGATAGTATAACGCCATTTTTGGAAGAAATGGGAATAGTGGTATTTAATCCCATAACAAAACCAACAACAACAGGAATGGAAGACCAAGATTCACATGTGATAAAAGTAAAATTAAAAGCTAAAGAGAGATATGACGAACTATCTGAAATGATGAAAGTAATTCGTAGAGTTGATCTGAGACTAGTTGATATAAGTGATTTTTTAATAGTAAATCTAAATCTAGATATCCATCCTTGCGGCACTTATGAAGAAATTTTTTGGGCTAATAGGCAAAAAAAACCTATTATTATACACATGGAACAGGGCAAAATTAATGCTCCAGACTGGTTATTCGGAACAGTTCCTCATCAATGTATTTTTTCGTCTTGGAATGATATCAAAGAATATTTAACACATATTAATTTATCAGAAAATATAGATACATACAAAAGATGGTATTTTTTTAACTTATAAATTCTAACAATATTAGCAAATCAATTTATGCATAGAAATAAAGGATTATGAAAATTATTCAAGATATTAAATTAGATTTTGATGATGTATTAATTAGGCCTAAGAGATCCTCTTTAATTAGTAGATCTGATGTGTCATTAAACAGATCTTTTTCTTTTGTCCACTCCACTAGAACATTGGACTGTGTTCCTATTGTATCAGCAAATATGGACACCACAGGCTCTGTAGAAATGGCATTGGCCTTAAGTAAGTTTGGATGCCTAACATGTTTACATAAACACTATGACGCTAAAATATTAATTGATTTTTTTACAACTAATGAAACGATATCAAAGTATTGTTTTATTTCTACTGGCATTACTAATAATGATATAGAGAAACTAAAATATATCTATACAGAAATTCAAAACAATAATAGATCAATACCAAACATTTGTATAGACGTTGCTAATGGCTATAGTGAAAATTTTGTAAATATGATCAAAAAAATCCGTAGTATGTATCCTGAGATTATAATTTTAGCTGGCAATGTAGTAACACCAGAAATGACAGAAGAATTAATTTTCCATGGTGGTGTAGATATAGTAAAGATAGGTATTGGATCAGGTAGTGTTTGTACAACCAGACTGAAAACTGGAATAGGATACCCCCAACTATCTGCTATAATAGAATGTTCTGATGCAGCACATGGTCTCGGTGGACATATTTGTAGTGATGGTGGATGCAGAATTCCTGCTGATGTATGTAAGGCTTTTGGTGCTAATGCAGATTTTGTTATGCTTGGTAGTATGTTGGCTGGTACAGATTGTTGCGAAGGGGATTGGCAATATGAATATCGAGCTGGAATGAGTACAGTATTAGCAGAGCCGTTTTGGCAACCGTTTGACCCAGGATATGAAACAGAAAAACGAAAAGTCTCTTTAAAATTTTATGGAATGAGTAGCAAAGAAGCGATGAAGAAACATCATGGTGGAGTGGCAGACTATCGTACTAGCGAGGGCAAGTGTGTAACTATTCCATATAAAGGAACAACTAAGGAGATTCTTCAAGATATTTTAGGAGGACTAAGAAGTGCCTGTACCTATGTAGGATCATCTAATATAAAAGACTTCAGCCAAAAAACTAATTTTATACGAGTAAATAGAACACATAATACGGTTTATGAAAAATGAAAAATCTCAATCTAGTTTGTCCAATCAATAATCTTGGATATGGAATCAGCTCTTATAATATATGGAAAAATTTAAGGGATTTATGTAGGATATCTCTATTTCCTATAGGAAATGTTAGTCTTGAAAATCATTGGGACAAAGAAACAATAATAGAAGATATTAAAAATCAGATCAATTATAATAAGGATTCAACATGTTTAAAAATTTGGCATGCTAACGATCTTTTGATGAAACCTCATGGTTGTGGTTTATATGCTACCTATAGTTTTTTTGAGACAAATAAAGTGTCTAAAAATGATTTAATAGGTTATAATATTTCTGACATGATAATTACTCCAACTTCTTGGGCTAAAAATATTTTAATAGATCATGGCATCAATAGCGATAAAATTAAAGTATCAAATCCTGGTGTTGATTTATCTATTTTTGACCACAATCTATTAATAGATAAAGAAGAAAAATCAGAAGATTATATTTTTCTTAATATTGGAAAATGGGAAATTCGTAAAGGCCATGATATATTAATTCATTTATTTAATCAGGCATTCGATCAAAAAGATAATGTTAAGCTATTAATGATCAATACCAATCCATTCTTATCAGATAAAGAAAATCAGCAATGGCAAAATCTATATAAAAATAGCAAATTAGGTAATAAAATTTACACTCTACCAAGAGTATCATCACAAAAAGATATTGCTAAAATTATTCAAATGTCTGATTGTGGAATATATCCAGCAAGAGCAGAGGGATGGAATAATGAAGCTATAGAAACAATGGCCATGAATAAACCTATTATATTAACTAATTATTCCGGTCATACAGAGTATGCTACACATAACAATAGTTTTATGATTGATATAGACAATTATGAAACTGCTGAAGATGGGAAGTTTTTCCATGGCGATGGAGAATGGGCAAAATTGGACTATAAGGCATTAGATCAAGCAATATATTATATGAAATATGTATACAAAAATAAAGTTACTGCTAATCCAGAAGGATTGAAAACAGCACAAAGATTAACATGGAATAAGACAGCAAAGGAATTAATTAATTATTTATGAATGAACTAGCTATTGTGTTTATATATTCTCATAAAGATTTACTAACTAGTATAAACTATGGTTCTATCGAAAGACACTCTCGTGGAACACCTATATACGCAATACATCAAAATGATTTTCCTAATAATTACTATGATTTTTTAGACTATAAGCATATATCAGAGTGGCGTGGTCAAGATATTTGGTATTGGGGATCAGATAATATTTTTTTATATTGGTATCTGAGTAATCCAGATAAAAGAGCAAAAAATTATCTAATACTAGAGTATGATACATATGCTTGTGAAGATATATTAGATTTTTTTGGCATAGGCTCAGGATTCCTGGAAACACACTCAGGACTATCTTCTGCAAACACGATTTTTGCTAAAACTCATGGCTATGGATATTGGTGGTTTGATGTACAAAAATTTAATCCAATAATCAGTAAATTTTATGGACTAGACAACTTCGCCGCTGCTTCACCACTATGCTCAACTTTAATTTCTGATAACGCAGTACACGATATTGTAGAACATCTTAAAACTTATCCACAAAATAATAAAATATATGTAGAAACTAAATTTGCTACTATATTAAAATATTTAAAATATAATGTACTGAATTTTAAAAATACTGTCAATAATATTACTGATTATATATCTTACGATAGATACAAATGTTTAGAAAACATAAGAAGATTAGCTCCAACTCCAGGAACACTAGCTACTACAGGAGTGCATCATCCAATTAAAGAAATACAAACATTATGGAGATATTTTATGGATACAGAAAGTATACCAAAAGATCAAATTTATAAAGCATATTTTGGATCACTATATGACTCTAAAATAGCTATAGAAACTTTACAAAAAGCAGGTATTAAGAATATTATAGTAGATAATTCTTTATGTGGAGATCCAGCACCAGGACTAAACAAAAAACTTTACATAGAATATGAAAAAGATGGCCAATTATATACTAAAATATTAAATGAAAACGATATATTAAATTTAAACGAACTATAGTGTATAATATATTTGTAAAGAGGTTGTAATAATATATAAGGATACTTTATGCCAATTCCAGATCGTAAAAAAGATGAAGATAAGCAACATTTTCTATCAAGATGCATGACTGACGATAAATTAAATAAAGAATTTCCTGACAATAAACAGAGGATCGCCGTGTGTCTTGGTAAAGCAACAGAGTCGTGCTCAATATTAGAAAGAATGGATTTAGTTTATGAATATACTACTTTCGGATATACTGAGGAATTAACCGAACATAATTTTTTAGCACCAAATGATGATGATTATTTAGATTTAGAAGACGAAAATAATGTTGAGTTATGGGACATGGCCGTATCTAAACCAGGACTATGGGAAAATATCCGTAAAAAGAAAGAAAGAGAAGGAAAGAAATACAAGCCAGCCAAACGAGGAGATCCTGATCGTCCCAAACCAGATGCTTGGAAATTAGCTCAATCAAAAACCTACAGATATCTAGACCCAAAAACTGGAGAAATTTTTTATTTTGATAGACCTGGATCTTATAAGAAAAACGACAGATATCTAATACAGGCTGATAATAACAGTGCCGACAAAAGTAAAGTTAAGTTAAACAAACCCTTTAGAACTCCAAATGGACCCAAAAAATTTAGTGTGTATGTAAAAAACGACAAAGGCAATGTAGTAAAAGTTAATTTTGGTGATCCTAATATGGAAATCAAAAGAGATGATCCAGAACGAAGAAAATCCTATAGGGCCAGACATAACTGCGATAATCCAGGACCAAAATGGAAAGCAAATTATTGGTCTTGTAAAATGTGGTCATCACCAAAAGTATCAGATTTAATATAAATAGTACTTAATAAAGGAGAAATTTTGTGGACAATAGTAAGCCTATCGATCAACTATTAGCAGAACAGGATCAAAAGGTTGCTGCTCAGGAAGTTAAAGGATATAGCTCAGACATGGTAATAGAGCTACTAAAACAATCATTAAATATTCACTGGCAACAAACAACATCTTTAACTGCACAAGCTGAGCATCTTCAAAGATGGGGATACAAAAAACTGGCAGCAATTCTTAAAGCAGATGCTGTCGAAGAACAAGAGCACGCATCAATTAACATTAAGAGATTAGAGTTCTTTGATGTTGATTATCAGCCTTTAGTTGTTAGTCCTCTAACTTGGAAAAGACATGATATGTTAGCTATGATCCAGTACAATTTAGATTCTGTAAAAGAAGCATCGACTACTGAAAGAGCAACAATAGTTGCTGCTAGAGCTATTGGCGATGAAATAACAGCAAATATGATGCTTCCACTTTTACAAGGTAGTGAGAACGGTATCGAACTATACGAAGGCTACCTTAAGCTTATAGACCAAATGGGCATAGACAATTTCTTAACACTACAGGTTTAATGAGGGGTAACTACAATGAAAAGATTCGATAAAATTTTAACCGATATTCAGGAGGTTCTATTACCACTTAAGACACATAGTGACACGATAGAGAACGAAACTCCAGAAACAGAGCTAATGGAATATAAAAAAGATTTTCTAGATATGAATATAGGATCTCTAAGAGCCATAATGAAACATGCTCAATCAATTTTAGAAGCGGTTGAGACAAATGACTCAACAACAAAAGAAAATTTGACAGAAAGCTGGCTACAAGGTAAAATCGCCATAACTGAGGACTATATGAGAACGATTCATGATTTTGTCAAGTACGTCCCCAGCGATGACGATAAGAGCGTTGCAGGGTGTGGATGTGGCGGTAATAAAAAAAAGGCTGGCAATACACAGCCAAAAGTTAATGAGACTAAAACCCAGAATGTTCCACAACCAACAACACAACCAAATATTCATCAGGCTAAACCAACCGATAAATAGTTTGCTTAGTTATTGAGTGTAATTTAATTTTTAGGACTAACAAGGAATACAAAAGGAAAAACATGATAGATATTGTAAATATTGGTAATCAAAAAACATCTTATAGCGATAAAGACTCAGTTCAGTTCGAATCTTTAAAATTCTATCTGACTTTAGCTAAAAAAAGCATATCTAAATTTGCAGATCAAATCTGTCAAGGTTCAGCAAAAAAGATGTTGTCTAGTGAAGACGCTATAGCAAATATTGCTAATGGCATTATGATGGCTGATTGGAGATGGGACGAAAACAGAAAAGGACATCACGGACAAGGGAAAACAAGATATTCATACAGAAACCAGTGTGCGATATGGGCGATACAGAGTTATGTAACTAGACAATATAGTCAAAAAAGAAAAAATAAGAAACCCACTATTTCGTTAGATCAGTCATATCAAGATGATATGCAGATTAAGGACATTGTATCGGGCAATAATCTATCAATCATAGATGATATTATCAACAAAGAAGACTGCAACTTGCTGAAAACAGATATACAGCAGATATTAAACAGTGGTATACTAAATGACCGACAGGTCGAATACATCAAGATGTATTTCTTTGAAGACATGACACTTGAACAAATTGGTAAAAAGTTTAATATTACTAGAGAGGCTGTTAGACAAGGTCTAAACAAAGCTTACTCAACACTAAGAAATATTATATAATATGTTCAAATTTGCATTAGCCATTATTACAACAGATTTCTACAAAGAAGAGAAATATATCCTGTCTCTTAGAGAAGATAGTATTAGTCTCCCAACAGTAGAATTTATTGACTACAAAAATTTAACAGATAAGATAAAGGAGTTTTTAGTTGATCAAGTTTTTCAAGATAAAAAGATGACACTACAGTATGTTAACCCCAAATTTATTAGTATTAATGATAATAATATTTGCTCTCTGTTTCCTGATAGTGATAAAATTCTATACTTTTTATATGGATGTATCAGCCCAAAGCTTTTAGTTAACTCTGAATATTTTTGGAAAGTTTTCGATATTTATGACACAACTATTCCTACAGAACTTAAGATAATAAATGATGTTATTGAATACACTATATAGTAAAATACGCAATATCTTTTGTTCTAAAGAAGAGACAAAAGATCCAGAACTAAGAGCTTCTATATTGATTGGCATAGATAAAAAACAACAATATTATTTTGATATTAAGTGGGATTATGAGAATACTCATCAAACAGCAAGTGATCTATCTAATTTAGTTTTAGGACTAACTTATGGCTTATTTACTAATCAAATTAAAAATCTATTAATCAACCATAATATTAAAGATAAGCCATATGACGAATTAATTTTACAGGAAACCGTTGGATTGATACAAGAGAGGTCCGATGTTTTAGAAAAAATACTAGACGCTGATGAAAAGAATCCTATCGTTAGACCATCAGAGGTTTTTAGACAAATACCAGATGCACAAAACAACTAAACTTATTCTATGGCAAAAATGGTTGAATCCTTACGAACTGCCGTCGGATGACGGCAAGATTTTTTCTGATATTTCAGAAGAAGAACTTAATGACTCAGAAAATTGGGACTCCTACTCAGAAGAAGGTGGTGGATTAGAAGACGATACAGACAGAGCATCTGTTCTATTCCCTACAGCTACTAAAGCTATCATGACCCCTATGGGAATGATACCACTACACGAAAAAACAGCATGTACTAAAATTTTTAAATTTTGGATAGGACACACCAATTTTAATATTTCTCAAAATATAGCTTCCATCATAGAAGAAACCGAAGGTGTTGAAATACTAGATATATTTACTAGATATAGATTCAGGATAGCGATTGGACAGGCCTTTAAAGATAGAGAAGTAATGCAAAATATACAGGAAGCGATTTATGAGACAAAATCATAATATTGATCAAATCCATAACTACAGTATAGATATACGCTCAAGAGAAATCTTTTTACATTCATATCTAGAGTGTGGGGACGAAGAAGGTGGAGTAGACTACAGATCAGCAACACTGTTGCACAAAAACATAAGATATCTTAATAGTCTATCTCGTGATCCAATTATTATACACATGCACATTCCTGGCGGCGAATGGTCTGATTGTATGAGTATGTATGACGCAATAACTTTATCAGAGTCGCCGGTTGGTATTATTGTTTATTCAAGAGCAGAATCTTCTGGAAGCGTTATACTACAAGGAGCGGATGTAAGGATTATGATGCCAAGTTCTTACATGTTAATACATTATGGTTTTACGTCTTTAGATTCTGAACACAAAGCAGCTATCTCTAGTTTGGAATGGTCTCAAAAAGAAGCATCCAGAATGGTAGATATGTTTACTGATAAATTTATGGAATCAAAATTATGCAAAGAAAAAAACTGGAAAAGACTTATCGCAAGAAAACATATACTGTCACAACTAGACAATAAGACAGATTGGATTCTATACCCGCAAGAATGCATAGACTATAGTTTTGCTGATGGAATACTAGGATCCGAAGAATACCCAAATATAGATAGTATTAAGTCGTATTTAAAAAATAATTATATATAATCAATGTTTATAGAATTTTATCTCAATAATTTTTATACAGACCAAGAAGCTAAAGACTTATTCAAACAAATAAAGAACGAGCATCGTATAGACTCGATCCTTATTAACCAACACCATTATAGATTAGCTAAATACTCTTTTGCTAATCATAAGATTAATATTTATATAGACTACCCATTGGGTATGAATACTTCTTATTTGAGGCTGAAAAACATAGAAATTATTTCTGGTCAAAGCGGAATAGTTTCGATACAAGCCCCTTCTTATATGTTAGTAAATAGGAAATATGAACCGATAAGGAAAGAAATACAAGAAATAAAAAATATTCTACCCAAAGGAACAGAAATCAGATATATATTAGATTATAGAAAATTTAATCACAATATATTGCATAAATTTTGTTCTATTTTAAAAGAAAATAATATTAATGTTATTTATCCATCTAACGGATTTTTTTTAGATAATATATATGATAATATTGTTGCCTCTAAATATCTTGAACAAAAAAGTGGAGTATCTTCTATTTTTAGCGGAAATATCTGGACAAAAGACCATATAGAACTTATTATAAAATCAAATCTATATGGTATTAGCCTAGAGCACATTCATTCATTAAATTTAGTAAAACAATACAATTTATCATGACACAAAAAAATAATCTTATCTTTGTTAGTATAGCATCGTACAGAGATCCAGAGCTATTACCGACATTAAGAGATATGTTTGCAAAGGCCAAACATCCAGATTTACTAAGAATCGGTATTTGTTGGCAAAAAACACCAGAAGAATCAATAGAAGAATTTTTATATAACGAAAATATTAAATTATATGAATGTGACTGGAGAAATAGTAAGGGCGCTTGTTGGGCAAGGCACGTTATTCAAAAACATTTGTATACTGATGAAGAATATTTTTTACAATTAGATTCGCACCATAGATTTATTGAGCACTGGGATGATCATCTAAGACAGCTTTATCTTTCCACGAATTCGCCTAAGCCAATCATAGGGGGTTATGGAACAACATACTGGCCAGATAAACAAAACGAACCACTTAAAAATGAGCCATATAGAATTACTTTATTTGACACATTCACTACAGATGGTGATGTTATATCTAGACCTCAACTAATAGCAAATCATGAATTTTTAAAATCTCAAAACATAAACCTAATTCCTGCTAGATTATTGTCTGGGCATTTTATTTTTACTTCAGGAAGATTTTGTAGAGAATGTATTTATGATCCTAATCTATATTTTCGTGGTGAAGAACTCACGTTGAGCGCCAGAGCATATACACATGGTTATGATATGTTTCATCCAACATACGCTATCATATGGCATGAATATCTAAGAAAAGAGCAACACAAACACTGGGACGATCATGTAAAAAACAATGGCTTTGATATAGAAGCAGAAGCTAGGAATATCAGATCAAAACAAAGACAAAGATGTCTATTTGGCATGGAAATATCTAACTTAGACTTTAGACACTATGGACTGGGAACACAAAGAACCCTACACGAATACGAACTTTATTGTGGCGTAGATTTTAAAAATCGTAAAGTACATAAATATGCTAGCAGAATAAATGATAGTACAGATACCCCCGAACCCTATATCATGTCAGAAGAAGAGTGGTCAAACGGGATGCTTAGTCAGCATGACATTAATATTAAGTGGGACTATAAAGATATTCCTGACGGCAAAGAATTTAATTTTTGGTTTTTTGGTTTTGAAGACAAAGATAATAAACTATTATGGCGTAAAGATTTTACTTTAGAAGACAATTATTATCTTGGATACTTCAAAAAAGAAAGAAATGAACACAGATCTATCTTTGGCTGTGAAGGAATAGTAGATCATTGCGTAATAATACCCCATATCAAAGACGAGGGATGGTCTGAAAAAATTATTATAAGAGTATAAATTATGTCTAAAAGTAGTAATAAAAAAATACCGAATAAAAAACCCAGCACAGTAGATAACAGTGAACCTATACAAATAGCAAGTAAGTCAACAAAAAACACAAAAATAAAAACCAAAAGTTCTCAACGTAGAGAATTTATACCAAGACTTTTATGCTTTTCTAATATAGACGCCAGTACTATTTCGCCATATTATTTTATACAAAATATATTGGGTCAAGAATATACTAGTGGTCATTATATATTTAATGTCTTTATTGATAATAAAGATATCGAATACAAATATAAACAAATTCTTAAAAAATTCGTTAGCCCATCGATAAAAATTAATTTTTATTTGAAAGAAATAACTAATATCAATGATCATCTAATTGGATTATCAAATACAGAATACCAGACATATAATACCTTTCTATATATAGATGGTGCGGGAATATATATGTCTAATTATATTAGTAGTATTATTAATAAATACGATAGTAAATATGATATTCTTAATATAAGATTTCAAAATTACTTATATAATAATCAAGCATATAATTATATTTTAAATAATAAAAGTATAGATATATTAATTAAAAATCAAACACAGACTACTCCAAATAGCTGGCTCACTCTTATAAAAAATCATAAACTAAAAACCCACGACATCTTTGATGCTGATAACAGTATTTTGTCTGGGATAAAACCAGAAGTTACATTTGTTGATACGTCGTCACAAAATGATGCATATCAATTAATGGAGAATGAATTTTTTACATTGTGTATGTTTGAGCATCACTTTTGGTCTTCATATATTTACTTAAATAAGAGAAATAACAGAATGTATAATATTTTTAATGATGATCACGGAGCATTTGAAATACAAGACAATACAATTAAAATCAAATGGGACTCGTGGGGAGATGAAATATTCTATAAAAAACAACTAAATAATAAAACCTATTATTATTCTATACGCTCTTAATTATGAAACACAAAAAAATTCTGTGTTTTACAAATTCTTATCACAGACCATATCAATTATATAATACAATTGCTGGTATATTAAATCAAACATATAAATATTTACATTACGTTGTTGGTATTAGTATTGACAATAAAGATGAAGAACAGCAATATTTAAATCTATTATCTGATTTTATAAATGACAAAAGACTCAAATTATTTTTTCACAAAAATCTTAGTCAGCACGATAATTATTTATTCCCTATTAAGCAGACAGACTACAGGAAATACGACCTATTTGCAAAAATAGATGACGACGATATATATAAAAAAACATACATTGAACATAATGTTAACGAATTAAAAAATATAGACGCAGACATAATCTCTAGTAATATTTGCTATCAAATTAATAATCATAAAATTTACCATGGTTTATTTGATAATGTTGGAGGGTATTGGCATGGAGACTTATCAAGTACTATAAAATTTGGCATGCCCTTCAGCTATATTTTTAATTTAAAGTGTTTAGATATTTTATTAAACACTACATCAGAAGAATTAAAAAATATTCATCCATTTGAAGACCCAGGATGGAGAACTAAATGGAGAGATAATAATATTAAATCATATGTAATTAATAATTTAGATTTAGCTATATATAATATACATGGAAAAAATATCTCCTCCAGTCCATGGCTCATACCAGATAATAGAACAATTTTTGATAATGATACTTTTACTGTATGTTATTTTAAACATCCTTATTGGGAATCCTACTCCGTCATGCAAAAAAAATACAATGCTATATATAATATATATAACAATGATCACGGGGTATATACAGTATCGAATGATATTGTTAGTATCAAATGGGATAAGTATACAGAAATAGAAAATTTTAAAAAACATGTTATTGATCAGCAGTCTTATATATATGAATATTTATAATGGTAGATTTAAATAAATATTTCGATAAAGTATGTTATATAAATTTAGAAGAAGATTCTAAAAAAAAACAATATTTTGAAACAGAAATTAAAAAATCTGTATTTCTGTCTGAACATTGTCATAGATATGATGCTGTAGTTGGTAAGTATATCGATATAAGATTGATACCAGACTATATCGTTACTACAAAAGCTAAAAACGATATTATAGAAAAAAAACAAAAAACCTATGGTATTTCTTTAACCTATGGGTCTCTTGCCTGCGCATTATCTCATCATTTGATTTATCAAGAATGTCAAAATAGTCATAAGCCGTTCTGTGTGTTTGAAGACGATATCATAATTGATGAAAATTTTGATCATAATCTTTCTTTACTTCTAAATACAGTTCAAAGTAAATCCTATAATTATGATATTATTTATTTAGGATATAATGAAATACCAGGATTTCAAAAAAAGATAATAGACGATGTCGTTTCTGAACCAAGAGGATTGATCACAGGACTATACGGATATATTGTGTCTAGTAATGGCGCTAAAAAATTACTCAATACTATATTCCCATTATATAAACAAATAGATAGTTGTATATCCGACCAAAGAGATAAGTTCGACCTACTCTGTGCAACAACAAAATTTGTACAGGTTCGTACCGACTTCGGATCTAAAACCCAATTAGATGCTAGTTGTAAAAACATACACTCTAAAATAGACCAATATTCTGAATGGCATAAACTTTTTCAGTAATTTGGTGTATATTTTAATGAATAATTATTCACCACTATCCTTAAAGGAGCTATAAATATGTCTTTATACTATCAAACTGGCTCTACTCCTAAAAATCTTGGCGGTGCTATTGTATTATATCACAATAACGATAGTAGATTTGATGGTGTAGATCCAATAAGTTCATATGAAGTTACCGGTTTTGGTTCAAGACCATACAACGGAAACGATGCAGAAAAATCTTTACTAGGATATATTTTTGCTAAGAATACAAATAGTTTGTTAGCCATGCGTAGTTCTGATCGGGTCGGTAATACCTATGTATTTCAGAATGCGTCGATATATCCAAGCACATTAAGATCAATTCATTATGTAGAAGCAGCCACAACTACAAAAACAGCTAGTGCTATTCGTGGAGGTAGGTTCAATGTGTATACTGGTAAATTTTCTGTTGGGTTTCCAAACTCATCAACTGATACTTTCGGCACAGACAATGCTGCTAGATCATCTTTTGCTATTCCTGGCTCATTAACATTCATGGTAAATGGTAAACAATTAACTACTCAAAACTATCCAGCAAAGGGCTGATTATGAAGTTTTTACATACAACAATTGTTGTAGATGACAGATGTTTAGATTTATTGTTAACAGAAGATGAGATCGCTCAAGCTTTTGAGCGGTCTCTTCGTTCTGATAATGCACAGTTACTAGATAAAGAGAAGTGCTGTAAATGCTGGTCAGTTAATAAGCCTCAAAAGTGCGGTTTCTGGAATAAAATCCTAGGCTATTGTCAAGACTGCGAGTAAATTATATGAGCGATCCATCAACAGTGGGTGGTTTTTTCGAAAACCTAACAGTCTCTATGGTAAGTGTGATTATAGCACTTGTCGGTTTTTGGACAACATTTGTGAAAAATCTTGTTACAAAAAAAGAGGTTGAAGATTTGATAAACAATCAAAGTCAATACGTTAAAGACCGTCAATATATTATGGAAAAGCTTAATGATACAAAAGAAACTAATACAACTATATTTAAAGCATTAGAAAAAAATACAGAAGTCATGAATGAACTTAAAATTCAAATAGCAACATTAGGCAAAACATTAGAAGCATTAGAAGACAGAATAGAGAGGTAATAAATGTCAAACGATATTCAAAAAGCAATTTCGGCAAACCCAATCAAAAACGGAACAACTTTAGTCTCATGCTCTCTTACTGGTGAGTACAGCACCCTAGAGACATATGTTAAGAACACACCAACGATATCTGATATAGAAAATAAATATGATAATAGATTCTATAATGGCATTTTTGTTCAATTAACTGGTAACCAGACAGTAATAGGTGGATAATGAGTATTTTAAGAATAAATGATTTTCCAGCAGCTAGTGGATTAACCACAGATGACGTATTTTTAATTATGGACGACCCAGCAGGCTCTGCTTCAACAAAAAAGGTTTCATTATCTACTCTTCAGTCTGGTTTAGTTCAAAGTAATATTGATTTAGTTAATAATTCTGTTCGTATAACAAATATGATTAGTATTTCTCAGAGTAATTACGATGCTCTTGCTACAAAGGATCCTAATACCTTATACATAATTAATGGCTAAGGACAAATTTGTATGCCAACAGTAAATAGTGATATATTTTTAAGTAACTCTAATATAACTTCTATTAAACTAACAGATACTAATGTTTCTAAAGTATTTTTAGGAACCAATATAGTGTTTGAAAGCACTGAAAACTGTCTTGACTCAACTGCTAGTGTTAAAATGACAGGATGGGTTTCTGGTGATAGGACTCTATCTCCTATAGGATATGCTCCTTATGGTCGTGAAACCTATACCTACGGAGACGAAGTTGTTCGTTATGAAACAGGCGTATGGCTCTATATAAATTTAGGCACAGTACTTGCTAGGGCATATAGTTATGCAGCCCGACCGTGGTTAGTAAATTGGCCAGCTCCATATGCTGCTGAACAGGTTTGTCCTCCGTGTGTTGACGGTTGCATGGACAATACGTCCACCAATTACAACCCAAGCGCAACATGCGACGACGGCTCGTGTATTCCGTGCGTTTATGGCTGCACTAATTCAGGCGCCGACAATTATAACCCATTAGCGACTTGTGATGATTCTTCGTGTACTGGCGATTCTGGTTTCAAGTGGATGAGAATGCTTAGTATAGATTCTACCACGGCATCTGGAATCGGGCAGAACAACATTACCATCGCAATTACCCAAAGTGGTGGAGGTATGTTCGAGCATAACGGTATGTACAACCCCAGTGTTTTTCCGGCAGAATACGGAGTACCAAGCATCGGTAAGCAAATTGGAAACACACAAGTCGGAGTATTTACGGCTACATTTAGTTCGCCGGTTACAGATGCCTTAGTCGCTTTTGCTAGTGTCGGTAATCCCGGCACAGCGGTTCCAGTACAGGTACTTGACGAAAACGGCAACCCAAAACCGTTTACGCCCATTTGGTCGTTAACCAGTGAATCATGGTCACAAACAACATATTTAAATCAAGTAAGTCCTACACAATACACGCAATTTACTGGCGCAGAAGGGTTCAATATTATTCGAATTGATGGCACAATGAGTAGCGTGACATTCAATTACGGAACTGCCGAATATTACTGTACAGTTTGCTTCGGATTTGTTGATCAAAATACCTAATTAATGTAAACGTCAAATCGGTGTATATATATTATATTCTCAATATCTATACATTAATTGGAGTTTAAAAAATGGTTAAACCTGGTTATAGAACTAGTGAATTCTGGTTTACTTTTGTAAGCTTTGTATTTAGTGGACTATATCTAGTTGGACTGTTAGATAGTAATCATCAAAAAGAAGATCTTATTCAAGAAACTACAAGAGGGCTAGAAGCCACCATTCTTATAGTTGGACAATTAACAGTACTATATAAATATGTTAAAGGTCGAACAGATTTAAAAAAGACTTGGTGGAGCACAGCAACACCAGAAGAAAGAAAAATAGCAAATAAAAAGAATAGTCAGCCAGTAAGGAAAAAGAGAAAGAAAAATGCAAACACAAAACCTATCAGTAAATAATATACAAAGTTTAGTAGAAAAAGCGAAAACCATATTAAAAACAGTTAAAGATGTAGCTATGCCACAAGCATGGAACGTACTACAGCTTGCAACAGTCGATATTATTCAAAGTATAGAAATCAATAGTCCAACTTTAAAAGGAGCAGATAAAAAAACTTTAGCTATGGCCATGATTAGTAATTTTTACGATCAGGTTTTTACAGTAGTGAATTTCCCATTTGTTCCTAAGCCTCTTCAGCCTATAATACAAAAGTACGTCAAACAAATTTTGATGCTTTTAGTTAGTTCGTCCATTGATGCTTTGGTAATCACATTCAGGAATACTGGCATTTTTATTGATCCATCCAGCGCGGTGACTCCAGATATAGATAAAACTCCAACAGTTTCAGATAAATAAGAGAGGTTACAATGAATTTTACAGAAAGTTTCGAACAATTTAGTAGTAAATTAACAACTATGGATTTGGCTTTGTACGCAGGCGTTGGTATGGTTTTGTGGGTTTTATTTAAGGATAAGTTAAGTCCAGTACAAGAGCTTATTCTTTCTTTATTTAAGAACGTTAAAAGTTCTTTAGAAACCAAACCCTCTACGTCGTTAGTTCCTGTTACTGTTCCAGTAATAACAGAAACAAAGAGTGTTGATGAACAGAAGGATACATTTTTTAAACTAATTGTTTCTTGGAAACAAACAAGAGACCTAGCTGTTCAAAGTGGTTGTCCAGAAGCCGTTAAGGTTGCTGATGAAATGTTTCCTTTTTTAAGTCCAAGCGTTTGTGAGAAAAAGGATGTTATATGAATATGAATCATAAAATTATTCTTATATTAGCCTTCATATTAATTATTATTGGTTTATTCAAACCTGATCTATCAAATCTAGGTTTTACCCCAAATAGACCGGTCTCTATCGATGTTCTCGAACTATCTGTTCCAACAGATGCAAATGTTAAAAAAGAAGCTGATGATGTTGTGAGATTACTGAAGGAAACAGGATCATCAGTTAAGGCAGATGCGAAGAGATTACGAGACTTATATCTTGATCTAGCTAAGTTGGTTGAGTTAGATGACGAAAATACTGTTATAACAAATACAGAAGAAATTCGTCAAGCAAATAGTTTAGCTGGAATTATGCTAAGACTGGATATTAAAGGCAAATATCCAAATTTATCCAAAGAGGCTAAAGAAGTAATAGTAACATCAATTGGTGATGATAAAATACTTTTATCTAAAGAATTAAGAGCTAAAGCTGTTGATGGATTTAATGCTTTGGCTTGGGCTTGTAATGAGGGTAGTAAATAATGCCAAGATATACTCCTAAAGAACTATATGATAATTATCGTCAAGGCTTTAGTGGATGCTTGTGGGAGCAGCACGTTTATGATTATTTGATGGAAACTTCCAAGTATCCATTATTTGGTGATGCTAGCAAAAGAATAAGCGGTAGTGGTAAAGGAAAACTTTCAACACCATATAAGAGTGTACTAAAGTTTGATAAAAATCCTTATAATGAAAGACAAACTACTGGAGATTGTGTGAGTCATGGAACACGTAATGCTTGTGATGTAAGCCGAGCTGTAGAAATAGATATTGGTAATGAGAGAGAGGATTGGGTAGCGAAAGGAGCAACAGAAGCTATTTATGGATATCGTGGGTTTAGTGGACAAGGAATGAGTTGTGCTAGAGCAGCAGAATTTGTAAGTAAAGTTGGCGGTATAGTAGTAAGAAAAGATTATCCTGGTGTTGCAGATTTTAGTAAGTATAATGGTAATCTTGGTGCTGGTTGGGGAGGTAGGGGATTACCAGATAAGGTTTTGGATCTAGCAAATGATCATCAAATTAAAACCGCTTCTTTAATTAGAACTATAGAAGAAGCTAGAGATGCTCTTGCTAATGGTTATGGTCTGGCAGTGTGTTCCAACTACGGATTTAGTTCCACTAGGGACAAGCATGGGTTCGCTAAACAATCTGGCAGCTGGGGCCATTGTATGGCTTGGATAGCCTGTGATGACACCGGTAGCGAGCCAGCATTTCTAGTTCAAAATAGCTGGGGCAAATGGAATGATGGTGGACATCCGGAGTGGGGTCCAATTCCAGAGGGTAGTTTTTTAATCCATGCAGATGTAGCAGAAGGGATGCTGTCTCAAAACGGCTCTTACGCTTTTAGCGGATTTGACGGATTTCCGCTACAAAAGCTTCCTTCCTATGGCTTTGAGGATTATTTATGAATTTAAGAGAAAGATTACAAATTCGTGCCATCATTAATTTAATTATTAGTGTAATAGAAAGATTGGTGAGCATATTTAATATGATAGAAAAAAGGGCTAGTCCCAAAATAGACGAACCAAGCAAGCCCAATAGGCCACGACCGCTTAAAAAAGTAGTTGACACTATCGGCAATATAGTGCCTCTACCGTGGAGAACAAATAAAAAATGAATAAACTATTTATAGCTATATTTTGTGTCGGAACTCTATTTGCTCAAAACTACTATTATGGCTCTACGCTTGCTCCAGTAACTTTAGCTGGAGCAATTATTAAGACTAAGCAGATACAAAATACTAATCAAAAATATAAGCGCAAAGACTGCCCAGTATGTAAGGGTAAGGGATGGTATATGAGTGGCGATAATATTAAGAAAATAGAATGTACTTACTGTGAGCCAGAGGTAAAATAATTATGACTAAAGATATTAGTGAAGATAAATTAAAAGCTATAGCTATTAAAATATTAGAGAAATCTAAAGTTCCTAAAGACGACCACTACGGCTTTGCAATAGTTACTATTTTAATGATTATTAGCGTAGTGCTTACTTGTATAAGAATTTTACAAGAATGTAATAAAACTCAATTGTCTACAACATCAACAAGTCGAGAAAAGTATTCGTTGTATGGTGAACAAATAAAGTTTTTTAGTGATCGTAAGGGATGGTTTACAAAAATGAGAATCAAAAAAGTTCTCAGAAGAGAAATGAGCAGAGAAGATTATGAAAAATATTCTTTATCAATATTGAGTGCTTTATTAGACACAGGAGAAGTTCTCACGGATGATGAGATCATTACTTTAGTGGAGGCAGCCAATGTTTAGTATTTTAATATGGTGTGTATATGGTATTTTTGTTGGAAGCATAGCTAAAAGCATAATCCCTGGGGAAGAACGTTTGGGATTTTTCCAAACAATTGCTCTAGGCGTTGCTGGCTCATATGTTGGCGGCGCGGTACTATATCTATTAGGGAGCTATGAGTCCGTGTCACCGGTCGGTATTGTTATGGGTGTTGTTGGAGCTTGTGTAGCATTAGTCGTTTACAATAAATTAAACGAAACAAAATAAATATAAGTATCATTTATTCGTGAATTATCTGTCGTGCGTTTCTTCGATATTCGATCAAGAGTTCTATAATAATTATTATGGATGTCAATCCACAGTAGATAATTTTATTAAAGACTATATCGATCAAGGAAGATATATTCATAGATGTATACTAGATGATCAATTCAACTATGCTTTATTTGCTAGTAAATTAAACTGGTATAATAATCATGTTTCTAATAGTTGTGATGCCCTAATGTATTATTTAATCGATAAGCCTAGATATTCTTCGTGGTTTGGGTTGAAACACCCCCAAAAAACACATTCCTCACACAGTACAACAGCCATTTATTATGCTCACATTAATTCGGAATTAACATTGGATGTGGCACAGAAGTCGATACAAAATATACTTCCGTGCGTACAAGAACCTAAAATTATCGTTTCTGGTAAACCTCGATATATTACATATATTAAGTCCTTATTTGGTTCTAATACAGTTATTGAATTGAGTCAACTATCAGACTGGTCAATTATTAAAGATCATATTAAAAATTTTTCTAAGTGCCTATATACTAATAATAAACTATACCTATATAAAAATATTGATTATTTAATCAATAATTATACTAATAATTCTATTATTTCTTTAATAGATAAGTACAATACAATATATTATAGCACAGATTTGTCTAGACACAGTATTATTCCTAAACCATTTTATACCCTTAATAGCAATTTTTTTGTTTTTGATCAAACAATTTATAGTGGGATAGTTGATATTTTACAAAATTTGACAGAAAGTTTAACCAATGACTTCAAATTAAACTATCACCTAACAGAGTATTATCTTAAAAAAAAATTACCAATAGAATTCTTTTATCAACAAGAATTAGAAAAAGAAGCATTCTGGCATAATTTATTAGGATTAGATTTATTAAACCATCAAGCATTAATTACTAAACATAATATACCAGCTATTAATATACAAGTAATTAATAATTATTGTAAACTATATAATAAAAATAAAATATTAGATAATATAGATCAATTATTATTAAAAAATAATATTCCAGACCTAAAGCACCTAAGAGTAGCTTGTCATATACACATAGGAAAATCAGCACAGGCCTATATATCTGATGTAAAAACAACAATAGATAGACTAAAAAAAAATAATTTTGATATAGATTTTTATCTTACTTCTAATGAAATTATACCAGATATAAATACCATTATAGTTCCAAATAAAGGAGCAGATGTCGGTCCATTCTTATATATATTAAATGCTTATATACTTAATAATAAATATAAATATGATTATATTTTAAAACTTCACACTAAAACACACCATGGTTTCAGGAAATTAGTATATGATACATTGGTTGCTAACCTATCTCAAAATCTGGATATTTTAGAAAACCATCAAGAAAGCTGTATTATTGGAGTGGGTTCTCACGAAATGAATATTGAAAAAAATGATATTAATATTAATCTTATTAATCAGTTTTGTTCTAAATATAAAATAAATACCAACAATAATAGTTTTTATACCGGAACTATGTTTATTGCTAAGACATCAATGTTTAAAGAATTTTCGGTTAAATATAAAATAGATTATATGTCAGAGTATTATGGACTAGAGGATGGATATGAACAAAATCATTCGGCAACACAAACCCATACTTGGGAGAGAATACTTTCGGGAATTATACCTAGTTCTATAGGTAAAACAAAATTATCTCTATAGAACGTTAAAATAGAGTTAAAAATAAATACGATTATTTATCTCATTTATGGTGTAAATACTTACTATCGTGTTCGTGCGAACTATCATATAATATGGATTCCTGGGTCATATCTGTCCGGATTGTAGCTATTTGGTAGGATAGGATAATTTAATAGGGATTAATTACGACACTATTTAATTATGGATAAAAATTCTAAAATTTATGTATCTGGCCACAAAGGACTTGTTGGAAGTTCTATTGTTAGGCTATTAATAGCTAACGGCTATAATAATATTATTACCAAGAGCAGATCCGAATTGGATCTCACAGATAATCAGGCTGTTGAACTTTTTTTCGATAATTATAAACCAGAGTATGTTCTCATGGCAGCTGCCAAAGTAGGAGGAATACAATATAATAAAAACTATCCTGCTGATTTTATTAGGGATAATTTATCAATTCAAAATAATGTTATTGATACATCTTATAGACATGGTGTTAAAAAATTATGTTTCCTAGGATCAGCATGTATATATCCAAAATTAGCAAATGTTCCAATATCTGAATCTAGTCTACTAACAGGACCACTAGAGGAGACAAATGAGGCTTACTCGATAGCAAAAATTAGCGGGTACTTTATGTGTAAGAAATATACTGAACAGTATAATTTTAATACAATATCTCTTATGCCAGCAAATCTATATGGGATAAATGATAATTTTAGACCACAAGAGTCTCATGTTATCCCAGCGCTAATAAAAAAATTTGTTGATGCTAAAAAGTTGAACCTACCATATGTGAAAAACTTTGGAGATGGTAGTTGTACCAGAGAATTTTTACATGTGGATGATTTAGCTGATGCTATATTATTTTTAATGTCAAATTATAATGATCCCTCTATTATTAATATTGGAACTGGTACTGAAGTTTCTATTAAAGAGGTATGCGATATCATTAAAAATATTATTGGATATAATGGAGACATAGTGTGGGATACAACTTATCCTAATGGTACCCCAAGAAGATTCTTAAACATATCTAAAATTACAGACCTTGGATGGAAGCCTAAAATAAGTCTGACAGATGGACTTAAATCAACTATTGAATGGTATTTAAACAATCAACATAATATATCGGTTAGATCATAGGAATTATTTTTATGAAAAAAGCCTTAATATTGGGAGCAAATGGACAAGATGCGTCTTATCTAGCAGAGCTTCTTTTAGAAAAAGAATATGAAATACATGGAACAATAAGAAGAAATTCGGTACCGATATCCCAAACCACCAGAATTAATGAAATATATTCTAATGGTCTTATAAAATTAACATATGCGGACCTTTTGGATCCATCATCTATAGATAATGTTATTAACAAAGTTAGGCCAGATGAAATATATCATCTAGCAGCACAAAGTCATGTTAGAATATCGTTTGATATGCCTAAATATACTATGGACGTTAATTGTGGCGGAACTCTTAATATCTTAGAGTCTATGAGAAAATACTCTCCGGAAGCCCGACTCTATAATGCTGGCTCATCTGAGATGTATGGTAATTCTATAGATAATGATGGATATCAAAGAGAAACAACTAAAATGCAACCAGTGAGCCCCTATGGTTGTTCAAAATTGTTTGCACATAATATATGTCATAATTATAGAAATGCATATAATTTATTTATTAGTTCTGGTATTTTATTCAATCATGAGTCTCCTAGGAGAGGTACAAATTTTGTTACAAATAAAGTTGTGACCGAGGCAGTTAAAATTAAAAAGGGAAAAGGTCAAAAATTATGCTTAGGTAATATGGAAGCAAAAAGAGACTGGGGACATGCCAAAGATTACGTTTTAGCTATGTGGCTTATGCTGCAACAGAATCAACCTAAGGACTATGTTATAGCTACGGGACGCACTTGCAGTGTCAGGTATTTAGTAGAATATGTATTTGACGCCTTAGATTTAAATATAGACAAGCACCTAATTTTTTCGCAAATTTATGAAAGACCAGAAGAATTAAATGTATTGCGTGGAGATGCCTCTTTAGCAAAAACAGAGCTTAGATGGAAACCTAAACATACATTGGAATCTATATTAGATGAAATGATATCCTATTCTATGAATAATAATTAAAATGACTGTCCTGCCAAAATACTCGATATCTGATTTGCCAAAAGATTTTGATTGGGTGTATTATCTTAATATACATCCGGACCTAGGAAAAGCTGGTATTAAATCAGAAAAAGAAGCAAAAGTCCACTATATTATGCATGGCAAGGGGGAGAAGAGAGTTTATAAGGAGCCTCCCAATGAGCATATTATATCTTCTCAGATTATATCTAATAATAAATTAAATGCTAAAGACAATAATACTAATATTAACATTGTTTTATTTGTTCAATGGTATTTAGACGATGAGACAGAAGTTAACAGATTAAAATGTTTAGAAAAAAATATACAAAACAAATCTATACATCATATTCATATTTTTAGCGATACGCATAATCTGACAAAAATACTTCCTATTATAAGTGATCAGTATAATATATCCATATCTTTCATTGACGATAGACTATCATACAAAACATGGATGTCTTATGCTAATAAACATTATAGCAATGATATTAAGGTATTGATTAATTCAGATATTTATCTTGACTCTACCGTACAAATTCTTAAACAAAAGAACTACGATAGGCACACTGTCTATGCTATAACGAGAAAAGACTTGTCAGAAAATGGAGTCATACAAGAAAGTAAAGATTTTTATGACCCAAGCGCTCCACCAACTAATCCAACATATTCTCATGATTGTTGGATATATAAAGATAATATTAAATTATCAAATTTAGCATTATCTAAATTAGATTTAAAATTAGGTTATAATAATTGTGACAGACTATTTAAAAAATTTATAAAAGAAGAAAAAATTAATTTTTTTAATCTTTATCCTGATATTAATGCTATCCATATTGATTATAGGCCTATTAAAAATCATCAAGAATATAATTTAAATCATAATCCTATATCAACTCCTATCTATAATATAGATCACTATTTAGATAATAAAACATTAATTGACTATAAAAATAATTTAGACTGTATATGCTTACTATTAACTGGTAATGAGGTACACGACGGACAATACAGCGAATGGTTATTTAGTCTTAATGATAGTATTAGGAGACATAGTCCTAATATGCAAATATCTAAAAATTTAGACCTTGTTATTATAACAGATAAGAGATCTATCAATTTTATTGATACTAAATTAATAGCCGAACTATTTCATAATATTAAAATTATAGATATCGATATTCCAGCAGAATATAATTTTTATAATAAATTTTCTAAGGATTCTGTTTTGACATATGGCTATAGGTCAGGACCAAATTATACATTTTTTAGTACATTTCAGTATTTAGCTAAATATAATACTACTTTATTTTTAGAATGCGACTGTTATTTATCTGAGGATTGGTTAGAAAAAATTTACCAATATTCCAGATATACTGGTTCTTTTTGGATATCTGGTTCCACGTATGACGGATACAATATGGCCCAATACCACGATATTGCTAATCAGCACTTAAATGGCGGAATTTGTTTATATGCGACTGGTTGCGAGCAATTTATTAATTTTATGAAATTTTGCTTTAATCTATTGCCAGATTACGTAAAATATTATCTAAAAGGAATGCCATACGATTATTTGATATATAAAGTTATTGAAGACTATTTTAATTATGATGACAATCATAAAGAAATATGGCAGTTTATCAAAAGAAAATATATTGTGAATAATTTAATTTATAATTATAGTACCAATAGCGTCCATGATACGGGTATAGGCGTATCACACATAACAAAAAAATATAGTGCGGCAATTATACACAAAAAAAAACAGATCAATGGGGGTCTGAGTCATGAAAATTATTAGCCAAACAGAACATAATTTATTTCAATCACTATCTATTACTGAAATCCTTGACGACGAGCATTTTAGTTATGATGCTTTATCAGGGGACTGTATTCTTATAGATGGACTAATCATTACTACGGATATTGATCACATACCGATCAAATATCATAATAATCCAACTCTACTTATTACTATGGGTGTGGAGCCAGGCCGTTTAAGAGAGAATATAAAAGTTATCTATTATAGTCTATCAGATACTTTAGAAATATTTAAACAAAAACTAATAGATCAAATATGCTGGAATGTAAATATTTTTAGCTGGTTTGACGAAAAACAATACATAAAAGACAATCCTGAGGTAGTCAGTTACTATTTACCAGATGCTATTAATATGGGTTTTTCTGATCGCCAAAGAATCTATCATCATTTTTTATTATTCTATTATAGATTTTTAAGTGATGATCAAAAACTATGGCTACAACCAGTAGATATAGAATTCAATGAAGAAGACTATCTCAGTAAAAATCCAGAAGCAGAAAATTATTATTTACCATGGGCCGAGGAAAATGGTTACTCTAAAAGACAAAGACTTTTCCATCATTATTGTTTATACTACAAAAATAAACATAATTAAAATTTTTATATGAATAAACTAAAATTAGAAAATAAGCTAAAAAGCCTTGGATTTGAACAAAAAAACAATAGTTTTTTAAATAAAAACATTAATATTGTGATTTACTCAGAGTATGTATTAGTAATAGATGGCGAGAATACTTTTGCGCAGATATGGGTTGAAGAAAATTATGAACACCAAGTCTTAGATAGAATAGCTTGGTTAACAGATATAGATAATGATTTTGATGAAATAAAATATTTAGAACAATTTCCTGCAATTATAGACTATTACCAGCCGTGGGCAAATGAAAATGGGATATCAGAAAAACAAAGGCTGTTTCATCACTGTTTTATATATCAGATTCCAAGAAATGAAATAGTAAACATTGAAGTAGATGAAGACTTTGAAGAAAAATTTTATGAAGAAGAGTATCCTGATTCAAAATCTCATTGTTCCTTTTGGACTGATTTGGATAATAAAAAAAAACTTTTTCATCATTACATAACATTTGGTAGATTAAATAAATATAAAAAATCACCCAAAAACAAATACTCTATACCTCAAAATAATAAAAAAAGCATATACATAAAAGTACAGAATGGATTAGCCAATAGACTAAGGACTATCAACTCCTTCTATAGCTTATCAATGTCTTGCGGTAAAAATTTGTTTGTATGTTGGGAATCTGGCCCCGGATGGTCCGACGACAAGTTTACAGATCTATTTATTAATCAAGAAATCAATCTTATATCTGAAGAAGAATATTCTATTAAAGCCAGCAAGATATTCAATCTAGAATCAAGCGTTAAAAAATCAGATGATAGTCTATCTTACGTATTCAGCGATCCTGTAAAAGATATTTTTTACAAGATTATGTCCGAAGATTTCTGTTATAGTGGAGATTCTTGTCTAGAATATATGATGCCTCAGTTTTTTAAAGAACAAAACTATTTTTATACCTATCTACGTCCTGTTCAGTTGATACAAGATAAAATAGACAAAGTGTGTAATCTAATTAATAATGATACTATTGGAGTACATATAAGACGAGGCGATGCATTAAACAGTAGGGGTAAAAATCAATTCAAAGTATCTGATGATCAAAGTTTTTTTGATTTATTAGATCAAGAGATATATAAAAATCCCAACATAAATTTTTTCCTATCAACAGACAGCAAAGAAACAAATACTATTTATTTAAATAAATACAAGGATAGAATCCTTTATAATACAGAAAAATTCTTTTTTAATAGCGTTTGTGAATCACTGCCAAAATATCATCAAGATGATGCTGTGATAGATTTATTTTTACTATCTAAAACATCTAAAATAATAGGATCAAATTGGAGTAGCTTTAGTGCTTTGTCATCAAAAATATCTCATAAACCTTTGGTAATTGCCGGGCGCCAAAAAATAAGTGAGGAATTAAGCAAAAAAATAGATAATAAAATCGAAACCAATATTTCTGATAACAATAGTCTTTTTGAAGTTAAATCTATTCCTTGGCAGTATCCGGCGTTAACAGAAAAACAATCTTTTTATAATCATAGTAATATAGATAATGATTCTGTAGATAATTTATATATTGCTTGTCCATGGGCGAATATAATAGACACTTTACAAAATCAATTCCCTGAGTGTTATAATTATGATGATTTTTTACAAGAACCTAATTGTCAAAATTATTTAGACAATACATTTGATATGATGCAAATTCCTACTAGTAAAAATACTCACACGGTCTGTCAACATATAAATTGGCATAAATTATTAGGTTTTTGGAAGAAGATTGGGATTAAAAATATTCATGTATCGCACTTAACCGCAAAATCATATCAACTTTCTTTAGATGGCATCAATTTATTCCCATGGCATATATATGCTGCTAATGTAGAGAATAGCAATAGGCACAAGGGTATTAAAATTAAAAGCCATCACGATAAACAATATCTATGCTCTTTTATAGGGGCACATAATATATGGTATCTATCTGACATAAGAGACCGATTATACCAGCTATTAAAGGATAATAATAAAGTTTATTTTAAACTAAAAGATTCGTGGTTTTTTAACAATGTAGTATACAAAAAACAAATAAAAAAACAAAAGCTATCAGAGTATGAGGTTAGTCTAGAAGAGGTTGAGACCTTTGAATACAACACTGTATTATCTGATTCTGTGTTTAGTTTGTGTCCAGAAGGAACCGGACCGAATACTATTAGACTGTGGGAAAGCATGAGTATTGGATCTATCCCAGTACTTTTTGAAAATGATTGGGTTAGACCGATAATACCTGACATAGAATGGGAAGATATCTCTGTCACAATTAAAAATGATGAATTGAGAAACCTTGTGGAAATATTAGAATCTATTCCAAAAGACAAGATAGAAGACATGAGCATTAATTGCATTAATGCTTACAACAAAATTAGAGTTAAAACATGTTTTTAAATATAGAAAGAACATAGAATAAAATGAGTGAAATTTCTGTAATAGAAAAAGTAAAACCTCTTGCTGATGTTTATTTTTTTGGAGAGTGCTTTTTCCAAAATATACAAAAAATAAAAAACTCAAATCTCTCCGAATTATTTACATTAAATAATATGTCATGCGGCAATGGATCTTGTTTTGATTTTCTATGTTACTTAAGATCTAAGCCTAAACTGAATAGGGGCGTATTTTTACTCGGCGGAACTTCGCATGACAGAAATGGATGGGGAAATGGAGAGACTCTAAATGAAATTAAAAATTGGTTTGGTACTTACCTTTATGATTCAATTTTAGTTTTATGTTTGACTGGTCCGCGTAATCCCAGACCAGAACATCTCATATATAATTACGAAGTATACAATGAAGAGAAAATTAAAGCATCTAATAATAAAAACATTTTTTATCTTGATTTAAGATTTGATACTCTAGACCCCCGTATCACTAAAGACGATGGTGTTCATTTAACTAATGAAGGCAGAGTTGTGCTCGAATCCAAAATAGCAGAATACTTACTTAATAATCGTTTTTTTAGTGAAAAACTTTGTATAGACGTAAAAAAAACAATCAAACAAATAGAAATTAAAGAAGATTATAAAAGAATTTATATAATTCATGGGCACAATAATAGTTATTTTTCTGTGTTCAACAATGAAGTATGTGTTAAAAAATATGCAATATTAGGTTGCTCTAAACTTAAAGAACAAGGTTATAATCCATACCAAGATAGAATGATTATAGACAAAATTGCCAATCCTAAATTGGGAAATATACAATTTTCTGATCCTTTATATGTTGATAGTATAATAATAGAAGTTTAAATTAATGAAAAAATATAACTGTCTGATAATGAATAATGAAATATGGTTACTAGAAGCCCGTATCAAATATGATTTGCAATGGTTTGATTCTATCATCATAGCAGAAGCGGACTCTACACATAGCGGAATTAAAAAACCATTTTTTTATGAAAAATACAGTTATCTATTTGAAGAATATAAAGATAGAATTATTTATGTAAAAATCAATAATTTACCCAAACCATACAAGGGGAATTTCATAGGCTTTAATGATTTCCCATCAACAGAAAATAGATGGATTGTTGATTTTGAACACAGAAATAGGCTGCAAGAAGCCTTATTGAATATTGCACAACCCGACGACATCATTTGCATCCAAGACTTAGATGAAATTCAAAATATACAATTTCTTGATCAAATCAACGATTTTAATAAGATACAATTTTTGTCATATATCAACTTTAAAGGCAGCGTAAATAAACCGCCAACAAAAGAAATATGGAAAAAAGGATATATTACAAATTACTCCAATATTAAAAAAATCAATATAAACGACTATAGAAAGATTCATCTAGGTCGTATTCCCTATAAACTAGATCATATAGCTCCAAGTAATTTTAGATTTAACGACGAAGAAAAAAAATCAGTGTATAACAGTTACACAGCACCCATACAAGACATTTCTGTGCAACAATCCGATCATGGGTGGCATCTTTCATCCATAACAAACAAAATAGATGGAAATATGAAGTGGCAATGTTTTTCTCATCAAGAATTTGCTAATAAATTTAAACATAAAAGTATAAGCATAGAGCAAACAACAGACGATATCATAACTCAATATTTGGACAAGCAATGCTCATCTAGCCCACATCCACTTGCTCCAAAATTCATCGAAAAATCTCGATTCGCATCTTTGTTTTTCTGTGAAAAAAGTGACTTATGATTTATGTCAAATACCGTGGCAAGCTAGGAAATATATTGTTTCAACATGCTTTTTGTAAGTTGTTGTCCAAGCTTGCAAACTCACAAGTATCAGCACTAAAAGATAACTTTGTTGTTGCTAAAGAAAGAGTAAAAGATATTATAGTTGGATTTGATGATATAAAAGTAGTAGATCATGTGAAAGAAAATACAGATAATTTTTTAATCGATAGTAAAAATTGTTATGATTTAAATTTTCAAGAAGTGATTAAAATCGCCAAGCATAAAAATATTATACTAGATGGATTTCCTCATAATTGGGATTACTTTAAAGAAAACTCAGATTGGATAAAAGAGGAAATAAAAGTCAAAGATGGAGATTTTTTTGAAACTAATGATTTGGTTGTTGGCATAAGAATAGGAGATTACTTAGATGAAAAACATATTAAAAGATTTTTTTATCCATTAGAATCGGTAGCTAATCTTCTAAAAACAATTCATTTTAATCAATTAACAATAGTAACAGACAGCCCAAAGCATCAGTTTGTCCAGGAGCTTAAAAACAAGTATCAAAGCAATGTAATATCTAAAAATATATTATATGATTTTACAACAACTATGAAAGGGAGCAGATTAGTTATAACTCCATCAACTTTTTTTTGGTGGGCTTCTTTTTTAGGTTCTGCGGAAGAAATATACTTTCCTTATAATATGGGATCTTGGAGATATGAAAAAAAAATATATCCAATTCAAGATAGAATTAAATTTTTTAATAGCAAAGGCAGATCATTAAATGAATAAAATTTTTGTCATAGGCTTCCCCAAAAGTGGAACATCATCGATACAGGCATCATTAACTAATGCTGGTATTTCTTCAATACATTGGGGGAAGGATAGAATATCTGTTGGACAATGTATTAAAGAATCAAAAGAAAAAAATGAACTACTATTATCTAAACTAGATTTATACCAAGGTTTCACTCAAATGGAGGTTTGTATAGATGAAAATAGATGTTATTGGCCTCAATTAGTAGATGTACCTTTATTAGATCAACAATATCCTAATAGTAAATTCATTTTTAATGATAGGAATATTGATAATTGGTTAAGATCATTATCTAGGTGGAATATAAATACTGGGCCAATTAGACAAGAAGGTGAATCTCTCATTGAAAGAATCATAAAACTAGATATTCCCGGTTTGCCCAAAAACAAAGGCAAAACAGATGATGAGCTTAAAAACTGGTATCTGCAACATAAAAACAATATGATAGATTTCTTTAAAAATAAAGATAACTTTGTAATATTTAATATAGAATCAGACAGTGGGGACAAACTAGCAGAGTTTCTTGAAATGCGAAATTTTTCTTGGTGTCATACGAATAAATCTTGGCCTAAAAATAGAGAAGTTGGAAAATGACTAAAGGATTAATTTATATTACTTTTGGAAAGAAAGCAATAGAAATGGCTAAAATATCTTTCAAAAGCTTTAAACAACATAATCCGCAAATACCAGTAACAATTTTTACAAATGCGCCAGACATGGCTAAAGATTTTGATCATATACATGAATATTCAAATGAAGAGTTATTAGATATAGATTATTATTTTAAAGAAACAAATAAATTTTCATCATTAAAGATTAGATTTTTAAAGATGTCTCCTTATAGCCAGACTTTGTACTTAGACTCAGACACTTTTGTAAAAGGAAATCTAGATGAAATTTTTGATTTATTAGATAGTCATGAACTTATTACAACACTAAATGCTGAATGGAAATGGTTCGATGATGCTCGTCTTACTAGGGATAATAGGAACAACAACAAACAAGGGTTGGTAGAATTAACATCGTCTAATGAAAATAACGTTAATTGTGGAGTAATAGCCTATAAGAATACAAATATTACTAAAAAATTTATTGATATATGGTGGTCTAACTTTCAGGAAAAAAATAATTTAGGTAGCGAGCAGTCTATTATGCAGCGTCTACTTAAAAAAGAAATTTGTAAAACACTAAATATTAATCGAGCTATTATAGATAATAAAATATATAATTGCGTAGGATCTATGTGGCCAAGAATTCATTCGTTAGGATTGTGGGATAATTGTAAAATATTACACTCTCAAAGGATATTTTTAAATCAACACCTGAGCATAAACGATCTCTATAAATTAGACTATTTACAAAAATTTAAATAATGAAAGAATATCATATGAAAATTTAAATCAACAATGCTTGCAGAACCTGTTGTCACTATTATAAAAAAGAAGTTTTAAAGATATCAAAAATACAATACTAATAGGTAATTATGTCAATATCAGAACTTAGAAAAGTAGAATATTACCGTATCAAAAAAGATAATTCTTGGGACATAGAAGTGGCACTAATACCTTTTGAGATTCCGTGCGAAAATTCTGTGGACTATATCTGGTATACGTTATCTGACTTAAATCTCACAAAAGATATCCATACTATTGTTATCTCTACATTCTCAGAAGAAAGAGTGATCAAAGAGATATGAAAATCCAAATAAATAATGCCGAAATATTAGACTTGACCATACAAGACATGTATAATTGTTGGCTTATTGATAATAAAAGTTTTCATCATTGGTTAACTAGAAAGTCTAATATCAAAATACCTCCAGAAGCAGATACTGGGACTTGGTTTTTTGTGGAACAAGAGGAAGAAAGATCGTACCAAGTAAACTTAAAAGAGTATGTAGAATGGTGGAATCCTCTTGTTGCTTATGTAAAAGCCATGCCGGTTAATAACTATGAGATAATTGATGATTACACTACATACGTAAAATTTGAGATATATAATAATAACTATCCAGATGAATATTGGGAAAAATGAAATTTAAAATAATACTGAAAACAAAAAATGAAGACGATTTAATAGACATATGGATAAGATACTACTCCAAAATGGTTGGCAAAGAAAATCTAGTCATATTCGATAACAACAGTACTAGTCAAAAAGTTCTGGATGTTTATAGGGAACATGGCATAGAAACCTTGCAAATTAAATCTCCGAATAGTATACATCAATACCAAAACAATAAATTTTTTTACGATGAGTTATTTGCTGGTTGTGATTGGTTTTCCGTCTTGGATACCGATGAGTTCTTATGTGTCTATAAGAACGGAGTCTTTTCTGCGGAAGGCGTCATAGAATTATTAGAAAGTTCCGACAAACAAGTATTAGGATCTATATGGCTAGATCATATGCATGTTGGAGATAGTAAGGAATATTTTAAAATAAATCAAGTTCCTTATATATGTTCTCCAAAGCATAACAAAAACCATGGCAAGTCTATATATAAAACTTCATACTCTGATATTCGCAACTATGGACACAATGCTTGCTGCAAAGATACCTTTGTAGATTCTGGACTTTTTCTATTGCACGTTGACCGAATAGACCCAAAAATAAGAATCAAAAACTGTTTGGACATGGCAATGGCAAATACTATAGAGAAACACCCAGAAATACACAAAGAATTAAACCTTATTCGTAATGGAACATACAATGAAGAATTTTTGACCAAACAATTCAAAGACAATTCGATAACTGGACTTCATAAAATAAGAGAAATTCAACAATACTACTCTGACAAGTACTCATACATTAAAAAATATTATGGAAGCGAGCGAGAGTATATCAGAACTAATCTAATTGATAGTTATGTTTATGGAACTAAATATAGTCAAGAAATAGTGTCCAATAATACTGATTTTTTAGGACTTGAAAACTAAAAGGAAAACAATGGGTCATATATTAAACTTAAAATCAAACTATAATTTAGCTATTTATATTGACAAAGAATTTATTTTCGACGGACCAGATCCTCAAAGACCTTGGTTTTCTTCTACCTCAATAGATGTTAAACTGGTTGATGAAGAAAATAAAGAAATTACTTTGGGCCAACAACAAAAAGATGAGATAATAGTTGTACTTTCAAAAATAGGAAGCATAAATGGAAGTTTAAATATGAATTCAATTGATGTTTTCTATCGAAATAATGATGTCAATCCAAATTTTGATGAAAATTTTTATCAAGAACGATACCCTGAGACAATAGACTTCTATCAGCCATATTGTAAAGATAAAAACATAGATGATAAACACAGGCTTTATTATCATTGGACCTTACACGCAGACAAGACAGACGTAGAAAGTATAGAATACTTTTATGCAACTCACACTTTGATCAAAGACTTTGATGTTGATTTTTATTCCCACAACTACCAAGACACTAAAAATTTCTATCAACCATATTGCGAAGAACAACTGATAGAAAATAAATACAGACTATACTTTCACTGGTTTTTATCAAGCAAACACAAGCGATTCAGATCACATAAACACATGGAAAAGAACCTTTTGTTATTTCAAAAAAACCATGATATTTTTGTTGACAACCCAACTTGCATTATCGTACACGCTTATTTTTTTGATGTGTGGGAGCAAGACATGGCGCCCGCAATACAAAAAATAACAATACCCTATGACCTATACGTCAGTTTACCCGAAGGCGATAACTTTACGCAGAAAAAAGATGCCATACTATCCATTTTTTCAAAAGCCATTGTGGTCGCAGTGCCAAATGAAGGAGCCGATGTCGGTCCATTTTTTGAAGTACTGAGGCTAATTTTCAATTCAAATAAACATTATGATTATTTGCTCAAACTTCATTCAAAAAAATCTACGCACTTGACCAAAGAATTTTCTATGATTTTTAGGCGTCATTTTTATCGTAATTTGTGCTATAATTTAGACTACTGTATAGACACTATGAATAAAAACTTGGACATAGGCATGGTCGGACCCCCAGACAGCATCTTGGAACTTACCGAGGATGAAGATAAAGATAATATATCATTGTTCAATCAACTAATTGAAGAATTCGGCATCAAAGATAGATCCATTAGTTTCATAGCCGGAACTATGTTCGTATGCAGATTTGAATTACTTACCAAGTACTTCAACAAAGACAAGACTTATGATTTTGAATATGGACACAAAACATTCGGAACCTTAGCCCATGGCTTTGAAAGATTGTTCGGCAATATTGTCCGTAATGAAAATCAGAAAATACACTTGCTAGGAGAAAAAATATGATAAACATTCCAGTTTCTATAGGAGAGTTGATCGATAAGATTAGCATCTTAAAAATCAAGTCAATTAAGATAAAAGATCAAGATAAACTTAAAAATATACATAATGAGTTGGGCTTATTGCTTTCTATAGTTTCAGACCTTAAAATAAATCAAAAAAAAATGTACAATGAGTACATATACATGATGTATGAAGTAAACAACTGTTTGTGGAATATAGAAAACGAAATTAGAGAACTTGAAGCAAAAAAGCAGTTTGATGATTTGTTCATAGAAACTGCTCGCAAGGTGTATGAATTCAATGATAAAAGATCAAAAATAAAAAAAGAAATCAATATTGCCTATGGGTCTGATATAGTTGAAGAAAAGTCTTATACTAATTATGCTTATTAAACATAAATAAGGTCTGAAAAAATGCAATACACACACTTAGTTTTAAATCATTTACCAAAATGTGCCGGAAGCAGTTTAAGGCATTCTTTTTATGAAGCTTGCAAAAACAATCCATATTTCTCTAAACATAATATTTATATATCTATGTTAACACACGGCAATATAAGTCTACATAGAAATAAAGATTGCATACCGGCAATACACGAACAAACTAAGATGTTCATAGATCATAGTACTACAAACTTTATTGAAGATAAATTTTCATTAAACTATGAAAAAACATATAGAATATTTATAATGCGAAATCCTATAAAAAGATTTATAAGTCACAGTCTGTTTTTTGAAAAAAAACATCCTAATGATTTGACTAAAGAAGAGTTGGATCGTTTTGTTTTAAAATTTGGATTTGTCGGAATAGAGATGCTAACAGATTATTTGCATAAAAAAGAAACTATAGAAAAAAAATTAGAAATTGCAAAAAAAGAAGTCAAAAAGTATAACTTTATTTTTTTTCAAGAAACTTTTGAAGAATGTATTAATAATTTTAATGAATTAAATCCATTTTCTTTGAAACTATCAAATATTAAAAACAATTTATCAAATAATGATGATGTTAAAATAAAAAAAAATATTGAAAAATATTTAGAAAATAATCTTAAGTTTGAAATAGAACTTTATGAATCTTCTATCTGTAAAAAACTATGATTTGTAAAAACAAAATGATTAAACAATTATGGAAATATTACAAAAAACTATACGAATCTTGCGATTCAAATTTAAATTTTTTGGAAACAATTAATAAATTTCCTGATCGTGTTTTAGAAATGGATGAGAGTCTAATAAAACGAGGATTAAACAATAAAGATTTATTGATTAAAGAACATCAATCTGGTAAAGAAGAATTGTATACTTTGTTTTTAAAAAATGAACTGAGAACAATCAGGCTTGGAAATATAGAATCTAGGTTTTTAATCAAACAAGCGTTCGATAAAGACACGATAGGAGATTTTGAAAAACTCAAAGATAAAAATGATGATTTCAGAATGAGGAATAATGCAGGTCTTTATTACAATGAAGTCTACGATAGTCAAAATGTTCATAAATGGTGGTGCGATAATACACTTGATTTTATACAAAATCCCAATACGACTTTAACATCTTGTTTCTTATTCCTTTATAGTGATTTATACTTATTTTCATTGCTAGATATAAAAAGGAGTATTATAAATTTTAGTTTTTTAGTGGATTTAATAACTCTATTTGAATCTAAGAAAGTTCTTGTTGTTTCCAATGGAGCCGAGTCAATGAAAAAATCTTTTGACATGGGGCTTCAAAGAGCCTACAAACAAAAGATACCCAAATTTAAATTGTATTGTCTAGAGAGTCCTCAAACTACAATAGGAATGCCATATCCTCAAAAAAATAGCATTGAAACAACAAGACTCATTTTAGATGAAATTGATCAAAAATATGGAGATTTTGACGTTGCTTTGTTAGCTTGTGGTTGTTATGGACCACCAATAAGCAATTCACTAGCTAAAAAATATCCCAATAAAAATATCATCTACATGGGAAGTATGTTATACACAATGTTTGCGCTTTATTCTCACGGTATTCAGAAACCCGTATTTAATACCAAATTGTTCAACACAGATGGTTTCATGAAAATTCCCAAAAAATGCCCAGAAGTGTGTAAAAAGATTGACAACGGAAAATATTGGTCTTAAATCGTATTTTTTATCATTTCTGCTGCATACTTTTCATAAGATAAAAGATTGTTTATTATCATATTGGTTCTGTTCTCTGTAGATGTGCCTAGTCCTTCTAAAATTGGGTTATAGAAAACAGGATTTGAAAACTGTAGATTTAGTATGTTCCTATGATATATTCTCAAGTTTTCAAATACAGGAATCCAATTAAACTGAAATCCTGATCGTATGAATTTGTCAATTGAATCAACTAATTCCTTAGGATTAATGTTGATGCATTCAAAATCCCGTCTAATATCATAATTGTAGCAAGGACTCAAATTCAAATGATAATCACCACCGCCACTACCGTGATTTAAATTGTACCAACACCCACTGTTATGATATCTGTGTATTTTTGTCATAGGATTGATTGGTCCGTATATTATGTAACTTGGAACATTCAACAATTGAGCCACATGAGAAGGGCCAGAGTCAACACCTACAAATAAAAATGCGTCGTTAATTAATCCAAACATTTCTTCAATAGAACCATTTCTGTGATCATATAAAATATTGCTATCTTTTAGAGACTGAACTGCATTTTCATACTCAACACAATTCAACTTTTTAAAGGTTTGTCCTATCAATACAATCTTGTACCCAACAGAAAAATACTTAATTAAATCAATGAGCTTCAATGGATCTGGCATTCTACCCTCAAAACCAGATCTTTGAGAGTCCAAATGCAATACGACATATTTTTCTTTTGCAAATTTTTTGCTTACAAAGTCCTTGATATTTTTTTCATCAGTGTCTAAACTAATTACATTTAGCTTAGATGCAATCATATCCATTGTATGCATGGGATACGAATAATTTAATTGTCCAATGCTATAGATCGAATCATATTGGTCTACTTCATAATCTTTTACAATATTAGCGTTTGAAAAAAAGTTGTACAAAAAATGCATTTTTTTTGGAATTGCTATATCAATATTATTTGACTCATGTTGTTTTATGCAACACGCTACTGGGTAAAAACAATCAACTATATCTCCAAGTCCATCGCAAATAATATTTATAAGCACTTTATTGCTAAATTTTTTTTGATTCGAAGATAAATGCTTTTTCCACCTACAAAGAAATCTTGATCTGTTTAGTTCTATTATTGAAGATCTTACCTCACTAGGGATTTTTTTTGCACTCGCGCTTCTTCTATGAACATTGTTTATTTGTATGTTTTCAATGTCAAATCCGATTTGTTTTGCTCTAAGACATAAATCTACATCTTCAAAATAAAAATACTTAAATATCTTATCGAAGCCTTTTAGTTTTTCAAATACACTTGATCTTACTAAAAGTATGGATCCTTCGCTATAGTCTGGCTCTTTTTTGTAGCTTTTTCCAATATCATTTCCACAACCAAAATCATTTACATATTGAGGAGATTCCGACGAGCCTATTATTGCGAGGTTGGGGTTTGATTCAAATAGATCCAGAGACTCGCTGATCCATTCAAACTCTTCTATTTCAATATCGTCGTTTAAACACAAGAAGAAATCGCTCTCTTGCGATGAAAAATTAGCATTGTGTCCTTCTCCGTACCCCATATTATGGTTGTCGTAAAGATACACGTTTAAAGACGCAGATTTAATCTTATCACAAACAGATCTAATTTTTTCGTGATTATAATCAAGGCTATTGTTTCTGATGTGTAAATTTACGTAACTAAAACCAATATCAAATAAATATGAGCATATTTTACTACAAGTATTTTCAATAAATTTCACAGAATCAGCCTCGGGATAAAAAAGCAAAACTGATATTGATATTTTGTAGTCTTTAGTAATTTTGTATGGATTGTCTTTAAACCTACTTATTTTTTTCAAAACGGGCTTTTTAAAATTCCTATTTTCTTTTCTGCCGATGTGCAAGAAATGCTCTGACGCCTTTTGTTCTGTGATTACTCCTGCGTCAATTAAATCTTGATTTAAACTCAAGTAATCTTCCCATTCGAAGTCTTCTGGTAATTTTTCTTTATTTGTATCGTAATAATCTTTTCCGTAGTTTAAGTAGTGATGATAATATCTCTTCTTTTTGGGAATAGTATCTCCATAGTATCCAACAACAGATGGGACTATTTTTTCATACAGTTCTTCGTCAAAATCATCATCTATAACTAAATCATCAAAATTAATCATATTTATCCTTGACTTTCGGACTAGATATTTATCCTTGACTTTCGGACTAGTTGTTCATATTATAATGTAAAATCAGCAAAAAGCAAGGCATGATCATATGATAAGTCTAGACTGCGGTTGGTATCACCTAGAATATTTGGGAAGTGAAAGGAGACCATTTGTATGGTCTTGTAACTCTAGCGATATCTCATTAGAACAAAATAATTTCAAGTTCATAAAATTGTCCATTTGGAACAATAGCTATCAAAATAAAAATTTGTTGATCTCAATCAGAAAAAATAATCACTTTGAATTATTTCAAAAAATAGAACTATTGGCAAAATCTACAAACGAACCCATCGTACCAGTTCACCTTATAAACAAAATACGACTTACGGTAGAAGACTCCACAACAAAAGAAGACACAAGAAGACTAGGTTTTATGTTAATGTCTATAGATGTTGTGGACGAAAATAAATTAACAATAGAAAACATACCAATAGAAAACACGCTTATTGACATAAGAAAAAAACTGCTTGAAAACCAAGACGCATATAAAAATCATAAAGGCTCAATCGTTCTTGTTAACCATGTTTCCAATCCCTATGGAGCAACACACTATCTCTTGAATTTGTTCAAGTTGCTAAAAAACAAAGGCATTAAAGTCTGCTTGTTGGACGAGATAGTAAATGAGAAACTTTACTCAAAATATCAAATAGACACAAAAGATGTCATTTCATATGAGCAAGACCTAACGCTCCTCTGTTATATCTACGAAAAAATCAAACCTAAGATTTTCTACTTGAACTCGATCAGAGACATATTCGTCGATTTCATCAAACTAAAAAATCCTAATGTAGTAACACACAGTCATGAAATAGCAGACGTATATGGACGATATGACTTATTGCCAACCTATGTTGTATCAAAAAGAATACAGAAAGAATTTGAAGACAAATACAACCACAAGCCAGAAATTCAGCCCCCAATATTCTTAAAAGAAGCCCTTGAATTAATAGATGAGGAATTTAGCAAAGAATTGCCAAAAGTTTCAAATCATAATGGAGACATAGATCTCTCAAAGATAACCATAGGAATGTGCGGACAAACAGAACCCAGAAAGAACCCAAGCCTCTTCGCAGAAATATCGAAGTTGTACCCGGAATACAACTTTTTATGGGTTGGAGGCGAAGAAGGTTACTTTGCTAAAATAGACAATCTTTACCATGTCCCGGTGGTTCAGTTGCCATATGTTTATTACAAACTAATGGACTACTTCGTGCTTTTTTCCAAAGAAGATCCTTGTCCATATGTGGTACTTGAAAATTTATACGTAAACAATAAAGTAATTACATTCAAAGACAACATATATACAGACCATAAGTCTGAGCACACTCAAGACATATATTTTGAATTTGATGGCGAAGTGTCAATTAAAAATTTGTGCAAGGTAATAAATGGGAGAGTTATCGAAAAAACTAATAGAATTGGAAATGGGAAAAAATATATCATGGATAATTTTACAAAAATTAATCTGTGCTCAGCCATTCAAGAAAGTAATTCTAAAGAGGATATAGACTATTTTATAGTATGTCACGATCAAGATATCATAATAGATGCTTTGCAAAAAAATAAATTCTCTGGACTCCCAAATTACAAGTTTATGTTTGTAGGACATAAACCGACTAATTTAATTGAAAATACAGAAAATGTCATTATTTGCAACAAGCTAGAGTTCAACATAGAACAATATCCGAAATTGTGCAGCTTCACAGCATGGTATGCCGTGTCTAAAAATGGTCTTTCTAAGAAAAAATATTGCTGTTTATTGGAATATGATGTTGAACTATCTCAAGATTTTCATGAAAAAAACTTAGAAGCTATTTCAAAAGCGGGTGTGTGTTCTTATTTTATAGAACTTATAGATAATCCAGTATTCTCTGATGCAACACCTTGGCTTAATGTTTTTTTTAAAAAATACAATATCAATACACCTAAAATATACAAAGAAAAATTTTGGCACTGTACTACTAATTTTATAGTAAGAAACGATATTCTTGAAAATTTTAATAATTGGTTTTATGAAATAGCATCAATGTTTAAAGATTGCGATCTTGGAGCATATATGCATGAAAGAATGATAAATATTTATTGTATACTAAACGAAATCAATATAGAATATATCAAAAATAAATTAAAGCACTTTCAAATGTGCTCTCATCAAAAAGAAGACCTATTTATGATTGCTAAAAAATCTAATTTAGATCTCAATGTTGTTCTGAAATCGTACGAAGATAATATATCGAAGCATTAGAGATCTTCTCTTGACACCATAGAAGGCATGAGATACAATACAGTATCAAATCCCATACAAAAACGTAAATAGTTGCTATGCGACCATCCTGGAATCATTATTTTTTAGGACTAGCCAAGGTTGTTTCTCAACGTAGTCATGACATACACACCCAACACGGCTGTATCATAACAGATCAACAAAATCGTATACTTGGAGTTGGATACAATGGTTTCCCCAGAGGTATGGACGACAATCTATTGCCGATAACAAGACCAGAAAAATATCATTGGATGATACACGCAGAACGCAATGCGCTGGCTAATTGTACAATTCGTCCAGATCATGGTATTGCCTATGTAACAGGACAAAGTTGTAATGACTGCATCATGTCGTTATGGCAAGAGGGGGTTCATAAGGTTGTAATGTCAAACAGCCACGGAACAGTTCTTTTTGATCAAGAAGCCAAGCGCAGATTTGATACTTTTGTAGAACAAACAGGTATTGAGATAGTTAGAATAGATTCAGATATGTCTTGGATAAAAAATATTGTTGATGGTGTATAGTAAGTCATAAAATATAAATCATAATCTTTTACATAGAGTTTTAAATTGACACATATAACTTTTTCTAATACAAAAGTTTTATCATTCGGAAAAAAGTCAATATAATCTAAGGAGCCCAAATGTCAGCACTTCAAGAATTGCAGAATTATACTTTTGTTAGTAAATATGCCCGTTGGTTAGAAGATCAAAACAGAAGGGAAACGTGGAAAGAAGCTGTTGACAGAGTTAGAAATATGATGCATACAACGTATGCTGACAAAAATATTACGGCTGATATTGATTGGGCTTATGATATAATGTACAAAAAAAAGGTGCTTGGCAGTCAAAGAGCTTTACAGTTTGGTGGAGAGCCTATTCTAAAAAGACATGCCAAAATTTATAATTGTACCAGCTCTTATTGTGACAGATTAAGGTTCTTCCAAGAGTGTTTTTGGCTACTGTTGTGTGGCAGTGGCACGGGCTTTAGTGTACAAAAGCACCATGTTGCAAAACTTCCAAGTCTAGAACATAATCTAACATCGGAAAATGGAACAAAATATTTTGTAGAAGATAGTATTGAGGGCTGGGCTGATGCTCTTGGAGTATTATTAAGCTCATATTCTAGTAAACCAATAGAAGAATTTAAAGAATATAAGAATGCCCATATTATATTCGATTATTCTAATATACGCAAAAAAGGCTCTTCTTTAAGTTCTGGTGTTGGTAAAGCTCCTGGTTTTGAACCACTACAAAATGGTTTGGAAAAAATTCGAGCACTACTAGATAGATGTATAGCTAAAGGTCAGAAAAAATTAAGACCAATTGACGCATATGATATTATTATGCACAGCAGTGATGCCGTATTGTCTGGCGGCGTTCGCAGAAGCGCATCGCTGGCACTTTTTAGTGCTGATGACGATGAGATGGCAAAAGCTAAGACCGGTAATTGGTATATGGATAACCCACAAAGAGCAAGAAGCAATAATTCGGCATTATTGCTAAAAGACGATACTTCATTAGAGCAATTCGAAAAACTAATGGCTAGCGTGAAAGAATTTGGTGAGCCAGGATTTATTTGGAGTGATTCCACAGAAATGACTTTCAATCCGTGTGTAGAAGTGGGTATGTGGCCTGTGGATGAAGAATCTGGTAAGTCTGGTTGGCAAGGATGTAATTTATCAACAATCAATTGCTCTTCTGTAGCAGATGAGGCGGATTTTTATGAAAGATGCAAGGCTGCTGCTATTATAGGTACCTTACAGGCTGGTTTTACTAAACTAGATTATCTCGGTAAAATTAGTTGTAAAATCTTTGAAAGAGAGGCTCTTTTAGGAGTGTCTCTAACAGGTATTATGGAAAAACACGATATTATTCTAACAGAGAAAATACTAAAGCAAGGTGCCCAAATAGCCGTGGAGACTAACAAGCAAATTGCCAAAAAAATTGGTATCAATCAAGCCGCCAGAGTAACTTGTTTAAAACCAGAAGGTACTAGTAGTAGTATGTTAGGTACAAGCTCTGGCATACATCCGCACCACGCTAAACGCTATATAAGGCACGTACAGGCGAATGTTTTAGAGGCACCATACCAACACTTCAAAAAAGTAAACCCGCAGGCGTGTGAGAAATCCTCATGGTCTGCCAACAATACTGATGAGGTTATTAAATTCCCCATAGAGGTACCAGATGGCGCTAAACTAAAGAATCAATTACCAGCAGTAGAAATGTTGTCGATAGTAAAAGAAACACAAAAGAATTGGGTATATTCTGGTAAAAATAGGTCATTGTGTACACAAGCTTATTTGAGCCATAATGTGAGCAATACTGTTACGGTTAAACCAGACGAATGGGACTCTGTAACAAAATATATCTATGACAATAGAAAGTTTTTTGCCGGTATTAGCCTAATCCCACAAAGTGGAGATAAAGATTATCCTCAAGCCCCCTTCACTACTGTTTATACAAGTAGGGAGGTGGTGAAGGAATACGGAGATGCTGCTTTATGGTGTTCTGGTTTAATAGAGTTAGGATTAAATGCCTTTAATAATAATTTATGGGCAGCTTGTGACTATGTTAATCTTAATCAAGCAAAAGATGCTGATGGAGAAGATAAACTTAGATTCATAACTAAAATGAAGAATTTTGCTGGTAAATATTTTGAGGGAGATGTTAAAAGACTGACATACTGTATGAAAGATGTCTATAATTGGAAGTTATATTGTGATTTATATGAAAGTTTCTCGAAAGTAGATTATACACAACTATTTGAGGACGAGGACAATACCATAGGAATAGAAGAAATTAGTTGTGCCGGTGGCGCGTGTCTGATTTAACTCTATTCCGAAAGGTAATAACTTGAGAAAAAAAACAACAAAGAAAAACCAGAAAAAAGCTCTAGATCTAACCAATAATTTAGTGCCAGAAGATCATGTTATTTTTAGTTTTAAGAATAGACTAAAGCCGAAAACACATAACCAAGCAGAATATATAAGAACGGTTGCAGAAAATACTATTACGTTTTGTCATGGTGTTGCCGGTAGTGGTAAAACGCACATTGCAATAGGTATGGCCTTAGAAGCTTTGTTGAATCAAAAAATTGAAAGAATTATAATCACAAGACCAGTATTAGAAGCTGGAGAAAAGCTTGGCTATTTACCAGGAACAGCAGAAGAAAAATTACATCCATATTTATTACCTATTTTAGATGAAATTAATTATTTTATAACATCACCATTATATAATAAACTTAAACTTCTAAATAGAATAGAAATAGTTCCGCTAGGACTTATGAGAGGAAGAAGTTTCCACAAGTGTTTTATTGTTGCTGATGAGTGTCAAAATGCCTCCTACGACCAGTTAAAAATGTTATTAACCAGAATAGGGATGGATAGTAAAATGGTATTAACGGGAGATGTCGCACAATCTGATTTACAAAGATCATATCGTGGTGGTTTTGCTACTATGGCACAACTTCTTAGCGAAGTAAACGGCATTGGGGTTAGTAGATTAGAATATGTTGATATTGTTAGAAATCCTATTATAGCACATATTATATCCAAACTTGATGGTCATGAGCAAAATTCATAAAGCATGTTTACTGCTGAATGTAGACTATACTCCTGTGGCTATAATAGATTGGAAAAAATCTATTTGTTGGTATATTAAAATACAAGAACAAACATACCCTAATGTTGATATTTTAGCATATCATGATGAATATATTATTGGGTTAAATAATCAATACAGACTTCCATCTGTTATTAAGTCTAATACATATATTCAAACGTATAGAAAATATGTAAAATTCTCTAGAAAAAATCTATTTTTAAGAGATAACCATACTTGTCAATATTGTGGTAAACAATATCATCATCTTAAATTAACATATGATCATGTTATACCAAAATCTAAATGGAGAAATAACACATCCCCAACCTGTTGGCAAAATATAGTTACTGCGTGTTGTAAGTGTAATCGTAAGAAAGCTAATAAAACACCAGAAGAAGCTGGTATGGCTCTATTAAATAAACCCAAAGTACCCACTTATAATCATAAATACTTGCCATGGTTCCACGCCCTGTCTAATATAGAATATACTTCAGAGTGGGAAAATTTCATTAAAACGGAAGAGACGAATGAAAATCAATATCAAAGATTTTGACATACAACACAAAGAAGATGAGCTTGTAACTAATAGATATTATACTCTTATGGATCAACAGGATTTCTTAGACAAGGACAATAATCCATGCAGGAATGAACAGTCAGATATTGTCTATGCAAAAGCAATTCTTAATAAAAAACCTAAACATATTGCTGATAATAAAGTATATTATGCTTATTATGTTATGTTAAATCCAAAGAACGAACTATATAACCCCGTACAGATACACTCAACTATTAAAGAGAAATCTAAATTTGTAGATAAGGTTTGTAAAACTGAGTGGTTTTTTAAAGAAGTAGATAAGTCAGTTTTTGATACATATGTAGATTTTTTAAGAACTAAAAACTTAAGACTATTACAAAAGGCTAATAGGAGCTTGAAGTAAGGTGCCAACCTATTCTTATAAGTGCGAAAAGTGTTCGCATGGCTTTGAATTGTTTTTCTCTATTAGTAATTATACTGATGGTCCTCAAAAATGCCCTGTATGCAAAGCAAAGTCTAATAGAGATTATAATGAAGACATATCCACACTCTCAGCATCGGTTAAAAAATCAGACAGTGAACTAAAAACGATAGGAGATTTAGCCAATCGTAATAGAGACAGAATGACTGAAGATCAAAAAACAACATTATACGAAAAGCATAATGACTATAAGGAAGTTACATCTGATAAGCCTCTACCTAGTGGCATGTCTAGAATGAAAAAACCAAACAAGCCCAAATGGCCGACCTGAATTTATCAAAAAGTATTTTTTATACTAGTTACTTATCAAAACATAATTTAGATGGAAATAATTGTGCTGTTGTTAATAAATGGTCGTCAGAAATATATGCTAAAAAAATCTCCGAAAACAATGTAATAATTTATCAGATATTATCTGTGAATAATAAAATTTTCAATCCATTTAGTATCTATGGAAGAAATAAATCAAAGAGTTTATTTGATAATAAAGAAGAAAAATTTATCAAAGTATCCGAAAGAGTATTTGAAATGTATATTAGGTTTCTTAATTCGCAAAACATGTCCCTGTTACACAATGTTCAAAGAGAGGTTTCTTTATGAAGAAAAATAAATCACAAGAGTATGCTATACTATGGCTTCATTCACAAAACAAAAAAAGTGGAGATATAGCGGATGAGCTTAATATCGGTATAGAGAAGGTAGAAGCTGTAATAAGAGTAAATTCCGAACCTAAGGCATCCACGAATGAGGGATCGGCAACAAAAAAGACAAGCAAGTCCAAGTCGTTAATGATCACGCAAACTTCAGCCAAACAAAGCAAAAGTGTTGCTATAATGACTTCTGAGGCTTCAATGCTAAATGACGAACTGAAAAAGAAATTTCCCGGAAAAACTAACGACACACAAAACTTTATTTTTAGACCAAATGACTGAACATAATTCATATCCATCCAAATACTCGAATGGGAAAAATGTATCTGCGGCACAATTTATTACAGAAATTATCTGTGAGAATAAAGCCATAAGAGAGAAAAAAGACTTACATTATAAGTTTTGGACAAATAAGGAGTGGGCACAATTTTATAGGAGTCAGATTGCAACAGCGCATAAGTTATTGCAAAAGTATGTGCCGAATGCAATTATTAAAGCATTAAAGAATACAAAAGCTCGTAATATTTATTCTTTGCGCGCCCCACACCTTATTCCTATCATAGACCAAGAGCAGGCTTTAATCGACAGTCAGCCTCAAGTTTCTAAGAATTATGACGAGAGCAGACAAGTACAAAATACTCAATTCCGTAAAACTACCCAACCTAAAAATATTATTTCCAAATTAAGAGAGATAGATAATGGCACTTAAAGAAGATGTTAAGAAAAATTTTGGTTCTGAAGTTATGCAAAGCGCTACCGCTCTAATCGATAGAGAGTCAGTAATTATTCCTCTTTGTCCATCATTAGATATGATTCTTTCTGGAGGTGTTCCAGAAGGTAGTTTCGTGGTATTGACAGGTCAACCGAAGTGTGGTAAAACCACAACATCTTTGGACTTTGCAGCCACGGCACAAAAGGAAATGTATAAAGGTACACTTAAAAAGCCAAGACATGTGTATTACCTTAATATAGAAGGTAGATTGAAAAAAAGAGATTTAGAAGGTATTAATGGATTAGATCTTGATAGATTTGATATTATTGGATCACAAGAAGGTAAAATTTTAAATGCAGAAGAATATCTGCAAATAGCTGAACGTATTATTAACGAGGAACCTGGATGTTTACTCATTATAGACTCGTACTCTGCGCTATGTACAGAAGCGGAGATAACTTCTGATATGAACAAGATGCAAAGAGCTGACGGAGCTAAGCTATTAGCCAAATTTTGTAGAAAAGTTGCTAATGTTATTCCTGTTAATCGTAATATCGTAATAGGTATTACGCATCTTATGGGTAATCCAACAGGCTATGGAGCAGAATTTAAGGAGAAGAGCGGTCAGGCTATTGCATATCAAACAGATATCAAATTACGAGCCAAGACTTTTAAGCCGTGGACTTTGGGAGCAGATAATACGCAGATAGGTCAAGAAGTAGAGTGGCAAGTTATATGTTCTGCTCTTGGACCACCAGGAGGAGTAGCAACATCTTATATCAGATATGGTTCTGGTATAGATAAGGTTACGGAAATTATGATGTTAGCTATTGATATAGGTATTATTAATAAGGGTGGTGCGTGGTATAGTTTTGATGTTGACGGAGAAACACAAAAGTTTCAAGGTACAGAAAAATTAAGACAGTTCTTAGTTGACCATCCCGAAAGCTATAATAAGATATTAGAAGAAACCAAGGCCACTATGGGTATTAAATGAATACTATTGGATTAGATGGTTCTTCGCACAAGTTAACATTTTCTGGACTAACGTCTAAAAGTAGTATGAATAATAAATCTAGTTTTCATTTAGAAGCTAGACATATTTTGAAGGGATTATATCCGACACTACAAATTATTGAAGAAGTACCTATTTATATTAGAAAATCAGAAATTTTATACATTGATTTTTTTATACCTCTAATTAAAAAATGTATAGAGGTTCATGGAGAACAACATTACGGATTTGTTGCATTTTATCATAGATCAAAACTTGATTTTTTAAAACAAAAAAAGAGAGATAAAGACAAACAAGAGTGGTGTGATACCAATAATTTAACTTATGTAGAATTACCTTACAACAAACAATCTGAATGGATAGAGATTATAAATAATGCATAAAACGAGCAAGGAAGAACTTGAACACTGGGATAAAATTTTAGACGAGTATGAATCTTCATTGGGTATACCTAAGGTTATGGCCAACGTAGAATCTTCGGATGAGCTTAATCAATATTTATCAATGGATAGAAATACTATTGAAAAATTAACCCCAGAAGATTGTTTTCAAATAGCATATCGTCTTGGTCAGATGGCTTTCCATATACAAAGAAATTTAAATCGTGAAATCGCAAGACACAATTGGGCTGAAGATACTGTGAAAATTGTGATTGCTGACGATATTAATAACTATAAAGGCTATGGATATATGGAAAAGTTATATCAGGCTATTAAGAATAATGAAAAAGCTAACAATTTACACAAGATACAAAAATATGCTAAACAAAGAATGGATAGATTGTCTTATTTAGCTAATAGTTTAAAGAATTTATCAGATATATTAATTGCTATTCAAAGAAACAAGGTGAGAAATGTCAACTGATAATATTAATGATTTATTAAAAAATCCTGATCAGATTAAACAAATGATAGGACTATTGTCGGCTCTATTAGAGACAGCAAATACAAATGCGTCTTCTATTGGGACTGATATAGAAACTGAAGCAAAACCAAAACCACTACAAAGTAAAGAATTTAATACTAAGGAAACCAAAAAGAAAAAAACAACAAGAGAAAACAAGTTTCTTTCTATGCCAGAAGCTGCTATGTATAAAGAAGATCCAGAACTGGCACAAAAACTATATAAGCAGCCTCCCGTTGCTCGTAGTAGAAAGCCACAAATGGTGAGTGTTACATGTAGAGTTTGTGGAAAACAAGAGAAAGTACAATCCTCTTTATTGTATGGTGGTATAGATAGATTTAAGTGTAATAAGTGTTCGACAACGCCGGGCTAATTAATAAAATATAAAGGATTTATGAAAACTACAGAATATTTGGCAGACCCTTCGGCTGAGCGTGCGGTTTTATCTGGTTTATGTAAATATGGTGAAAATTCTTATTTAGATATTTCTGATCTTTTATCCAGCAAATCTTTCACCATAGACAGTAACGCTCTAATATATAGTTGCATACAGCACATATATAATAATGACAATAATGCAGTTATTGATTTGGCATATATATACTCTGTAGCTCAAGATCTGGGTTGCAAAGATGCTTTATCGTCAAAAGATGAAGCCATGCATATCAAGGCTATATTAGATTTCCCTGTTGATCAAAGTAATATCAGAAAATTTGCCACTAAAATCAAGAAGCTTGAAGTAGCTAGGAATATTAGTGAACAACTTGGAATAGCACAAAAAGAGCTGAGTGACATAACAGGATCAGAGTCTATTGCGGAAATACTAAATATAGCAGAGAGTAAGGTTTTCGATTTGGGTCTATTGCTAGGAGACGGTAAATCTGAGCCAGAAGCTATCGGAAAGAATATAGATGAGTATATTCAAAATCTAGAAGATAATCCTGTTGATCAAGTAGGTTTGTCTACTGGATTCCCTATATATGACCAAGCAATAGGTGGAGGGTTAAGGAAAAGCACAGTAAATGTTATTGCGGCCAGACCCAAAACTGGCAAAACATTATTAGCAGATAATATGGGATATTATTTAGCCAATAGCAATATTCCTGTATTAAATATGGACACGGAAATGACAACTGAAGATCATATTAATCGTATTATTGGTATGATGACAGAGGTGGATTTGAGAACCATAGAAACAGGTAAATTCAAAGACTCTGCGGACTTAAAAAGCAAAGTATATGATGCTAAGTCCAGATTAAAAAATATGAAGCTTTATTACAAGTCAATAGCTGGTAAGCCATTTGATGAACAATTGGCTATTATGAGAAGATGGATTATCAAAGAGGTTGGCTTAAATGATGACGGAACAGCAAAAGATTGTGTAATATTTTACGATTATTTAAAGCTAATGGATTCTATAGGTATGTCTCAAGATCTAAAAGAATATCAAGTATTAGGCTTTATGATGACATCATTACATAATTTTGCGACCAAGTATAAAATACCGATAGTGGCCTTTGTTCAGTTAAATCGTGATGGTATAACTAAAGAAAGTACAGACACAGCAAGCGGATCAGACAGAATCATCTGGTTGTGTAGTAACTTTTCTATTTTTAAACGCAAGTCTGATGAAGAAATTGCCGAAGATGGACCTGCGGCAGGAAATAGGAAGCTGATACCTCTTGTTAGTAGACATGGTGGCGGACTCGATGATAACGACTATATAAACTGTCACATGAAGGGTTGGTGTGCACAAATTACAGAGGGGCAAACCAAACTAGAACTAACAAATAATTCTCCAAAAAATAGAAACACATTCCAAATTACTACAGATATAACAGATGAGCAAAACGAAGAAGAAATCCCGTTCGTTTAGTCAGGCCAAGATTAAGGCTGTATGCGACGAATTGTGTGACAATATAGACTTGTTATGTGAAACATTTCAACTAAATTGTAAACACACAAATAAAATGATAACAATGGCATGTCCAATTCATGGTGGAGATAATGAATCGGCACTTAACTTATATTACGTTGGAGACTCCTATCGAGGTAATTGGGTGTGTAGAACACACCACTGCGAAAGAATTTTCCAACCATCAATTATAGGGTTTCTAAGAGGCGTACTGTCTGTTAAAAATAGTAACTGGAACAAAGATGGAGATGAAACGTATAGTTTTGATGATACTATGACAATGGCATTAAAAATTTTACAAAAAGATCTTAGGGATATTAAAACTAATAATGTTAATCTAGAGAAAAAAACATTTATTAAGAATATACAAAGTATATCCCCTGTTATTAATAATCTTGATAAATTACCCAGTAGAACAATGGTGAGAAAAGCATTAGATATACCAGCAAATTATTATTTACAAAGAGGATACTCTACAAATATTCTAGATAAATACGATATTGGCTTGTGTGATAATCCAAATAAAGAAATGTTTGATAGAATCGTAGTACCAGTATATGACCAACAACATAGTCGTATGGTAGGTTGTAGTGGAAGAAGCATTCATGAAAAATGCCAAAAATGCTCTTATTATCATAATCCTAAAACAGATTGCGTAGGCCATGAGTATGGATGGAAGTACTCTAAATGGAAACATAATAAAGACTTTAAGTCTAAAGATCACCTTTACAACCTATGGTTCTCTAAAGAATATATACTTAAGACCGGCATAGCTGTGATAGTTGAAAGTCCGGGTAATGTATGGAGATTAGAAGAAGCAGGAATCAAGAACTCGGTAGCCATATTTGGAACATCTCTAAGCGATAGACAAAAAATGCTACTAGATTGTTCTGGGGCTATGTCTCTATTGGTACTATTAGACAGCGACGAAGCTGGACAGGTTGGAACAAAACAAATATACGATAAGTGCTATAGAACATATAATGTTAAAACACTATCAATCGTTACTAACGATATAGCCGATATGGATGTAGATACTGTTAAACGAACTATTATACCAGAAATGGAAAAGATACATGTCTAATTTTATTTTAGCTTTTGCGGGAAGAAAGCAGTCGGGTAAGACAACATGCGCTCAATTTGCAGGAGAAATATTTGCAGCGCATACTATGAAAAAATATGATGTGTATAACTTTGCGGACCCATTAAAACAAGACATCTGTATAAATATACTTGGATTAACATATGATCAATGTTATGGTAGTGATGATCAAAAAAATGAACTAGTAGACTGTTACTGGGAGAACAAACAACTATCCGCAAGGGAAGTTATGCAAATGGTGGGAACGGATATGTTTAGAAAACTACAAACAAATGTTTGGTCAGAAGCTACCATTAGGAGAATTAAAAAAGATAATCCTAGACTAGGCATAATAGCCGATTGCAGATTTCCAAATGAGGTCGAGGCCATTAAGAGCGCTGGTGGACTAGTTATTAAGCTTACTAGAAATCCATATAATTCTGATCATAGTAGCGAAATAGCGCTGGACGAAAATAATTATGATCATAGTAGATTCGATATGGTTATTGATAATAAACATATGACTATACAGCAACAAAATGCTATTTTATTAGATTTTCTTAAGCATAAAGGAATATTACAATTATAATTACATATTTTAGAAGCTCGTCATATAATACGCATTCTATGTGCGAGCAACAATATTTTATTGAATATGTTCTTGGTAGACGAGGACTATCAAATAAAAAAGCAGACAAAGGGACTATAGTTCATAAGGTACTAGAAATACTAGCCTTGATGAAAAAAGCACATCAAGATAAACTAGAAAGTATCAATGACGATATTGTAGGACTAATAGACTTTAAAAAACAAGATATGCATGATGATAAATTCATTTTATCGTTAGTAAATATTATTTATGAGTATTATACATCTCAGTGTCAGCATCACTCATGGTCAGAAAAAGACCGTAAAGATTGTATAGAATGGGTGAGCAAAACTCTTAGATCTCATAATCGCATGTTTGACCCAAGAGAGCGCAATATCTTTAGGGCTGAGCAACACTTTGATCTTGTAATAGATAAAGAGTGGGCTAAGTATGTATATGATATAGACGGAAAAAAGGTGAGTGGTAATTTAGCTATCAAAGGAACCATAGACTTAGTTACCAAAATAGATGATTCTACACTAGAGATAATTGACTGGAAAACTGGAAGAAGACTAAACTGGGCAACCGGCGAAGAAAAAACACAAGCAAAGCTGGAGGATGATCCACAGTTAAAGCTTTATCATTATGCTATTCATCGTTTATTTCCAGAATTTAAACATATTATTGTGACAATCAACTTCATTAATGATGGTGGTCCGTTCTCAATATGTTTTGATAATGAAGATAATGCTGCTAAGACCGAGTATATGCTTAGAGAAAAGTTTATTCATATACAGAAAACACAAAAGCCAAAACTTAAAAAATCTTGGATGTGTAGTAAGTTATGTCATTTTGGTAAAAATACATTCGTTAACGATAAGCACGTATCACCAATTGTGGAATATAGAGATAATCAGTTAACTCCAAAAAATGCAACAATGACACAGTGTGAACAAATTAAGCACGATTTGGAATTACATGGTATGAATGAGGCTGTTGACATCTATCAGCTCCCAGGATATAGTGTAGGTACCTACAAAGCACCCGGAGAAGTATAATGTATATTCCTTTGCATGTTCACACACACTATAGTTTATTAGACGGCCTATCTAAACCAGAACAAATAGCAAAGAGATGTCAAGCTATTGGTGTGACCAGCTGTGCCGTGACTGATCATGGCACAATATCTGGTAATGTTAATTTTTATAAGACTATGAAGAAAAATGGTATTAAGCCAATTATGGGCTGTGAATTATATATTTGTAATAATGATGCTACCATTAAAGATAAAACAAATAATGATCTATCTCATATGGTTGTGTTGTGCAAAAATTATAAGGGATGGCAAGACCTAATCAATTTGGTTTCTCTATCTAATAATGCTGAGCATTTCTATTATAAACCTAGACTAGATCTTGATCTTATAAAAAGAACGCTTAATGGTAATCAGAACCTTATTTGTATTACCGGACACCCAGGATCCACCTTGTGTGATACTATCTATAGTTTTGATAATTCAAGCCTATTAGATAATTGGGAAAATAAAGGCTTGGAACATATTCAAAAACTATATGATATTTTTGGCAAAAATAATGTATTTATAGAAATACAGCTAATGGATTCACAAAATACTCATCAGCAAACTATAGGAACAACATTAAGAAAATTATCGGTGTCACATAATCTTCCAAGAGTTGCAACAATTGACGCTCACTATTGCGAAGCATCTGATGCTGTTGATCAAAGAGTATTACTGTGTAGTTCTTTGAAAGTCACCTTGCCAGAAATATCTAATAAAATCATTAATAACGAAAAGGTTCCACTATCTAGCTTTTTTATATCTGATAAGTATTATATACTATCTCCAGATGAAATGCAGGAAATACACGATAAAGAAGAGTTAGATAATACCATTCTAATAAATAGTATGTGTGAGGAGTATGAAATACTTTCTTCTCCACAATTACCAAACTTTCATTGTCCAGACCAGCAAAAGCCTATCGATTACCTAAGACATTTATGTAGACAGGGCTGGTTAAGTAAAATACAAAATAAAATTCCAAAAGAAGAACAGGCCGTTTATGTAGATAGGGTAAAAAAAGAACTAGATATTCTTGAGGCCACTAATCTAGCAAGTTATTTTTTAATCATACGAGATATCGTTAGTTATGTAAAAAATAAGAATTGTTTACCTGGGCCAGGAAGAGGATCTGCTGCTGGATGTTTAGTCTCTTATCTTATTGGGATTACAGGAATAGATCCGATTAGGTATGATTTAATCTTTGAAAGATTCTATAATACAGGTAGGAATACAAGCACGAACATCTCCATGCCAGATATAGACGTTGACGTACCTATTGAACATCGAGAAGAAATTATCAACTATATTAAAAATAAGTATGGTTATGATAAGGTGTCTCAAATGATTACTTTTAATACTCTGAAGGGTAGAGGTGCTCTCAAGGAAGTATTGAGAATATATGGTAATATATCATTTGAAGAAATGAATAGAATCACAAAACATATTCCTGATGAAGCTAAAATAGCAGATGAACTACAAGAAATGAAAGAAGAAGATGGAGAAGCTTCTATCATAAAGTGGGCTCTAGAGAATAACGGAGCAAAGCTTAAGGAATGGTGTTATATAGGTGACGACGGAGCCTTATACGGGCCTCTTGCCAAGCGTTTTGAACAGGCTATTAGATTGGAGGGGTCAAAGTACAATCAATCTAAACACGCAGCAGGTATAGCCATATCCAACAAGTCACTAAACACAATTTGTCCAATGATCTGGGACTCAAAAACAGAGCAAAGCATAGCCGGATTTGAAATGGCTGATTTAGAATCTATTGGGGTTATCAAGTTTGATATTCTTGGTATAGCATTGTTAGATAAAATTATGTGTGTTAGGGATATACTAAAAACCAAAAAGGTGAAATGTGCTATTTGAAGAAATTTTAGCTGGTCAAAGATTCAGACATAATGAATACGAGTATTTAAAAATACCAGAAATTAAACAGACTTGTTGTAAGATTCAAGCTAATGCCATAAGATTAAAAGATAATAAAGAAACACTGTTCGAATACAAATCCCAAGTGGAGATCATTATAGATGATAAATAATAAAATATGCGTTTTTGATTTTGAGACCGATGGAAAAAATCCAGAAGAGTGTAGTCCGGTCCAGCTTTCTGCTCTAATTATTGATCCGATTAAATTAGAGATTATACCAAAATCTGAATTTAATACGTTTCTAAAGCCAGATAAATTAATAGATACAACAATAAGTAATCCTTATACTGATTCTGACATTCTGGAGTGGCATGGCAAAATTAGAAACATATCCTCTGATCAAGTATTAGAAGAATGGAAAACTTATCCAGAGCAGAAATATGCTTGGGCACAATTTGTAACATATTTAGATAAGTATCACCTAAAGTCTAATGGTGGCAAAAAGTCTCAATTCACAGCACCAATAGCTGCTGGATATAATATATTACGATTTGATATGCCCATCGTGAATAGGCTGAGTAATAAATATAGTAATACAAATAAAGAGAAAGAGACATGTTTATTTCATCCACGAGATAAGATTGATATTATGCATGTATTCGGTATGTGGATGAGCTATGTGTCAGAAGTTAAGGGACTATCTCTGGATAGTATGAGAGACTATCTGGGTATAGATAAAACAAATGCTCACAATGCCTTAAAGGATGTTGAGGATTGTGCTCAAATTTTAATTAGATTTTTAAAGCTACATAAAAAATTAAGCCAAAAGATTAAATTCAAGGACTCGTTTAAAGTATGAAGACAGTTACATTTGATGATTGTAAGTGTAAATTTCATTTAAATAATGAAGATACTATTGACTTAGATATTGACATAGAAAATATGGATCTTCATTGTCCTAAAACATGGAGAATGATATCCGATGGTAATACCAAGGGATGTTTTCAGTTAGAGTCTAGACTAGGACAAAGCATGGCTAAAAAACTAAAGCCAGAAAATATAGAACAATTATCTGCGCTTATTAGTATTATGAGACCAGGATGTCTAGAAGCATATCGTGATGGTAAATCTGTAAGTAATCACTATATTGATAAAAAAAATAAGAATGAAGCCGTAGACTTCTTTCATCCAGCACTAGAGCCTATACTGAGTACCACATACGGAGAAATGGTATATCAAGAACAGGCTATGCAAATTTGTCAAAAAATAGCTAATTTCGACCTTACAGAAGCTGATCAGTTAAGAAAAGCTATCGGTAAGAAAAAGCCAGAAGAAATGGTGAAGATTAAAAAATTATTTCTACATAAATCTGAGGCTAGTAACATTATCTCCAAAGCAGAATCCGAGGAGCTATTCGGATGGATTGAAAAGAGTCAAAGATACTCCTTTAATAAGAGTCACGCTGTAAGCTATGCATACAACGCATACTTATCTGCATACACAAAAGCTCACTTTCCAGTAGAGTTTTTTGCCTCTTATTTAAAATTTGCTAAGGATAAAATAGATCCACTAAAAGAGATACAAGAATTAATTAGTAATGCAAATGAGATGGGTGTTACTGTTAGACTACCGTCTATTCTTAATCCATCAAAAGAATTCTTTATTAATACAGAAGATGATAGTATTTGGTTTGGATTAACTAATATAAAGGGTCTTGGAGACTCTGTTTATGATAAGTTAAATCAATTATTACAGCAGTACTCTATTGGGACGATGAACTTTACCCACATATACTGTTATATATTAAGACATATAAATTCAACAGCTTGTAAGGGATTAATATCGGCTGGTGCTATTACTAATGCTACTATTTCTAGAACTAAGATGCTATTTTATTATGAAATATTGAACAATCTAACAAATAGAGAGGTCGATGTTTTAGCTAAGGTTTGTGAAAATCATCCGATAGATCGCGCTTTACAAATATTAGTAAACTCTAATATAATCAAAATTACAGTTAAAAGAAAACAAACTATTGGATCTTTAATTAATACAATCAATCATCCTCCATATAATCTTGAGGATAGTCCTGAGTGGTTGGCAAATAATGAAAAGTTTTATTTAGGAGCATCTATTACATGCCACAAGATTGATGGCTGTGATATATATTCGGCCAATGTAGAATGTAAAGATTTAGCACAAGGAACCAATACAAAAGTACCAATTCTTGGTGCAGAAATAAGTGAGATTAATGTTATTCGTACTAAAAGAGGAGTAAATCCTGGTCAAGAAATGGCTTTTATAAAAGTCACAGACTCAACAGGGTCTTCTGATTTAGTGGTTTTCCCAGAAGAGTACTCCCAGTATAAAGACCTATTAATGGACGGAAATACATTACTAATTAAATTAGACAGGTCCAAAGATAAGGAGACTTTCATTATTAAAAAATGTTGGCAAGTCTGACTTGACATGTTCGTGCGTTCTGATACAATAAACCGTGGTTCGATCATACACTTTTGATTTTAGGAGCATTTATGAATTTAGTAATTTTGAGAGGTAATTTAGCCAGAGATCCGGAGATCAGGTACGTTAATCCATCTGGCAAAGAGACTGCCGTAGTTAATTTTACTGTGGCTGTTTCCAGAGAATTTACCAAAAACAACGGCGAAAATGATAAGGTCACAACTTTTGTGAATTGTGAGGCATGGGACACTGGTGCTGAAGCAATATCTTCTTCTTTTAGAAAGGGCGATTTGGTAATGATCGAAGGATCTCTAAGGAATGATACCTGGGAAAAGGATGGCGTCAAACGGTCAACGATGAAGGTACGAGTTAATAATTTTGCTCGTATACAGAAGGTGGTAAAGGGAGGACAAACTAAAACTTCTACCGCCAATGCAGACGCTGATGTGGATACGCAGGAGAATGAGGAAGTTGTAGCGTTTTGAGGATGGTGTGTGAACAGTAGCCCCTTCGCAAGGAGGGGCTATATGTTTTTATATATAAATACATGACCAATAATAAAAAACGAATACTATTCTGTACAGAGTCTACACATATTAGATCTGGCTATGGTAACTACACTAGATCTATTCTTGATAGACTATTTGCAACTCAAAAATATGAGATAGCTGAATTATCTTGTTACCGAACCGTTAATCAGGATAAGGACTGTCCTTGGAAGGTTTATCCAAATGCAGTAGAAAAGGAAGACCAAAGATTTCAGCAGTATAGTTCTAATGCTAATAATGGTTTTGGTCAATGGAGATTTGATATTGTTGCTGGACATTTCAAACCAGATATAGTTATTGATTTTCGTGACATATTTATGACTGTTTTTGAAAGAACATCTGTATTTAGAAATAAATTTCATTGGGTGTTAGCGCCAACTATTGATTCTTTTCCAATAAAACATGAATGGTTAGAGTTATTAAAAAATTGTGATACGTTATTAACACATACTAACTGGGCAAAAGAAGTCATAGAGAAATCGCATGGAATAAGTGTGTCTGGTGTTGTTAAAGACTCTATAGATACCAATAACTTTAAACCTAAAAATAAGATTCAGTGTAGAAATGAACTTGATTTGGATTTGGACGCTTTTATTGTGGGTTCTGTGATGAGAAACCAAAAAAGAAAGCTGATACCAGACCTATTTAAGATCATAAGTAATCTAAAATATAAATTTAATCAGAATATCTTTTTGTATATGCACACAAGCTATCCCGAAACTATGGGTTGGGATATTCCCGATTTATTATTAGAGCATAAAATATATGATAATGTAATATTCACATATGTTTGTAAAAAATGTAAATACTGGAAGCCAATGAAATGGAAGGGTTCTCAGAGTATATGTCCAAAATGTTCTCAGAGACAGATGACATTAGCTAGTGTTACAAATGGAATATCGGATAACGACTTATGTAAAATATACAATACTTTAGATATTTATGTGCAATATTCTATCTGTGAAGGATTCGGTATACCTCCACTAGAAGCTGCTTCATGCGGTATTCCTTTTATAACAGTGGATCACGGAGCAATGGCAGAACTTGCTGATGATTTATATGGACTCAAGGTTCCATTGGCTGGATTATTTAGGGATCAAGAAATTGGTTCTGACAGAGCCTATCCCTCCAATGAAGATTGTGTAGAGTTAATTCTAAAAATTAAAGAAATGTCTTTATCAGATAAAGCATCTCTCTCTAGTAAGCAGTTAGAAAAAGTATCAAAAGAATACTCCTGGGATATTACTGCTAAGGAGTTTGAAAAAATTATTGATGCTATAAATATATCAGACACAAATAGGTGGTCTCATATACCAAATACGTACTTCACAGATGTGCCCAAAAACACACAAGAAACTAAAAATAATAGAGAATTTGTATATAGTGTGGTTGATGATATTTTAGAAACCCCAGAACTAAAACATAGTTTTTTCATACAACATCTTATTATGGCATTAGATAATGGATATGTCATGTCTGATAAAAATATTATCCCATACACACAAAAAGATGCTCTTAAAACACTAGAAATGTGGTTTAATAATAAAATTATGCTAAATAGATTTTTAGAAGACAATAGTATTGTAGCACAAAATGATTTTCTTAATTATTAATTAATATGAAAAATATACTATATATAGGACCATATAAAGAAAATACCGGCATGGGAAGGTCTTCCAGAAGGTATATAGATGCACTAGGATATAACTTTGATATTAATCTAAGTATAAGACCCGTATATTTTACTCCTTACCTAGATACTAACAATGAGTCTGGTAAAGACTATAGTGAGTTTGAAGATAATAGTAGCTCCTACTACGACATGATTATTCAGCATGGGGTGCCTAATTGTTTTGAATATAGATCCGAATTTGGTGAAAATGTAGTTATTACTGATATTGATACACTTGGTATAGGGCATACTGGATGGATAGATAGAATTAATATGATGGATAGAGTAATAGTTCAATCAGAATGGTCTAAAAAATCTTTAATTCAAGCTGGTCTATCAACAAAAGTACAGGTATTGCCAGAACCCTTTGATTTAACTAAATTTCATCAATCCTATGACACACTATTTGCTAATCCAAATAATGATTTTGTATTTTATTATATAGGTAAACACCAAGATAAAAATAATATTAAAGCTTTATTAGCAGCATTTTTTTTAGAATTTAAAAAACATGATGATGTAAAACTAATTATTAAAACAAATATGGATGGTTTTGATCATCAAGAAGTAGAAAAAATTATAACATACGATATACAACAAGTAGAGCGAACACTAAGAGTTAACAGTAAACATGTTCAAGCTCCGCATGTCGTTATAGGATACTATGAACAAGAGTACATGATGAGACTACATAATCAGTGTAGCTGTTACGTTAATGTTTGTCGCTGCGAGTCGTTTGGGGCTAGTGCTATAGAATCTATGTTGTTTAATAATTTAGCTATAGTAAATTCTGGAATAGGATCTAATACATATATAAATAAATATAATGGATTAGAAATAGACAGTATACTAACAAATGTATATAGTAAAGATTTTTATATGGAAAATACATACACTATATATGAACAATGGAGAGAACCATATTTGGACTCAATCAGAGAACAAATGAGAAAAGCTTATGAAACAACAGAGAGTGAAAAAAAACAAAAGCTTAGTAATTTTGATAAACAACAGTTTTCAGAATCATCTTTTATAGAAAGTCTTTTACATAAATGAACTCTATTACTGGTATATTATCAAGAGAATTTATAAACGAAAATAGTTTATTGAATATACTGTGGACACCATCTGAAAATATGATTTTTGAGCAAACTATCAGGAAACTGAAATATAACTTGGTCGGTTTTGATCATTTATATTTTGGTCAAGATGTACCGCACTTGATTATATGTAATAATAAAATTTTATTTTATGAAAAATGTAAGAATATTTCTATTCAGTTTCATACCCCAGTTTTACTGATTGATCATTCATTAAAACCAAAAGAATTATCAAATGAAGAAATTAATCCATATGCATATGATTTTCCATCGGCTTATACAATAGCGGCTAATGAAAAAATTGCACAATCATGGTCTATGCAGTATAATAAAGTATTAGAAAAGAACGATATGACCGATACTAATCTATGGCGTAATATATTTTTTCAAACTTCAAAAATGGTTTTTAAATACTATGGATAATTCTATACTATTTCATATCTCAGATCAAGAACTATCACCAACAAAAAGTACATATGACAATATTTCAAATATAGATAACTATGAGAATAATTCTATCAAAGAAATAGTTTATCAAGATTTATGCGACTATTGTACAGAAGAAGAGGTTGGAATTCTATTTAAAAAAGCTTATAATAAGCTAATAAGTTCTGGTGTTTTACATGTACAAGGCTCAGATTTTCGTCAGCTTGGCATTGCTATTACGTTTAATATGGTTGACGAAGGCGTATTGAAAAGGGTTCTCTATCCTAATAAAAAATCTATCCATACAATGTCTGAAATACTAGACAAATTAAAGTCTTTAGGATTTAAAATTAGTAATAAAAAATATATTAATGTATTTGAATATTATATCAAATGTTATAAAGAATAATTTATGTATTACATACTAGTGGCATCTATGCCAGATAAATCAATGAAATACACAAATAAAGCATTAATTAAAATATATAAAGACATATTTATTAACCATCAAATTAAAAATTTATTAAAAGTTAATATACGCTCTAAAATTTTGGTGGTTTGTGCATTTGAAAGCAAGAGAATAATCGGACATGTCATCAAAAATAAAAGAGTAACGTATATTAACCATGAGTACAATGAATACTCTAATATAGGCGAATCGATTAAAGAAGCCATTAAAACAATACCAGATGATCAGGATATTACCATAATTAATTTATCTATGGTGATAGATCCAAAGATTATGAAACAAATCAAACCAAAGAACTCCTCTATCATAAAAAGTGACTCTACTAAATTTAAATCTAAAATAGGATGTACTCATGACCCAAACAATAATGTTGAGTTTATCTTTTATGATTTAGAACATAAAATATGTGAGTATCTATATATTCATAAAAAAGATACTAAAATATTCAAGAATATAGTACAAAACCATATAAAAGACAATATGTATTTATTTGAAATTATTAACACTATGATTCATCATAAAATGAAAATTAGTATGGAAACCATTAAGTCTAATATTATAAACTTCACTAATATAGACCAGCTACCTTATATCAAAACACTATTTAAAAAAATAAATAATGCTACCACTGTATAAGCAATATATCTATAAAGAAGACCTAGCCTTTATTGATTTATATAAACAGCTATGCAAAGATCTCAATAAAGACCCAATTCTTTTTGTTGATCAGTACCATGCTGTTCCAGATATGGCAGTATTTCATTCTCTATATGTTACTAAAGTTTTAAAATCATCAGACATTATTTTAGTTTCATCAAAAAAAGATTCTGATATTATACTATCATTTAATATACCAAATGTACAAATAATTACTATCGATCCAACCCAACGTAAAGAAACTATTGTTTTACAAATAAAAAGGAAATTAAATGAATAAATATGACCAGTTAACAGATGAAGCTAAAAAAGACATAATAAATAAATTATATTGCCAAGAAAATTTAAGCTTTAAAGACATTGCTATAAAGTATGATACGTATACTAATAAGATCTTAAGGGATGCAAAAAAGTTTGGTATAAAAATTAAAAATAAATCAGAGGCACAAAAAAATGCTCTTAAAACAGGAAAACATAAACATCCAACCAAGGGCAGGCAAAGATCAGATGCTGAGAAACACAGTATTGGCGTATCTGTTATGAAAAACTGGGCATCGTTAGATGATCAACAAAGAGAACAAAAAAAATCAGTATACAAAGATTTGTGGGATAAAAAAAGCGATGATGAAAAAGCTAATATGTTGCATAAAGCTAACGTGGCCGTTAGACAAAGTAGTAAACTAGGGTCAAAACTAGAACACTTTATTCTAAAGTTTCTGGTGAAAAACAATTTCAAAACAGAGTTTCATAAGGAACAACTGCTAGCAAATACAAAGTTGCAAATTGATATTTTTTTGCCTACCATGAATATAGCCATTGAGATTGATGGACCATCGCATTTTGTTCCTGTGTGGGGGGAAGAGGTACTGAATAAAAATATAGCTTATGATAAAAAGAAAGCGGGACTATTGATCGGTAAAGGCTATAAGTTAATCAGAGTCAAACAAACAAAAGATTTTTCTAAAGCTAGGGCTAATATACTTTGTGATAAACTTTTAAGTGCTATTACAGAAATACAAGATACAGTTACTACTAATATAATAGAAATAGGAGATTTGGATGGCTAAAACAAAAAATGTTGACGTTGCAACAAATGATACAGTGTCTGAGGCACCAGTAGTTACAAAAGTTAGTATCGGAGATATCGAGTGGACTGATTTTGTATTACATCAGTTGTCCGATGATGAGAAAATCCAGGGTAATCCTACTACTGATGGTTTGCGTAGAGTTTTTGAAAGAGTTATGAATTGTACTGTAATCCAATCAGACTCTACTGTCGTACAATCCCCCGAGCCTTCAAATGAAAAGCGGGCATCTGTTGTACATTCATTAACATGGTATGATTTAAATTCAGAAACCGATGATGCTTGTAAAATTAAAACGGTGAGTGGGGCTGCTGATGTATATTGGGGTAATTGTGATAAAGCATATCGCAATCATCCGGTAGCTGTAGCAGAAACAAGGGCTGAGGGACGAGCTTTAAGAAGAGCTATGAGATTAAGAAAAGTTGTAGCAGCAGAGGAGCTTGCTGAAAATATTGAGGATGATATTAGTGGTGATAATGTAACAAAAATTACTAATAATCAAATCAATTTTATTGATGTATTAGCTAAAAGATTAGATATTAACGTATTAGAATTGCTTAAAACTATCAATATAGATAATAGTAATATTAAAAATATATTGCATCATGATGCTCTAAGTGTTATTAGAGAATTGTCATCTTATCAACAAAAGACAGATGGCATTCCGGATAATGTTAAAGGGTATCTAAATAACTGGAGTATCATATGAAAGTAAAATATAAAGTTGGAGATAAATTAGAGTTTGAACTTGAGGGTGCTGGCCAAAAAGAAATTTTCAAAGAGCTGGCAACTATTCAAGAAATTTTTGCAGAAGAGAAATGTGGATTGTGTGGTAGTACTAACCTACGATTTGTAGTTAGGAATGTTGAAGGGAATGATTACTACGAATTAAGATGTAATGAGTGCGGAGCTGTTCTTGCTTTTGGACAGCATAAGAAGGGCGGGACACTATTTCCCAAACGAAAAGACGATGACAATAAGTACTTGCCAAATCATGGATGGCATAAGTGGCAGGGGAATAAAGAAAAAGAGTGATGTTATATTTGGGGTGGCGGGGTATAGCACTCAACTATATCCTCCCACACCAAACAATCTGGACCACTAGTCTCTTGCTTATGTACTAGTGCTTGATGCTTACCTTCTTTGAAGTTTTTTAATGTCTTTAAGCATTCTAGATCGCACCAACAGTTGGTAGATAATGTAGGTGTTGGTTGGCTTGGCTGAGTTTGTGTCGAAATTGTTTCTGTTGTGCTTGTTGTAACGCAACATCCTTGATTTGGATCTTTGTACGCTCTATTACTTTCTAATACAATATATCTATTATCATCATAATAAGCATATACATGGTCACATTTACACAACGACACACCCAAGAAGTCATAAACTTTAATCTTTGCTTTGTGTAGAGATCCTTTAATATTAGCTCCATCATTAGACCAAATAGAATATTCTTCATAAAATTTGATATTTCCAGCTTGCGGATCAATTAACTCAGCCTCTGCTGTACCAAATGGTGATAAATTTGATAATAGTCTTGCTACTACAATCTTATTGGATGGAGGAGATACCCACACCCCACGCTCTCTATCCCAACGCAAATCAATAGGCCCAGCGGGCCATGTCTTGGGGTTAGAAAGCCAATTTTTTAAAAATTTGTCTTGCAACCCGTGTCTTCTAAATTTACCCTTCTCTGCATGTGCAGCAGAGTCTATGGCGTTTGGAACAGGTTTCCCTGACGTGTCGTAACCCCAAGCTTGCAGCGTTAATGGGCCCCTTAAAGCATTGTATCTAAAATTTGTTTGATCTTGTTTGGTGTTTTCAACAGCTTCTGAGTTTACAGTAGAAAAATCTATAGCTTTTTCTCCGTAGGTGATAACATTGGTTATAAATCCATCAGTACTGCCATTAATTCTACTTAACCAATCGCTAAGCATAGCTGTGGATGTAACACTATTCAAATACATTTGATGTATGGGTAAGTCATACTGTAATATGTCGTTAAAATAAAATGGAGGAATTTCCAGACGAGGTTTTGAATTTGGGGCTCTTCCGTCACCCAATGCTGTAGAACTTTTGTCTTTAAATTCTAAAAAACTACCTGAATAAGAATGGTACATAGCCAATCTGGGTAACTCTGCATCGGGATCATTTTCTTGATTAGTACTAATGGGACAATATAATAGGTCTAATGAATTAAGAGCAAATCTTTCAAAATGATTTTCTTTGAACCATGTGTTGTGTAAACTATCCTCTGTCATTACAACGTGCTGATTTTTATTATAATTGCCAGGAGTTATTGTTGATGGGGCAGGGGTTACCTCTGGAGGAGCAATTGGTTTACACGGATTACAGGGCGGCGGTAAGGCTGGGGATGTGTCATAATAATCCAAGCCTCCTCCACTATTATAGGTTCTAGTCTTAAGTCTATATCCACCATAAATAAATAAATTAGGAGTGTTTTGACCACCAGCGCCTTTGGTTTTTGAATCTGTTGTAACAACATCTCCAGAAGCACCTCTTTGATCTCTACGCAAACCTTTTTGTTTCTGAATTTCCGAACTAGTCTTATTTATTAACTCTTTTAGTTTTAGATTTTCTAGTTTAAAAAACTTATTAATATAAGACATAGACTTATAATTTCTAGTCCATAAATCAGATAAGTGTCTTCCTGGTCTACCAAACTTAGGAGTATATGTTTGAAAATTATATGTTGTTGTATAGCCACTTTCACCAATATTAATTTGTAGATCTGTTAGTGTTGCAGCATTTCCTCCAACTACGTATCCTATTCCGTAGGATGGTAATGCTGCTACAGTGATAGATCCACTCTCTTGCTTTTGTAGTCCTCGTGGTCCATCACCAGCTATAAGGCCTCCATAATAGCTCATCGTATCATAACCATTATTCTGCAAATTAGAAAAATTCCATGGGGCTAATTCTCTTTCAACCGCTACTTCTGTTCCTCCAACAGGATTGGCCTGGAAAAACCATGGACCATAAACAAAAACATTACTCTTAAAAGGAAGGCAAAAACTATCTGGAGTAATTCTTGGTTTATTCATTTCAAAAATATTAAGATTACTAAATTCTAACATTAGTCCAGTATGATCTCCGTCAGCATCATCACATGCTGCTCGTCTTAGTGGTTCTATGAATTCATCGCCATGTAATGCTATAATTGCAATAGCTCCATTAGAATCCAAAACATGTTTACATTCTTCAGAGTTTGGGGATAGTCCTAATTCACCAGGGCTATCTAATGTTACTAGTACGTATTGTTTATTTTCAATTTTATATAATGATGGATCTATACTAGCTTTTACATATAGTTCCTCGTCAGTTTTTTGATAAAAATTTGTATCTCCAAGCTTACCAAGATCAACATCCCAAATAAGATTATATTTAGATATACCTAATGTTTTATTGAACTTAACAAAAGTTCCTATTCTATTATCATTTTCTGTGAATGGATATAGTTCTGGACCAACAGACAAGCCCATAACTTGATTTTGAAACTTAGGCAGCCATCCACCAGCTATAGAAGGAGAGTCAGAACTATAAAATATTCCACCATCAGAATCTACTTTTATTGTTCCAGATGGAACATTACCGAATCTATCTTTAACGCAAATTCCAACAGAAGAGTCTCCAACTTCAATTAAATATTTTTGACCATAATATTCACTGTATATATTTGACAGCCAATTTCTAGCAATTTCTATTTTTGCTGTAATTTCTGGGGCTTGTCTTTTAATAAAGCTTTCAGATACTGCAAAAGCTTTGTGATCTAATAGGTCTGCGAATGCTTTAAGTGTATTTTCTGCAAACTCTGTCCAGTCTTCTCCTGCTAGTTCTTCAAAAACTTTAGTTCCTAATAGTTCTGTTTCTCCCCCAGCTTCTTCTCCTCCACCAAATGCCCTAGCACAATAACTTAGCCACATATTTGTAGATGTGCACGAAAGAAGCTCTGCCTCTGTAAGCTTGAAGGTTTTAAAATTCAAGTCCAAAGCCTGAGACAGAATAGAACAATCAAAATCCGGGTAGTTCAGATCATCGGGTTCTGTATAATATACTTTTAATCCACTAGCTGTATATCTTTCGCCTAAATATTGATAAACATTACATGCCATAATTTATTCCTTAGATAGGAGAGGGCGGTCCCGGAGGAGGAGGTACCGGTGGTGGAGGAACTGGTGGTGGAGGAGCTGGTGGAGGAGGAGACGGTGGCGGTGGTGGTGCGTATGGATCTTGTGTTGTGGGATCATTACCAACACCCCCTACACCCCTGCCTCCTGTTGTAGGATTGCCTTCACAATTCTTATGTACCACCATGAGATAGTGTACATTTTCACCAATTACCAATTTTTTACTTGGCTCGTATGTTGTTTCTTCTCCATATCGATAGTCTACAGTACCACTACCTCCACAAGCGCTACTAGCAACAGCATTTAAAAAAGTACCAAGTGCTCCATCTGGTGGTACCGATCTTTTATCTATAGGTATAGCAGTAAACGTATTCCCTATAATAGTAACTATGAAATCACAACCAGCCTCATCACAAGCCTGACCGATGATGCTTAGTACATTAGAACTTGTTTCACTAATTTTTAAATATGCTGGACATATGGCGATAATTGCTGATACATCTATGGACATCGTAACGCCACAAACTGGTAAAATACAAGGCTGTCCCTGTAAAGCATTTAAAACATATAACATCGGAATACCGAGATCGTCTTTTAAAGATGCCATAAAGTCTGAGCAGCCTAAATTACATACTGATGGCTCAAGTAGTGCCAATACATTAATTAAATTAGGAGTATTAATATTACAATAATAATCATTCATTATAACAGATACGTTAGATAAGCTTTGTCTACCGTCTGTTAATCTAACATCCCAAATAAAACCCGAAGCCGATTGACTGTAAGTATGATCTGCTAATACTCCAGTAAAATTAAATCCTCCAACAGATATCGTATAAACACATCCTAAGGATCCATTGTATGGAGAACCACACTCAACTAATTTAAGACTCAGAGAAGACTCTTGTCCACCAAATCCTAAATTACATGTTAGATTAACAATTTCGCAGCCAAAGGCTTTGGCACTAGGCATTATCTTTATCCTTGTCTAATATTACTGTAACTGTTTCTTTTGTTGTGTTATAAAAAAATTCTATATTTTGTGTTACATATCCTTTTTTAAATATTTCCACACTGTACTTTCCATAACCTAAATCTTTAATAATCTTATATCCACAATCGTCTAAAGTATAATTTTGACCAATTATTTTATAGCAAGCATCGATGGGGTTTATATTTAATAATACCCCGTTTTTAAATTCTGGATCAGAAAATAATAGCCTATTAGGCGGTTTATTATATACATTTAATAACGATGCGTCAATATCGAACGTGCTTGCTGATTGTATCATAGATAATTCTCTTTCTTTTTCAGAAGAGTCTAAAATCTCTATATCAAAAGAGTCAGTATTAATAAATTCATTATTATAAATTAAAGCGCTACTATTATTGTCTTTAATTTTAAGAATGTATTTACCATACATTAAATTATTTATTGTTAAATGATATTTATCATTAAAATTTAAAGTTCGCGTATCTCCAAACTCATTTGTTAATATTGCAATCAAGGAGCTTTTATCAGCATTCGATACATGACAGGTTATTGACCCAAGCCTATTATTACTCTTTGTAGTTAATGACTGAGTAGTTAAATTTTTGTGTTTATTAATAAACAGTATTGGTTCAATATCTATTGTATTATTATGAATAATGTTTAATATAGTAGAAATATTATTAGAAAAATACAATCCGCTTTTAATAAATACTTGTTTAATTTGAGTATCTATGTAACTATTGTTTGATAATTCATTTATTTTTATAATATCATTATTTTTATAAGCAAAACTATAATCATTAGATATAATCATAGATCCTATAACTAATTTAGCTCGACCACTACCAAAAACATGTTCTAAATTAATTTCTTTATCATTAAATAAAAGCTTACTTTTTACAAAATGTGGGGCCTCTATACCTGGAGATATATAGTAATATTGATATTCTTGATCATTTATAACAATATTTCCATAATCCATACATAGTTTTTGTTCTATTTGATGATTACCATTTTTAATAGATATTTCAGACGAAAGAATATCTGAATAGTCTGAGGATTTACTTAATGGTAGCAGCAATAAATTGTATACTACTTTAGCTTCTACAGGATCAAATAATGCCTTGGTGCTATAATCATTAAATCTACTCACATTAACAGATATTGGTTTTGGTTGACTAATAGTAAAATTTCTAATAATCTCACAATTATTTTTATCTGTAACTATTAATTTATAGTCCCCAGCAACTAACTTATAATTAATAGATGTTTGATTTACTATAATAGGCTGCGGAACGTCTTCTTTAAACCATGCTACTTTATATGGCTCAACACCACCAGTAATATTGCAAGAAACATTGCTCGAAACCCCATTGTACTGTGTAATGGGCTCCCATTTTATTTCTACAGATAGTGGCTTTGTAATAATTCTTATTTCTTTTTTTTCGGCTATACATCCATTTTTATCAGTAACGGATATGTTATAATAATAATTGGGCTTAATTATATAATCATAAAATGTTTGAGATGTATTAATTTTAAAATTATTAATACTTAATATATATGGGGCTAGTCCACCAGACCACTCTATATGCATAGAAATATTATCGTTATAGCACTGTATATCTCCAACATGAACCAAGTCCATAGACAAAGCGTCTGCACAAGATAAGTCAATATCAATAGTTTCTGTTGATTTTTTAAGTAAATTATAAATTTGAAGAGTATATACTCCACAAGATAGATTGTATACTGTTTTACCATAGTCAGCTATCAAAGCATCAGTATTAATATTAGTCCAACTAAAAGATAGTAGACCATTAGATCTATCGATAATGGTAATACTACCAGTTTTCTGATCTATGCATTTAGGCTTAACTGTTTGTATTGAATAAGATTTTGTATTCATTATTTCCTATATCAACAATTATGAGGCTTGGTCCATTCTTTAGATACTCTGAGAGTTCCAGTATTATTTTTTGTTATTGAACTTTGTGTTAAATACCATCCAGATGCACCCTCGCTTGATGCTAGACTGTTTGCTATACCAACAGCACAACCTATTACTCCAGACATATCTCTAACATCACATCCTGGATTTTCTACGGTGGCTGTGACGTTTACTGCTACGGTTTCTTTTGTTGTTGTACCAAGATCCTGTAAAAGTGGCTCACCTCTAAATGGTATAGTAAATTCAGCAAATACGTCGGTAGGATAATTATGAGTAACTTCTGTTTCAACCTTAGTTGCCCCAGGAATACTACAATTTTGAGCTGTTGAATATTCAAAAGAAAAACCTATGGTTCCTTGTCCAAAATTTCTAGTTTCACTCTTATTAACTAGTCTTAATCCGCACTCTTGAGGAGGAACATAACTAGGACATATGCCTAATAGACCTCCGTCAGTACAGTCTCCAGTATCTGTTAAGACACCAGATAGGTACATTGTTGCTAAACCTATAAAAGACCCAGACAAAGAGCTATAAGCACTTTCGGCATTACTTATTCTATTAGTACTCGATGGATGAAATTGTCCATTAGTTATTAAGTCACTAAATGATGTTGTATATAAACCTTCTACTGTTCCTGATACAGTCACATTACGACCAACTTGTGCTGTCTCTGCTCTTGAATCGACGCTAATATCTATAAATGCTTGAGGATACGGCGTTCCTGTTGGTCTAATAATTAAATCACCATTGACAGTTATCGTACCATTAATGGGGTCTGCATCCAAACTTCTAACATGCATATATTTAGGACCAGCATGATATGATCCTAAAGCACTAATTAAAGAATTGGACGTTGATAATCCATTACTAATACTTCCAGACTCTAAAGCTGATAGTCTTCTCTTTAAAACCTCCTCAGCTGCTTCTAGTCCTGTTTTTCTAGATACAGAAGCATCACAACCAACACCACCTCCTGTAGCACTAATATTGAAACTATACTTAGCATGCGCCCTTCCCGCTTTATTTCCACCAGGTATTGAATCGCTAGAAAATGCATCATTATCTATATTCAATGTTATAGATTCTGATATATCTTTGATGATCTCATTAGAAGTCACATAAGAAGTAGCTTTCGCATTAGGTTTTACTACAAGCTCACTCTCATTCTCATACATTTCTAATTCTACGGAATAGGCGGCAACTTGTGTCCAGCTAGGCTCAGGGCCTTCTTCGATATTTACAGATCTAACTGTACCGTATCCATTTACTAATATTGAGCCACTACAGTTAATATTAATAGATACACAATCGCCTTTTTGACCAATATCTTTAAATTTACTCTTTAATTTACCAGCAATGTCGCTAAATCCACCATCAGTAGTATAAACAGTGCCATTTAAAGAAACAATTAGTGAACCACCAATAATTAAGTCGCCAACACGATATTGTTCAATAGATAATGATACAAAAGGAGCAGGGTCTAGTGAGACTCCACCAACAGTTACCGTAGCTCCACCGGGAGGAATATTTTGAACGCTAATATTATCTACAGATGTTTCGTTTTGTACTTTAAACATAGTTTATGACCTTATAATTATAATACTTATCTACCTAATCCAATCAATTCGGTAACTCTTAATTGTATCTTATCTACTAGTCGTTTTTCGTCTTCTGGACTTAATTTATAGCTACTATCTGCTGGAGATGTTAATTCTACTTCTATCTTACCCCCTTTAAAGGTTACTATTTCTGGAATACTTGGTCCTTTAATTTCAATAGATTTAATAGAATCTAAACCTCTAATAAAAGTATCAACATGTTTTCCAAAAGCGCTAACGGGACCACCTAATGCAGGGAAAACTCTTGCTAGATTATTTATAAGAGCTCCTAAATTAGCAGTCTCAGCACCAAAAGATTTGATAAAGCTGTCAAATACTGTGTTGGCACTAGTCATATCAAATCCCATAGCCTTACCAAAAGATTGTGCCACGTTCATAACATTACTTCCTCCGCCAACCTTTCTATATATTGGATTAATAATTCCTCCAGATTGAGCATATGAAACTCCGCCCATACTGGGGGCGCTGCCAATACTTCCATTATTAATAGCATTTAATAGTGGTAAGTGTTTATTTGTCGCTTGTTTATTTACAACATATTCTCCACGAGTTAACATTGCTGGAATAGTATCTGTACCCTTGGGTTGATAATTTACTAAAACAGAACCACCAGAGGATAAGTATTTGGGTTTAATAACATTGTCTAGATGGCTTCTTAATTTTTTCTCTTCTAATATTTCTGGCCTATAAGCAGCTACATCATTCATATTAACTGCAACGTCTCCAAACCTATGCATACGATTATAATATTTTTGATATCCAAACCATGAAGAATTCTCTTGGGTACTATTGTCTTTAAATGTTGGAATATTCTCAAATAATAATTTACCCAGATCAGATAATAATGGAGTGTATTGCTCGGCTTCGGATCGTTGAAGTGTCTCATCATTAAAAATTGCTTGAGCTTTTTGTTGTACTCTTTGATGAGCTAATTGAATTTTCTCTTTAACGTCTTGACCTAAAGATGGAGATGCTGCTGGGGCTTTGGGAGGAACTACTCCTGGCTTGTCTCCACCAGCACCAGCTGCTTCAATATCCTTAGCTTCCACAGACTGCATATCTAGATGTTTTTTCAAGTAAATAAAATTTGGATTACCGAATGGTGATGGCATAGTTGGGAAATTTGAAATTTCGCCAGTATATTTGCCTCCGAGTCTAGCTACTTGTTGTTTAATCATTTCATATGGCTGTTGATACTCTGTAAATAGTCCAGAATATCCAGCAAAGAATCTATCAACAGTATCTGCTGGTATTTGTTTGTCAGCAATTTCTACCTGATTTGCTCCCCTGTAAATTTTAGGCATTCCATTATTATCAATGGTTTGCACAATAGTTTTATTAGCATTTGGATCTGGCTTATTTACTAAGTCGGCAACAGGCTCTGTGCCATAGCTTCTTAATGAATCCCAGAATTCATATGGCTTTTTAAGAGTTTTTAATCTATCTTGTATACCTTTTGCTGCTTTGTGATAAGACGTATCTGGTGTTGTTGCTTTTAAATCTTTTGAACTTAATGCTTCTAGTCTTGCTTGTCTTTCGCTTACATTACGATCCTTATTAAAATTAAGAGTGTCTACTAAGAATTCTAAAAATTTAGTTTCTCCAGATAATGGCTTATTGTCCTGACCCATGAAAGGCTGCGCTGCTGCGTCACCAATTTCTGTATTTGCTCCGTTTAATAGATTAGCTCCTGCTGCAATTTCTCTCATTAATCCTGGAGTAATAGATTCTCTATTATTAATGGTAAATGTGTCAAGATTTTTAATTCTATCCAAAGTATTAACATCTGCTAAAACTGTATTTCTAACTTCTTCTGGGGTTCCGGGTAGTTTATAGTTGTCGTCAATTCTTTTCCATTGTTTAATGTCTTTTGGTGCTATTCCACCAAAAACCTTATCTAAATTAGCTCTCTTCCAAGTTGTATATCCTTGTCCAAGTTTTTTACGTAAACTAGTAATTTGTTCTTCTTCTGTTTTCCCTTCTGGTTTATTATCTATAGTTAGTTTCTTAAATCCTGGATTTACTTTTTTATATATGTTAGGATTACCATCTGCCATTTGTCCAGTATACAAGCCCATAGCAGCAATAGCATTCTGATAATTCTTTATAGTTTTTGGCAAAACATATTGTTCTTTGGATCTATTATCAGTTTGTGACGATGTAACCCCCTTAATCTGTTTAAGGAATGCTTGCTTATAATTTTCTACAAAACTATCATCGTATGCTTTTTCTGTTGTTTGCAAGTTCCATAAACCAAACTTATCTGCAAAACTATCGGTGGTAGGATTAGCACTTGCTGTACCATACATATTTTGTAGTTTATCCAAATTCCACGATAAACTACTATTAACAGATGGTAGGGACTGTGCAATAGTTGGATCTATTTTTTGTATCCAAGCTTTAAATTGTTCATTATTTTCTGGTATTTTTTCTTTAATACCAAGAGCACTACCATAATTCTTTAGCATTGTACTGATTAATTCATTAGTATCTCTAATGTATGGTCCAGACTCTCCGACAACATTCATCGATCCGGGTCTGCCATATGCCATATCAAAATTACTAAAAGTTTTGAATGGATTAATATGGGCTCCACCCTTTAATGGAGTATTAAATAATACGTATTCCATAGATGGAGAAGATTCAAATTTAACGCCAGCACCAACACGATTTTTGTATAGTTTATCTAATACTTCTTGTTTTTGTCTTTCTAATAGTTTAACAGAGTCTGAGTCTCTGCCTTCTTTTTTAATTTTCTCTGCTATATCTTTGTCAATTTTCTGCATTTGTACAGTAGCTTGATTTCTTTCTTCTTCGCTAAGAGTACCCATTCCAGTCATCATTTGGAGTGGATTGTTTTGTAAATCTTCTCTGTTTTCCCATCTGGCTCTCATAGTCCAATACTTCTCAAGCTCAGCATCATATTTATCTCTTTGCTTATTAAAGAAATCCCATGCTTTGCTAGATTCAATAATGTTATTAGCTTTGGATGTTTTTTCTTCTAATTTACTGACTAATTTTTTACGGTTATCTTCAGAATCTCCAGGGTATCCATACTTGGTTAGTAAATCATTAATAACCTTTTGTGCAGCAACTTTATCTTCTTTGGTAACTCCAGTAATACCAGCAGATCCAGAGCCACTAAAGTTTTGCGACTTAAATTTACTATCAGATAACTTATCTCGTAAATGTTTTTGTAGCATTTTACTTTGTGTTGTAACCTGTTGTGCGGCTTCTGGACCTCTTGATATTGGACTGTTATCTAGGTCTGGTATGGATCCGCCAGCAAAATCTTTAAGATATCTAGATTTTAATTCATTAAACTTATTAATAACTAAACTATTCTCATCAGTATCTGTACCAGCAATATCCTGTTGAACAACACCAAATTCTCTTAAGTATTGTTGTAATGCCTGTTCGTTCGTTTGTTTTTTCTTATCTGACGGTATTGAAGATAGTGGAGTACTAAGAATAGATGCATTTCTCGTATACGCATTAAAATCCATTTTACCATCACTTTTCATAGCTTTGGCAACAATGGCTGGAAATGGCTTTCCGTTCATATCAAAAATATCTTCTCCGTCAAATTTGTCTTCATTATTTCCTTTAAAGCCAAAATCTTGTGGTTTTGGTATTATTGGACTGGTAACATTAAATGCTGGGAAAGTATTTCCATCTACATTCGGTATTCCAAGATTATTTTGTGCGATATAATCTCGTTCTAATTTTTTACGTAAAGCATTTCTTTCGTCAATATCCTTTTGCATATCTGGGGATATTGTCTTGGCATCTGACACTGTTTTGAGTTTCTCGTCGAGCTCTTTAAGTCTCTTATTTGCTTCTTCTCTTTCTTGTGCTCTTAACAGTTGCCCACGATCAGAGCCATCACCCAGTTCATATTTTGGTATTTTTGCTCCACGAGCAGTAAAGTTAACCGCCCCCATAGGATCTTTAAGTCCCATAGCTTGTGCAAGTTGCATCTGACCAAACATATACTGATTGTCTTTGGTAGCAAATTCTTCAGTTCTATCTCTTTGCGTTGTCTCATAAGCTCTCTTTGCTACTTCCGCATTAATTTTCATCTCTTCAATTGGGTCTGCCGACCATGTTGGTTTTGGTAATGGTCCTCCAGTAACCGGACCAGATGATCCAGAAGCTCCAGCATCTGGTGGCATTGGTCTTTCTCCAAAAACAGCATTATATGCAGCAGAACCGATACCAGATACAATAGGCAGTGCTTGAAAAGCAAGACTAGTATAGCTTAATTTTCTCAATACATCCCACGCTTTTGCTGATGTGGTATCTCCCTTTATTTTTAATTTTTCCCAAGCCCATTTACCAACAACATCTTTATAAGACGGACCCTTGGGGGCCTTCTTTTGTTTTATTAGGAGTTTCCCCTTCCTCTTCGGATCAGGTAAAACATTAAGACCCTGCTTTTTCAGAAGATCTAGTGCTTCGTCTTGACTAGTAGCCTCTATTGTGTCTCTTACTTCTCTTCCAGTTCGTGTGTCTAGGGCTTCATATATAAAAGTGGATTTTGGAGGCGTTTTTCCTGCTGCTGGAGCAGGTTTTGGTTTCGTTGAACCCGAAGGTTTTTTGGGTTTTGTTGTGTCAGAAGACTTGGGCTTGTATATGCTAGGTTTACCCTTCTCTACACTACGGCGACTAGCCAAAACATCCAAACCTTGCTTTTTAAGAAGTGCTATCGCTTCCTCTTGACTAACCGCTTCTATCGAATCTCTTACATCCATTCCAAAAGTTTTAGAACCAGCTCGTGTATCTCTAGCTTCATATTTGAAAGTAGATTTTGGTTTTATTGGGACTATTGGTGAATCCGCCCTTGGTTCTGCTGGAGTAGCTTCTGGTTTTGGTGCGACTGGTTTGGGAGGAGCTGCTGTTGGCTTTGTGTCTGACGCTTGTTGAGCAACCGCAGCTTCATTTGGAGTTTCTGGAGGTTTAGTTTTGGTTCCGGTTTTAGCTGCTTTTGCTTTAGCTGCTTTTCTAGCAGCATTAGCTGCTTCACCTACTCTAGCCTGTTCAAGTAATCTTGCACGTTCTGCCATCATTTCTGGCGTTGGATTAACAACAGCCTCACCAACCACCCTCTTGGATTTTTGAACAGTTTGTTCTGTACCGTCTTTAAATAATGCTAAACTTCTATTAGTAATTTCATTAGCATTAGCGATAGGAATACTATTGGGAGAAAGTTTAATAGCATTAGATGTAATAGCGCCATTCTGTAACATTTTTGAGCTTACTGAGGTCGCTTTACCAAAAGCTGATGTCATACCCTTTCTGATCATATCATCAGCAGCAGCACCTCCCATTAACTCAGCACCAAAGCCTATCCACTGTCCTCCTGAATATGATTCTGGACTAGCCTTCATCTTGTCCATAACTCTCTTCTTCATAGATGCTGGAATATATTTATTCCAGATATATGAATTTATATCTTGTCCTATTTGATCTCCAAGCATACCTCCAGTAAAGCCTAAAGATAATGCTCCAGCGGTTCCTGTAACGATTGCTCCTGGGCCAGTAATCAAGCCGCCCAGAGTTCCGATGGATCCACCGGCAATTGCACCTAAACCACCACCAACAGCACCCAATACCCCAGGAATTGCTTTACTAGCCAAGCCATACATTAGACTTTCGAAATCAGCTGGCTCAAGGCCTAGTTTAGTATTTCTAAAAGCATTATCAACCTTCATAAATTCTGGAGTAAATGGAAAATTTCTATCTCCACCGAAGTAATTTTCTTCTAACGGATTACGTCCACCAGTGATTCGTTTATCATACTGTATAGCGTGAGCAGCTTCGTAGGTTTTGTACCAATCCAAACTCGGACCAGGTTTAAGTTGTTTGTCTCTAAATGCTATTGCTTTATTTAAACTTTGATTGATTTGTTGAGTTTTGTTTTTATCTCCTCCAAAACCTAAAAATCCAGCAGCTTGTTTCTTTTCTTTTTGTAAATTGTCTATCAAAAGATCATTATCTGATAATATCTTATATTTTTGTTGTGCGGACGTTGAGAGGTATTTCTCATGATGCCCTGATACTGCCGAATTATAACTCTTTAATTCTGACTTATTCAGTATGTTGTCTTTTGAGTTTGATCTAAAATCTACATACTTTAATAGATCGCTCTGTGGAAAATTATTTAAAGGAATATGATCGGATGTTCCAGCTAATTTTTCCCACTCTGTATCTGGCACTATGGGGAATCTACTGCGAACACTACGGTCTAATAAACCTCCCTTAGATAAATATTTAACGCTGCCACCATTACTATACTTACCACTATTTATACTTTGTAATAATGGTAAATTCCTAGCTGTAGCAGCTCTATTAACAACGAATTCTCCCGGTGTTAACATTGCTGGAACAGTATCTGTTCCTTTGGGAGCAAAATCAACCATAGAGCCCATAGCGTAATAACTTATTAAACCACCTTTAGCTTTAGGAACAGCTCCGTCCACTCCTCCCAACCCTAATCTATTAGCAACACCATTTAATTGATCAACAATATCAGTAATAGCTGTTCTCATCTTATTTGTAAAATCATCAGCGGATAACGACAGAGCCTGTGCTAATAATTGTCCGCTATCAGATATTAATCCTGATTGAGCCATAACAGCTTCTGTTTGAATTTTGGCAGCTTGGTTGAATGCATCTATGTATGGTTTAATTTGTGGATTTTCTTGTGGTCTACCAAAATCAGGACCGAATACTTCTTTAAACTGATCAAATACAGCGGGGTCTCCGCCAGCATTACCCAGTATGCGTGTAATATTATCAAATAATTCTTTTTGTAAGCGGGCAAATTCTTCTGGTGTTCTAGTAGATTCCAAAGATTGTAATGTTGATATTGCTCCCGGAATATCTTGTCTGCCACCAGCACCACCAACAACTCTATTGTAAGACTCAGTATCTTTAGCAAAATTAAACATAGCTTCAGGATTATCTAACATACCAAAGAAATCCATAACACTACGACGACGACCAGCAGAAATTTGTGATTGTTCATCAATCTTCTTAAGAGCGGCAGAAGCCCTATCTGTATTATTCGCTAGTGTATCTAGTGCTTTAGTATATTTATTAATTTTTGATGTTAGTTTTGCAATTTCGCCTGAGCCTAACGCGCTAGTTGCTGTTCCAGGATCGCTTTCTAGTATTCTCTTTCTGGCAACAGCATCCGCTATTTCTTTACCAATAGCAGTTGGATCTGTTATACCTCCAGTTAATCCTCTAACAGCAGAGTCTGATGGGTCAGTAAGCTCTCTTAATGAGATTGTTTGATTAAACTTTTCTTTAAGCTGTATGGCGCTTTGTAAATTGATGTCTTGTACTCTCACAGTATTATCTGCTAATTTATCAAAATTACCAGCTAGCTGATCAGACACTGCACCAAGCTTACGATTAACATCTATTTGTTTCTTAGCATAATCTTCAAATGTTGCTCTAGCTTTTTCGGCAGCATCACTCAATTCTTTGAACGCTTGAACATCATTTGCAAGTTCTTCCATGGTCATGCCTTGTCTATTCATACTAGTACTAGCCCTTATCCACTTCATGACCTCGTCTTCTAGTTCTTTACGAATATCTGGAGACATATCAAGTCCACCAAACATGTTTGTTAGTCTTGAACGAACATTAGCTTCTGAACCAGCCGAAATATCAGCATTTGCCGTATCTCTTAATATTAAAGGCAATTCTTGTTGAATAGCCTGAAAGCCTTTAATAAAATCCCCCATTTGTTTGGTTTGCTTATTATCTCCTAAACTCTTACCCACACTATCTACAGCAGATGCTAGCTCCTCTCTGCTATATGCTGTGATATTTTCTAGAATCCTAGCGTTTTGTGAATCTCCTTCATAGGCTTTGGCACCTCCGCCAGATAATTCACCAGCAACACTCATAGCTCTATCAGCACTTGCTCCTATTTCAGATACAATACGAGTCATGCTTGTTGATAGTCTATTCATAATATCAACAATATCTAATGTGAATTTTTTAACTGATCTATTAACAATCTCAAGTCTAGCTGCTAGTATTCTAGATCTATTTTCTCCACCTAGTTCTTTTTCTACAATAGCATCGATGTTGTCTGCTGCTGTTTTATTTTGGACTTTACCTTCTGGTGAGTAAGCTTGTTGATATTCTTTAACTGCTGTGGCTTCGTCCATACCTTGTCTTTGTCTGGCTTCATAATATATTCTTTTTCTAAGCTGGTCCTGTGCTTTAGCAACAGCCTCATCTGCTTTTTTACGTTTCTCAGAACCCGGCGCTAATGTGTCTAAAAATTCTTGTACGGTCTGAGAATTATCTACCTTCATTCCTTGAGCTTCTAAATTACTCCGCATCTGTTGTTCTTGTAAAATATTTAAAGAATTAAGTCTACCAGCACTGTCTTTTGATCTACCATATGCTGCTCTTCTTTGGTCTGCTGTTAGAGCAGCCTTCTCTATTGGTTGGCTTTGAGTAAGAACTCTTTCTGCAAAGGCTTGATTGCTAGTAGCGAACGCTTCGGTATTGTCTGCAATCTTTCTAAGTTGAATCAAACTCTCCATTTCTTTTTTAGCTTGTTCTATATCTTTACTATTATCAAAATAACCTTTGAAACCTTCAAATACTCCAACTAATTGAGATATAACAAATGCTATTTCTAATAGACCAGCGGCGCCACCACCCTTATATCCTCTAACAGCACCACCAGAAGCTAAGTGCTGAACACCTCCTGATGAAACTTTTGGTGATCTACCTGATGTTGAAATTTTGCTAGAAAACGCCCCAACAGAACCACCACGAGCAACTCTTTGTTGTTCTTGTATAGCATTTGGTTTCATTACTTGAGAATTAAACATATCTTGTACAGACGATGATTTTATAACATAACTGAACGGCTTTACAGAAGTAGATACAGTATCAACATTGCTTGGTGCTCCCGGAACAATGTATGCTGACCCCAATTTCTGAGCAACTGTATTATTAACAGCACTTGCTCCACCACGATTAAGAGCGTCCAATTCTTGTATACTAGCTGGTAACGGTGGAGGTATAACCATCTCACCTTTTGCTAATTTAACAGGAACTAATCCTCCAGCAGACAACCCTACTCTACCGCCAGCAGCTTTTCTACTACGCCTTCTGCCTCCTCCACCGCTGGGCATACCTCCTCCTATACGACTACCAATTTGAGCAGCTACCATCATACCCATAATGCTTGTCATAGTTGATAGCATACCTTCAAGGCCACTAGCAAAAGCATTCCATACTTTATTATCCTTAATGGTTGTAGCTGATTTTTCTAAAGAAACATTTAATGCTTGATAGTTTCTATTCATTCTATCTAATAGTTCTTCTCTTTCTCCAAAAGTTTTAGCAGTAGCAAGCTCTCCTAGTGTTTTGTTGAGTTCGTTTGAAGCTCCAGCCACACCTCTCATAGCAAGTTCGGTTTCTTTGGCTGTTGATTCTTTTATGAAACCAGCAACAGCACCGCTGGCTATACCAGCAGCACCACCTATAGCAGCACCCTTACCCTTAAAAGCCTGAGCGCCGATTAATGCTCCACTCATACCGTATGAGCCAGCGCTTTGTAATGCTCCAGTAAAACCAGCTAGTGCTGGACTAGTATCAGAAACAGTACCAGCAAATTGATCTAAGCTATTTAATATGGACGGCATTTGTGCGCTTAGTTGTGTTGCTCCTAAGCCTATAATACCAGTAATACCACCTATTTTATCTCCCATCTTGGTAACTCTGTCAGCAACTTTGGGAAAAGATCTCTCTATTAATCCCATTCCTGGAAGATTAGCTGTACTGTTAGCTCGTGCAACCCTGTCTAATCTTTGTCCTGTTGTCGATTCTAAATTTCTTTGAGCCTGCCTTAAGTTTCCTTGTTCAAAGGCTCCAAACTTACCTTCCTTAAGAGACTGTTGTGCCCTAACATCAATACCCCTCACCTTCATTTTGCCGGTTAAGAACCCTAGTTCTTTTTCAAATTCTGAATGAGCGTGTTCTAATTCTGATAAGATTGTAATATCTTTATCTATAACGTTTGCTAATCCCTTAGAATCAAGGCTAGTTTTAATATCAGCAATAGAAGAGCCTCCTACTTTCTGCATACTTGCTATGATATCGTCTATAGATTTAGCTAAATCTGTTTCACCTATTTTAGGATCAATTTTCTTAAATAACTCAGTAAGTCCTTCTCTGGTAGTTTTTTCAACATCTACATCTCCAATCTGACCCATATTTTTAGTAATTAGGTCTTGTATATCTGTTTGCGCAGTTGTCTTCTCCTCTGTCGCTTTTTCTGCCCTATTGTAAATTTGCTGTCTTATATTACGTTCATATTGTTGAAGGCTAATGCCGAGTTTATCAACAATTCTTTGTAAATAATCCATTCTATCAGCATCAACAGAGCCACCTCCTGCAAATTTACGGAGACCAACTCCACCACCACGATTAAGCCCTAAAGCTTTGGTCGCCTTTGCTCTCAAAACAAAACTACCAACTGGTAGATTAGTTCTGATGCTGTCGCTAGTACCACTACCCGGCCCTTTAAATACTCCAACGCCACCACCTACCGCAAAACTTCCCATACCATTTTTATCAGCTTGGTTCATGCGGCCTAGCCTGCCATATCCTATACTTTTGGCAGTTGCCGGAGGAATGTAAGCCTCTCCATTACTAACTAGCGCAGGAACAGTTCCTCCCCCAGCAAATTGCGTAATGAATCCGCCATTAGCTTTTTGTTCAGCATCTTTGTTTCTATTGGCTCCTAAAAATTTAAATACATCATCAAAAGATCCACTATATACAATCTTAGCGCCACCTTCTGGATCATGCTCAAAAACATCATACCAAGTCCTTTTAGAATTAAAGGAATCCATGATGCTTTTACCTTCTCTCCACGAATATTTCTTACTCGGAGTTCCTCCGTCTGCAAACTTTTGTAGTATTCCTCCATGAGATTTTTTAGTAGGTAACTTCTGCCCCATGGCTTTAAGAATATTATCTAATTCGGATACGGCAATATCTCCACTACCATACTGATCTAATAAAGCATATAGGGTCTCTGATAATGCGGTTACTCTACCTTGATTTGGTACTGACGTTCCCTTGGCTAGCTCCTGATAATCTGGCCAAGCCTTTTGTGCTTTAGATAGTTTGCGTTGAATAGAAGTTTTTTCGTCAGGGTCTTTTGTTGACTTTAATTCATCTTCTAATTCGCTAATATAGCTTGGAAAAGATGATCTAATATGACTATCAATTGATGGATCAAAAGATAACTGTCCAGTTTTCTTAAACGAGCCTATAGCTTCTTCTGCTTGTGTATAAGCAGTATTACGACTTTCTGCCATTAGCGCTGCTGATGCTCTAGCTTCTTTAGCTGCTAGTGCTGGATTTTTTGTTTGTACTGACTTACCAAATGGTAATACTTCTTCTATCTCTGTATACCATCCGTCATATTGCTTAATTAAATCTGGCTTAAGGGCTTCTAAAGCTTCTGGTTCTATATCATCTGGTAACTTAACTAATTTTTTGCCAATAGCAATACCAGCGCCACCAGATTCAAAAGTCCACTTGTTAAGCTTATCATAATAATCAGCTAATACTTTGGGAAGCTTAATGCCGTAATGATCTGACCACTCAACACTATCATCGGTATCCGCATCCCTATAGGCTTGCGCAGCAAATGCGGCGTGATCTGATGGTGATAGTGGAACAAATCCACGAGCACCATAGGCCCCTCTTCTTTTGTTCTTGGTAGATCTATCTGGCTTAACGCCTCCCATAGACCCATCATCAAAAGCTTGAACTTGCCCACCCTCAAACCATTTACTAGGATTCTCATCATAATATCTACCAAACTCTTTACGAGCTCTATCAAAAGCATAGCCAGTAAGAGTTCTCTTTACTTCTGTTGGAATATTACTTGGTATACCAAAATATTTAGCAGCTGGGCCGAGACCATTTTCAAAGTCTACAGCTCTATTTTGTTCTAGTTGAGCAATTGGTGGTAGGCTGGCACCAAGCTCTGCTAATGCTGCCTCTACGACAGCGCCCTCAATATTTCCTTGACCCATTAACTCTTGATATTCTGGAGCTAGTCCTGGCTCTTTATAGAGATAAGCTTTTTTTCCAGATTTTTCAGCAGCACCAACATTATCTGCGTTATCATCAATTAATTTTTCTGCTTTACTTAAATTAGCTGCTTTGGCACTAGCAATATCTGTTCCAAGACCCTGACTGACTCCGGTAATATCTTCTTTACGGTAAGGTAAACCAAAACTCTGAAGAGTCTGTGCCAAAAGATCCTCAGTATTTTGTGGTCTAGCAGTAAGGACTCTGGTTTGTTTAATAAAGTCTGGATTGGCATCTATTAGAGATTTTAACTTGGCTCCTAGTTTTGTTAATCTACCCTTCTTTAGAGCTTCTTCTACGACGGTTCTATCAGAATATTTGGGAATGTCAGGCTTGCCTTTTTCATTAAGAATATCTGCTCCAGCAACTAAAGTTTCATCAAAATCGAAAGCTAATGGCTCGCCAGTGAATATATCGGCATATTGTAGATTTTCTGCAAACTGACTCTTAGCGGATGCTGTTTGTTGTTGCATTTTAGTAACAGCATCGAAATATTGGGACTTGAAGCCTCTAGCATAAGCATAAACAGTGCGATTATTACCAATATCCCAATTATCAAAATCTTTAGAATAATCTAATTTACCCTGACTATCTACTAAACCAACAACACCAACCTTTTTCATTTTTTCAACTTTGGCAGCATACTCTGCGTCTTGTACTCCCTTAGACGATAGAGCATTATTGATTACGTCTGAAGCACCAAGTAAATCTATCTGCCCCTTAGAAATCATGTCTTTCCTAAGCCTTCTGCGTAGATTAGTAGGGATAGCCGTTAGTTCTGCTACACCAGCTTCGTTACCTAGTCCGGCTAATTGCTTAACTAAAACATCTCTAACAGCTTCTTCTATACTTAATCCTGCGTCACTCTTAAGGCTCTTTTTAGCTAAAATACCAACTTGTCCATAAGGTCTTAATAAGCTTTCATCAACATCAACTTCACCAGCATCAGCAAATTTTTGTATGAATCCTCCATTGGATTTTTTATTTGCCAGCACTTCTCTCATTCCTGTAGTAATATTATGACGTCCGCTATTTCCTTCTTTCTTATATGCGGCGGGCTGATTGAATCCTGCTAATAATTTTTTAGCTTTGTCGTCTTTGTCAGTTACAACCTGTTCAATAGATTGTGTTAATACTCCTGGTAAAATTTTTGATACCTCAGGATCAGTATCATAAAAATCGTTGCCTAAAGCTTTTATATTAGCAGCTAACTGTTTTTTTAAGGGCGTGTAATTATCATTCAGTATTTCTTGTTCTTCTGAATCTCCTCTACCTGTGAATCTAAATCTCTTATTGCTACCAGTTCTTAAAGATTTGAAAACATCTCTACTCTTAACATAAGAAGCTAATTTACTATTAAAAGACCCTTCATTATTTATGATATATTTACCATCTACTTGCTTGGCCCAGTCAGCATTCCAAGTTTCTGGTAAGTCAAGCCCCATATTACTATAAAGCCTAGTAATATTCCCATAACCATTTTCTTGAGCATATTTTTTTAAATTTTTTGGAATATCAGTTTGAGTTTTAGCTAGCTCTATATGAGTAAAATCAGTATCTCCACCAGAAGGAAGTTGTTTATTAACTGTTTTAGATTTTTTAACTCCCTTATCACCAGATGACCCCTTACCAAATCTTTGTACAACTCCCCCACTATTCATAGCATCTAGTGTGTCTGTGCCATATTTATTAACAGCATCACGACTCATAACATATTCTCTTGGCTCTAATAGAGCAGATACTTTGTCTCCTCTACCAGTACCAGGAACACTACCACCTCTTTTAAATCCTAATATCTTGCCTCCATTACTAGCTGTTGTTGGACTAGTTGGGCTAGATCCTCCTGTTGTAAGAGACAGAGTATCTATAGCTTGAGTTAGATTATTTAAGCCAATAATCATATTTGCTAATGTAATATTAACAATCGATAATTGTGATGTATTTGCTGCTGTAGCAATAGTATTGGCTTTTACAGATTTGGAACTTGCTGGAGTACCCTTACCACCTTTGCCTCCAGAACCTCCTGAGCCGCCACCACCTGGACCGCCACCACCTGGACCGCCACCAGAACCACCTCCTCCAGTTGGAGGTCCACCAGAACCACCACTTGGTGCTCCACCTCTGCCAATACCTCCTACAAACCCAGAAGCAAATTCACTAAGAATAGAAGCTCCCTTAATAGCGGCCAAGGCTGTCAACATTGGCAATAGTGGCTTGAGTGCTGATGCCATAGAAATAAAAGCATTGGCTGTGGTTAAGCTAATGGTTGCAATTGTTCTAAATGTACTACTATTACCAATATCTCTAATTAAAGCAACAAATGCTTGTCGTGTTTTTTCAAACTGAACAGCTAATGATTGTTGAGCTTGTACAGCGTTTTTGCTTAATGATGCCTGACCATTTTGAGCAACTGATAAGGCATCTTGAGCAGTGGCGAATTGTTGAATAAGTGGGATAACTTTACCTATTTGTCTAAATCCACCAAGCTCTTCTACTATTTTAGAAAATCTTATATCTCTAGGATCAAGACCGGATAACCCTTCACTTAATCTTCTTACGGCCTCATATGGCCCAACGAACTTCCCTTCTAGATCGGTTAATACTATGCCGTACTCCTTTAAAGCTTCTATTGTTGAGCCTCTCTGAATTCTAGTAAAAATAGTCCTTAAGCCCGTAGCAATAGTTTCTGCACTTTCACGAGTTGTTGCTCTAACACTAGTAAATAAAGCAACGAATTCATTTAAAGCGTCTGTGCCTTTGCTAACTCCATTGCTAGCAGCAGCAAAAACACCACCGGTCCTTTGAATAGCTGTGATAATATCTCCGGCCTCAACAGCAAATGCAGCAGCTACAGCATTGATACTACCCAAAGCACCCTCTAGCTCACCAGTACTAATATTAAACTGACGCATTAAAGCAATACTGCCTTCGACCGTACTATTTAAATCATCAAAGGATGGAGCTAATGCCGACTTGGCTAGGGCTTCTAATGCTGTTTTGGTGTCTTGGGCAGATAATCCTGCCTGTGCTAGTGTCACTGACACTTGTAGTAAATCGGACGAAGTCACACCCAAATTGGTAGATAGTCTTGTAATTTCTTTGGTAATATCAGATAGTCCCGAAACACTTGTTCCAGTAACTTGTGATAATCTAACTATCTCTTTATCAAAATTAACGAATTCTTTAAAAGCACTATTAACTGCATTGGTTAAGCCATAAATAACACCAGTAACCGTACTAAAAGCAGCAAACCTTCTAATAGCTAATCCAGACTGCTTACCAAACTCTTGCATTTGTGTACCAGCAACAGAAACAGCTTTACCAGCATTGCTAGCGGCTTTACCTGTTGCTGCCAATGTTGTTGGTCCAGAAGAACCTAGTCCTCCTAAGCTAGTTGCTAATTGTTGTATGCTAGCACTTAATTGATTAATATTACTATTAGCTTTAATCGCATTAGTAGAAATATTTTGTAATCCCTTATTAACTGTAGCTATACTTTTAGAAGCCGATCCTTTGAGGTCTAAATCAACCTTAACTTTAATATTAGATAATTGTTTTCTAATAGAAGAAGCAATAGCTCTTGTATTTGTAGGACCTCGTAGATTAATCTGTGCAGTTAAATTAAATGCTGCTGCCATAGGCTACACATATCTCCATAATCTATGAAATTTAAAGTAAAATCCTCCATACCCACATGAATATGGAGGATAGTTACAAGTATTTAAATAAACAAATAGACTATCAAGCACTAGCTGTTGACGACTGATCAACAATACCAGGTGTTGAAACAGGTTCCTTGGGGGTTGTTGCTGACGCCGGTTGATCAACGGTTGATGTATCATTCTTTGGTTTTTCCAATACAACAGGTTTGCCTTCGTCGTCAGTAAATGGACTGAAATCTACAATATAATCTCCCTTTTCATCAACCAAATTTCCATCCCGATCAACAAATTTACCTTCCTCATTAACATATCTTCCGTTTTCGTCTACGAGTCTACCGTCCTCGTCTACTAATTTACCACCATTATTAACATATCTCAAATCATCATTAATAAACTTATAATCCAATAAAAACTTATTTTCTGGTAGTTTTTTCTCAAAATCTGAATCCAATCCATATAACATTGATGCTAATTTTTGTGCACCAAGTATACCAACAGGATCCGAGGACCTATTCAAATAATCTTCATAATTACTAAAATAAGACTTCTTATTATCATTATACACCACACAACATGAAACTAGATAGTTAAATCTAGCATTATCGGCTTGACCCTCTGCTGTATGGGTATCTAGGTTAGTCTTAACAGAAATAAGGTCTCTGAGTTCGTCTCTGACCCTTTTCATTGATATGGCTATGTTTTTAGCTTCCTTCAAAGAAATACCTCCAACAGCTAATTTCTTTTCGCTATCATTTAATTCTTTTTGAATGGCCAAAAATCTAGCCTGTTTGGAGTCGTCCCATAGTCCTTGTTCTGTTAGTAGATCGTCTAATTTTGCTCTAACTATAGATCCAGATTTAACAGCATCTGAGAAAGCTTGGTTGTATATTTTTTGTCCTTCTCTTTGATTCTGTAGGTTAGGCATTTTTACTAGGAATGTTGTTTCTTTGTCCTCTATCTTTATCTTAAAAGTTTCACTCATCGGTTATTCTCCTTGTTATGATTATAAAATACTTGTAGTCTATATTTCTCAACATTATTTAAATACATATTCAATTCTTCTAGTCCTTGACGGATTTGATTATTTCCATGGTCCAAAAGATCGTGTCTGAGATCTTCCCACTTGTCTCTAAAATAAGCTTCCTGATTATTGGACGGATCATTATTATTATTCCATAAGTTACCAAATTCTGTTTCAAATCTAGATAATGCTCCTATCATAATAGTTTTAAATCTAGTTTCAATTTGTTCTATAATTTCACGCCTACTATTATATTGATTGTGCTTCATAAACTATTTTCCTTTTGGTAGAGACGTTTGACTTTTTTGTTTAAGTTTATTTTGTAGTTCCATTTTAACGTGTGGTAAATCAGCCCATTGTATCGGCTTATCGCTAGTTTGAGATAATGTTTTCATATGATTAATAGCAGCCATAGCTTCTGGATCATTTAAACTATATACCTCTTTAGCTTCCTCAATTGAATTAGTCACAATAAAAATCTCATTAGCATTTTTATACTTTCCGCCAACACTATCCATTAATTTTGTTTTCTTACGTTCTTTTTCAACTTTTCTTTTATGAAATAACATCCATCCGTCCAATGCGTCATCGTCTGCGGTAACATCATCATCTGGCGATTCTGGATGATCCCTAACAGAGTCGTACATCTTACTCAAATTAATTAATAGTCTTTGTTCATCGGTCCAATTATATGCTGGCAACGGAAAAACATTTTCTTTTGCAGCATCCCAGTATGATTTCCATAAATCGTTCCTTGCAACAGCCCTTAAAGTATCCATTCCCATGGCAGATTTATTAATTGCTGTAACTATAGATTCAAAAAATAGAGTATCAGCCGAATCCCCAAAAGCTAAAATTTCATTATTATCATACACCGTTTTTAGGATAATATATTCATTTTTTAATCCTTCGGCATAATTTTCTAGTGTTAAATAATCCATAGAATTTTTAAGATTAGTTAATTCTTGTATTTTATTTTTACCAGTCTCTAAACTAGCCTTAATTTTCTTTTTCATTGTTGGATCAAGAAACTTAAGATATAACTCGATCTTCATATCGTCTAGTCTATTATTTAATATTTTAAGCTGTTCCTCTTTTTCATTATTCCATATCTGATTATTTTGTAAAATATTTATAGTTTCAGATTTACGTAACCAATTGGAATCATCAAATTTATTTCCGCTAATGACAGATAAGTATAGGTCATGAGCTTGTTGTTTAATAGATAGGCTTGGAGATACTATCTTATATGTAATATTATTAATATTTAGATAATAATATCCATTAATAATTCTATATACCAGTTCTTCTATATCCCGCATACTTCCCTTAAAAATATCCTAATAATTTTATCAATCAACTAACTGTTAAATTATTATATGTTGTATATGTAAAATTAATTGTGGCATTACCTCCACTAGTATCTCCACCGCCATATGTAACATTACTTAATTTGCATTTTTCCATCAAAAATGTTTTACCACAAATATTCAATGAAATATTTTGTTCATCAAATGCTCCTCCAGATGGACTAACGCAAGCTCCCGCAGTACTTATGGCTATCGCATCAACTGTTGTTGCGCTAACCTCGAATTCAACAGTTACTTCTGCTGGTAAATTTGCATAATTATGATAAGATTGCCATTGACCCAATTTAAATAAATTTTCTCTACCAACAGATGTACTAATTGTAATATTTGTTAAGTTTCCAGCATTAGTAACCAAGGCTGGAGCACCACTAGAATAATGTTGTCTCATTTTTGCTTTAGATGTTGTATCTTCAGACATAGTAATACTACATCCACCCAAACTTTTGTTCTGAGCAACAAATGTTGCTTCTTCTGTAAACATGCCATCTACAGGAAATGTATATGTGACACCACTCAGGCCAACTCCAGTACAATAAATAGAGGCACTACTAGACAGTAGTGGAGAAGCATCATCTCCTATAGCGATACACAAGGTTTTATTTGCTGAACCAACATTAGTGATAAAATCACCACTCCACATAGTTTGGTTTTGATCAGTAAGAACCCTACTAACTGTAATTTCTACGTTAGGATTTATCGTTAGAATATCTACTGGTTTAACTTGTCCTAATTGAAAAACCGGCTCTAGGTCAAAACTAGTAGTAATACCAACACTTTGAGCACCATTAACTGCGGCTCCATCTATTGCTACAGCTTGACAGGCATAAAAAATTCTATTAGGCATCTATGGTACTCCTGCTCCTACAAATTTTATAAAATATAATACTATTATAGTAAGTATGGAGGGGATTTCTCCCCTCCTTACTCATGTTCCCAATAAGCAGATATCAGCCAGTGATATCTAGTTCATTATACGTACTATATGAATACGTAATAGTAGCATTACCACCACCTGTATCGCCACCACTATAGTTAACACTGGTAAGCTTGCACTTAGTACCAAGATCAAAACCATAAATATTACTGCCAGCTCCGTCGCACACCTGGATATCAATGGTTCTATCATTAGAAGCTAAACCACTACAAGCTGTGCTTGGAATATCTACAGCAACACCGTCAAGATCGGTAGCACTAACTTCAAACTCGCATGTTACTTCAAGTGGGAAGTTTACAAAACGATGAAATGGGGCTAGACTACCAAGCTTATACATTGTTTCTCTTCCAAGATCGGCACTAATAGTAATACTAGTAATATTCTTATTTTGTACTTCTTCTGGAATACTGGAAGCAGCAATATTGACGTTTTGTCTACGAAGTACACTATTGGATGTTTGAACTGGAGCGCTGACGCTACCGCTTAATGCTTTGGCATTACCAATAAATGTAATTTCTTCTGTGAGATTGCCGTCAACAGGGAATGTATAATTGACTGACGAAACATACATACCTGTGCAAGTAACAGCACTACTACTACTAAGTGTACTAGCAGTATCACTACCTATACCAATTACTACTGTTGTGCTGTCATTGGCATTATCGATAAGACTTGTACCGCTGGTACCAGCAAGACTCCAAATTGAATCTTCTCCGTCTAAAACCTTAGATACTGTGATCTCTACCTCTGGATCTAGAGAGATGTTGTCATAAAGAGCGAGCTGACCTAATTGAAAAGCTTGCTCTAGATTAAAATTTGTTGTGATTCCGACACTTTGGGCGCCGTGAACCGTCGTGCCCCCAACGCTAACGCCCTGGGAAGCATAAAATACTCTATTATTTGGCATAATAAGATCTCCGTTAATTATAAAACTGTGGGAACACTATTGTTTGTATACACCAAATGTTTAAAACTATCATATAGAGCTGAATATAATTTCAGCCGTTAATCTAATTTTAATCTCTTGGAAATAGTATCTAGATTCAACTTCAGAAATACTAAAATTTTGCAAATGACATGTTTTCCAACGATAAGAATTATTATTGACAATTTGACCATAATTTAATCTATTACTATTTAATGAGCCATCAAAATTAAATGGCATAACATTAGCGCTAATAATAGAATTAGTGTCATATAACCAAATAACCTTATCTTCCTGAAGTCTGATTATATCTGCTATAGAATTACGATTACTAATATCTGAAGATACTATATGTAGAATCATATCCTGAAATGTTCTGAGTGACTTGTCTCCTAATTGGTATGGTTTAGACTGGCTTCTTGGTATAGTCTGGATAATAATAGAAGGTAGCTGTACTCTATTTTGGGCAAAAAGTGAGTAGTCTCCAGTATTAGCGTCAAATTGTGCTGTGTCATTAGCCATGTCTAGTTCAAATTGTTTCCACCATACAGAAGCATCGTGAGCTTTGTGAATTTGTACTAATCTATAAGCGTAATCCATTGTAACAATACTGTCTATAGATATAGAGTTATTAAATATTACTCTACTATTAATATAGTCTAAGATATAATCATTACTATTAATAGTATTGCCATTAACTTTAACCGATGTAATCATAGTTGGTGAGGATGAACCAAATACTATTCCTGTCTCCCATACCCAATTATGGTGCCTAGTTTGCCACACCTGACCATCAGTATAGTTTGGGTCAATAACTATACCAAGTTTGTTAGGATTATTGCTATAGTCCGTAGCAGAAGAATTAACATTGATAAATCCTCCGATATTTAAAAATCCCCAATCTAAAAAAGAATGTATATTATTTTCTAAATTTGAAATTAATAGATAATCATTAATAGACTCAACGCCTGTAAATTTTTCATTATCATGTGTCATAATCCACCCTTGAGACTATTATTGAGTAATTCTACTACATCATTATTTACACTATCAATAGCTCTTGTTATCCAGTTATTATTTTTAGTACCAGCAAATTCAGCTGGTACACTCCATCTACCACTAGTTTGACCAACCATAACAGCATTACCCGTACGAGATCTAGGGTTTGGACCAATTTGAACAACATATTCTTTGATAATAGTTTTATCTCCAAACAATAATAACCATTTTAACCACTCCAATTGAGAACCCTTCTCTGTTACTAAAACTGCTGATGATAAAGATAATAAATTACTATAATCAGATGGTAACATATTAAGATCAAAGGAGCCTATAATTGTATTTTTACTAATTTGAGGTTTATTATATTTAACTGTTATATTTTGTTGTATAGCGGTTAGTATCTGTGAAAGTCTCGATACTGAGTCCGGTAAACCAAATTCATATTGTAGTTTACCAGATTGTAATGACTGATATTCAGGAGATGCGATTATTGCTTGTGATATAATACTATTAATATTATTTTTACATTGATCAAAAACTTTTTGGAAATATATATTAACCTCAGGCAAAAGAGCCCTAAGTATTTTATTTGTAATTTGATCAGTAGATTCTATAATATCTATACTTATATTCATTAGGGTCTTGCCCAATTAGTAAAAATATATCTATTATCTCCCAATCCTATGGGTTGTGGTTCATTTTTCCGCACATAAATATTATTACTAAGGCTTGCTATGTCGCTATTAAAAATAATTTTAGAACATTGACGAAGTTTAGTTAAATAATCTATGCTACAAATTGTCTGAACTGCAATATCTGGAATATTTACTTGTCCAATAAAATTTTTAGAATTAATAATAATAGCTAAATACAGTTCTTCTTCTATCATAGAATTACTAGTTGTACCAACTCCTAAGCAATAAGGACATGTTTGACCATTAGCAAAATTAATAGGACCACCAGATTTATATCTATTAGATGATTTTTTACTAATACTATCATAAATACAATTAGGGCACTGTTGTAATTTTGTAGACTCAAATATGAGTTTACATGGGGTGGTTAGTCCGGTACTAGCTAATAGAGCATCTATAGCATCATTATAAATAGCTTTGAATGGAGTTAAGTCTAAATTCATGAATAAAATCCGTCTCTTGTGCTTCTGGCGGGTAGGTCTGAGGACTGTAAATATCTTGGATCAAATTGATTTCCTGCAAACGGACTAAGAATTGCTCTAACGGCAGTAGCCTCTCGAACGTCCCAATGAGATACAAGCTCGTCATAAGCAGCACATGGGCCTTTTTCTAGAATCAAATCAAAACCAGCAAGACTGCCACCAATAGATAATTGGGCTGGGCCTAAAGCTGCTCTTATTCCTTCTAACGCTGCCTTGGCCCTAAGAACGCTTTGATCAATAATACAGGCGGCTTTGAGACCTGTTAAGCTAATAAAAATACTATCATTATTCGCTGTGGGATCTGGCGATATATTCAAATTAACAACATCAATTATGTAATTATTTTCTAAAGATACATCAAACTGAACAAATTTAGCAGCTACTGCTATGACTTGCAAAAGTCTTTCGTCCGAATAGGTTTGATTATTTTGATCCAAGTCATTAATAAGAGTTCTTACAATAATGGGTATTTCTGCTTGCCAGCTCATATTTTGATCCCTTTAAATTATGTAGAAATATCTAATACTTTAATACACCTTATAGTGACTGGTATAGAGTTTTAAATTAAGTGGCTAATATATTTTTAAGAAAAATTGATTGACTATATAAAAAATTTGACCTATAATAAATAAATCTCACAACTAAAGGTGCAATAAATGCTTTGTAAACTTGCTTTAGAAAATCATGGATTTGTATATCCTATGATTGTTCCATTATCAAATAATCTTGGGCCATCTTTAAGCAATCCAACTATTTTGATTTCTAAAAATAATGAAATCCTTATTAATCTTAGAAATTTAAATTATGTTCTTTATCATAGCGAAAGCGGATTGTTTGAACATAGCTGGGGGCCATTGTGTTATTTGCACGAAGAAAATAATCAAAGATTAGTTACAAATAATATATTGTGTAAATTAAATAATAACTTTCAAATTATTTCTCATAATATTATTGATACAACATTTTTAGATGAGGACCCTATATGGGAATTTGTTGGTCTAGAAGACGGCAGATTAGTAGAGTGGGGCGATAAGCTATTCTTAAGTGGAGTAAGAAGAGACACCACAACCAACGGGGTTGGAAGAATGGAGCTGTCTGAAATAGTCTATAAAAAAGATAAAGTCATAGAAAAAAGCAGATTTAGGATTCCTGCTCCAGGACAAGATGATAGTTATTGTGAAAAAAACTGGATGCCAATTTTAGATAAACCATATACATATATAAAGTGGACAAATCCTACAGAAGTTGTCGAAGTTGATCCTTTGACCAAAACTTGTAAAACTATAATACTTACAGAATATAAATCATTAGGTATAAATTATGACTTAAGGGGCGGATCTCAAGTTATACCATTTAACGGATATTATTTAGCAGTGGTTCATGAGGTGGATTTGTATAAATCTGAAGCGGGTAAGAAGAACGCTAATTATAGACACAGATTTGTCGTATGGAACAAAAATTTAGAATTAATAGAGGCCTCTGAATCTTTTGGGTTTATGGGAGCCAAAATAGAATTTTGTTGTGGTCTAGCGGAATTTGAGGATAAGCTATTGATAACATTTGGATTTCAAGATAATGCGGCATATATTTTGGGTATGCCAAAAACTTTATTAGGAAAATTTTTAAAAACATATGAATAAAGAACTAATAGACTATATACAGAATACCAACGATATAAACGCATTTAATTTAGCATCATGGTATGAGAATCAAAATCACTTATCTCCTGCTTGCAGTTATTACTTACAGTGTGCAGAATCAACAAAAAATGAATCTTTAGCGTATGAATGTTTATTAAGACTATATTTATGTTACAAACAACTCTGTAATAGAGATTATACTTGTGAAAATTTATTAAAAAGTGCAATTAATTTATGTCCCAAAAAACCAGAAGCTTATTTTCTATTGAGTCAATTCTATGAATATAAAAATAACTGGCTTGACTCTTATTTGTATGCTTCTTTAGGGTTGTCATTACCGAATAGAGATCCATCCGGATTGAGTAAAAATTATGGATACGAATCAGAATATATGCTGATCTTTCAAAAAGCTGTAAGCTCTTGGTGGTATGGCAGACCAAAAGAATCCAGAAAATTATTCCGAAAATTAAAAAATGAGTATATAGAAACAATTAATTCAGAATACTATAAACTAATAGAAAACAATCTTATGAGCTTGGGGGCCGGGCCAGATTCAGAAACTTCGATCAGATATAATATATCTAGCGACAGTTTAAGGTTTGATTTCAATGGTTCTGATACAATACAGAAAAATTTTTCCCAGGCTTGTCAGGATTTGTTCGTATTAGCAGCATTGAATGGCAAAAAGAATGGAACATATTTGGAGATAGGGTCAGCACACTCATTCCACAATAGCAACACAGCATTATTAGAACAGCTTGGTTGGACTGGTATAGGGGTGGAAATGAATAGAGAATTAGCTTCTATGCACGATAGAGAAAGAAAAAATAAAGTTCTTTGTGAAAACGCCCTTAGTCTAAATTATAGCAAATTACTAAGAGATAATTTTAATAGTGATATTATTGATTATTTGCAGCTGGATATAGAACCTTCTCATAATACTTTTGAAGCTCTACTAATGATGCCATTTGATAAATATAAGTTTAGAGTAATAACCTATGAACATGATCATTATGTAGATATGAGCAATTCTTATAGAGAAAAAAGCAGAAGATATCTACAAAATATGGGATACACACTAGTATTTAATGATATAGCTACAATAGACGGGTGTTCTTTCGAAGATTGGTGGGTAAAAGAAGAATTAATAGAACCATCAATATTAGAAAAATTATTATCTTATTCAAAAGAAGAAATAAATTTAGTAAATCATTTAATGATGGTTAGTCTGTAGTTAAATTAGCTGTTTTCCAGCTGTTTTCATCAACAACAAAACCAAACATAAATAGTGTTCGTGGATTATCTCCGTGACAAACTTCAACACTGTGGTAAAGTTCTGTTACTAAATAACACATCATATCACCTTCGTTTAGATCATAGGTCTTATCTTCAACATGAATTGCTCCACCGCTTTGTGCTTTGCTGGCTAGAATATTGCATCTCAAACCAACAACCCCTTCTCCGACACTCGGATCTTTGTGTTTATAAACATCACCATCATTGTATGTTATACTAACAACAACTCCATCTTTACCATGACCCTCAATAACTGGAGCTTCTGCTGTTAGTGGAACAGTTTGACGAATTCGATCCTGCAAGGTCTTTACTAATTCTGGATAATTAATATTCTGACTCATACGATTAGTAAGTCTTTTCTTTGTTCGATCAAATTTTTTCTTATTCCAGTCTCCTGTGATTCCGTCAACAAACTGACCATCAACTACAGCTTGATTAGTCCAATCCTTAAGAACTTGAATTTCTTCTGGTGATAAGAAATTACGAACTAGTAAAACCTGGCCATCAAAATTGTTTGCCATAATAATTCTCCTTTAATTTTTGATATAGCTTATTGTCATTATAGTATTGTTTGGTAACTAACTCAATTTGTTTTTCGTTTAAAGCTGGCTTCTTATCATCTTTTTCTTCATTTAATCTTGGCACTGGTGTTGGTAATCCTAACCAATCTGCACAATCGTCAATTTGTTCTGGAAATAGGAAGTATTTAATTTTGTCATTTAAAAGCCCCATACTTTCCATAGTCCAAAAGTGAACCTCGTCCTCTAATAAACCCTCTTCAACAGTTTTATTTCGTCTTGCACAAGCACTTCTGAATCTATCTACGGGATTTCTTACCATGCAACAAACTTCACATTCAGGTAAGCCCATTTTCAAATCATGTCCTCGTAAGTTCATTATAGGATGCCACTTTTGATCTTTAAGAGATTCTGGGTGAGTTTTTACGTGATCTTTTGGAAGCATCAAATTCATTAATGCATGACTTCCGCTTCTTGTAACAAGAGCTAGAGCTTTATTATTGTATATTGAACAAACCCCTCTAGACATTTATGCTTTCTATCTTAGGTTACTGTTGTTATCACATGCTTAAATGTTGTATCTGCTATCTTTTGATTAGTCCATTCAGCACCATCAGGAGCATTAGTGTAATCTCTATGTTGAAGATATCCGTTTGTGGAATCTGTGCCAAAAGTCACCTTTGAAGTTGAAGATTCTGATCCGCTCAATGATGATGATAAAGCTAAAGTAGAATTAGTGTCAAGCTTATATCCTAAAACATACTGCCTAACATTAATAGGAGCTTTAGTTTCTGAACTTAACGAAGCTGCTCTTAGATTCATGTTTTGTGAGAACTGATTACCAGCAGCAACCGATGTCATTGATGTTGTTCCAGAGAATGTTTCACTAACTCTTGATAGACCTGTTGACGAACTTACGGGATCGCTAAATGTGTAGGTGTTAACAGTATCATAGTTTGACTTTTTGCACATTACCCTGCCTAGAAAATCGTTGTCAGCAGTACCAGATAAATCAGTCCAGTAAAAATCGTCAATGTATGTGTTCCATACTCTACTAGTGTCAGAGCTTATGGTTCCGAAACAGAAACCCCTTGTGTACCAATATGCACCAGCATATTCGCAGCCATTTTTTCCGCAATTATAAGGATCATAAACTGCGCTATAATCCCACCCTATTGAAGCATTGGAATTAATTCCAGCATTATAGCTTGATGAATTAATGTCTAATGTGCTATCTGTTTTGTTTCTATTTATTTTTATTTGCGTAAGAGCCTGAGGACTATTATTGTACCCGGCACGACCTCTTAATATGTATTTTATTTCAATATAATTCCATTGATTAAGGGTCAGAAGGCTAGTTGATGTGCCGACCAGAGTACCAGCAAAATAATTTGACAAATAGGCTTTTTGACATCCGCTTTTGTCGCAACTGTAGTCTTTGACTATAGAATCAAAATAGTGAGAGGTGCCTGCATTGTCTGGCCCGTTATTAGCATAGTAAACGCCAGCCAAATTGTAATTCGGCCTTCTAATCTCTATATTTAGATTACTATTTATACCTATAATAAAGTTAGGAACAGGATTAGAATGACTAGCACTTCCTCTGATATTTGCCCCGATAGGAGTAAAAGTCCCAAAGCTTCCGCCGGCAGGAAGCATAGGATATATAGCAAAGCCAACCACACCAGAAATATTGTGTGTGCCAGTAGGTGTTTTAAAGTATACGCGAGGAAAAGTACTACCACTACTTGTCATTTTCAAGCAGCTTCCTCCGTTTCGTGGAGCTACGCCGTTACCATCGGTACTATTAATTACCTGTATTGTGCCAGTATTTGTATAGTTAAGATAGCTTTTAACAGCATCAAACGAACTATAATTTTCAAAACCGTCATATGTTATAATTGCCATCTTATTTCTCCTTTTAGATTGGATCGCTATAAATATTACTTAAGAAAGTTTGAGCTATTCTAACATTATCAAATTCATTTTCAGCAACAGTGTCCGTATGGATATTACTTAAGAAAGTTTGACCTATTCTTATATTATCAAATTCGCTATCAACAACAAGATCAGTATGAATATTGCTCAAGAAAGCCTGACCCAGACTCAGCGGCCTAATATTAGAGCTAGAAGGAGTGATGTTGTCTGTGATATATTCATCGCTAGACCCTGTTGAATTAGTTGCTGTTATTTTTAGCTTATATGATACTCCGTTTGTTAGTCCGTTAATAGAAATAGGACTTGCTGGACTTGTTTGTCCGTTGCCAAATAGAGAATAATTATTTCCATTATCTGAACTATAATATATAGTATAATATGTAGCTGGGGCGGATACTGTCGTTATATAAAGATCTATCTTTGCATTTAAAGCTTCTGCTCTTACTATTGATATTTCTGGTGGTTCACTTCCAAAGTTATTAGCATAGAAGTAGGTTGCCAAACTGGTTCGTTCGCTAATGCCGGGACCAGACCAACTGAATCTTAAATCATCTCCACCGTCTCCTTCTCTGTGGATGATTCTTATGGCATATACCTGATTGGCTGTCAAGCTTATCGTTCCACTTCTTCTTGTGCTTCCTTGATAGCCAATAATATTATTATTAAGAACGGTATTTGAGGATGAACGACCAGAAGAAGCACTAGCTATATCTCCTAACCATACTGCACTTCCGTCGTCGCTACTAGTATAGAATGTGTAGGTTCCGTCTGTTGGCGGCACAAAATAGCCTATTGCTATAAATCCATATTCATCATCATTTTCCCCGTAGTCTATACTAGAGTATAAAGAAGGAGAGGAAAGAGGCGTTGACAATACGTTTCCTGACAACATCTCGGAATCGGTTGGTCTTCCCCCTCTCTTAAATTTGCCATATAGATTACCCACAATTCCAGGAGGAGTAACTATAGAGTTACTACTACTAGAAGGACTACTATTTCCTACGCTATTAACAGCAACTACTCTAAATATATAGGTCTTATAATACAAAAGATTATTTACTACAATATTTGAAGTCGCAGTGGAGGTTGCTCTAGTAAAGTCTGTCCAGGTTGTACCATTGTTTTTAGAATATTGAATAATGTAATTTGTTATAGAGCTTCCACCGTCACTAGATGGCGCAGAAAAGCTTATTATAGCATCTTTACCAGAAAGGGAAGCTGTGACATTGGTTGGGGCGGAAGATATTGAAACAGGATTAAGAATATTCGATATTACTGCTACGGCGACACTACTTATTTCCTGTGAGCTTATGGAATTAGTCAAAGGAGCAGTTATACTTTGTAGTATCTGTGATGAATAAACTATAGAAGAAACAATATTGCCAGAATTAGCTTGATTAACTTGACTTTGAGATATTGAATTAATATTTTGTGCTAAATTAGACACTGCTGTTGGATTTGGAACATTTTGGTTATCTGTTAATCCTAATGCTTTTTTCTGAATTTTTGAAACAATATCTGTTGCGTTATTACTAAAAAACTGAGTAGGAGTAGATGCGGTTATTCCAGAATTAATAACTTCGCTTACACTTTCTAAAATAGAAGATAATGTAGAGTTTGAAATATTAGATTGGGAAGCTGTTGACAAAACTTGAAGTCTGCTTGCGGTTTCAGCAATCAACCCTGATGGTGTTGTGTCATTTTGGCCATTTACATATTGAGTAATATCTATCCCTAGACTACTACTTATTTTTGAAGGTATATTTTGAACATTCTTTTTAATCATCGAATAATATAAAGAAGATAAAATAGAAGAAATTAAATTTCCTCCTGATTGAAGATTTTGAGAAGATATTGGGTAGTAAAAGTTAAAGACTATAGACAGACCAGTATCAGAGTCTATGCTATTTTGATTGCTTTCTATTAAAAAACCGTCCGGATTAAGAGCTAGTATTTCATTTATTTGCGTATTATTCGATGTATAAGTAGAACCAGAAACAACTATAGAATAATTTAGTTTTTGATAGTTAGATATTGGGAATATAGTAAAATTACTTATTGAGGATCCGAATGCTTCGATTGTTATGGGGCCGCTCTCTGGTGGAATATACTTTACATAAAGTTCCCCTGTTGGAGATCTCCTGATAAGTCTTTTACTATTCTTGTTATTGATAAATATTCCCATATTATTACCTTAAATTGATATATTATTTAATTCTTCAATAGTAGAAGCATTATTTATTAGCTCTCTTTTAAGTGCGTCTTGTGAGCTCAGCTGTGATCTAAATTGACCATATTGTAACATTAACATTGTCATATCTTGTAACGATAATTCATGTGACTTTCCATCCATATCAATAACTGTTCCTGTGGTAGACAAACCCATATTATTTGCTTCTTTCGCTAATATAAAAGCTCCTGTTAATAATGTTACATCTTGATTATCTGTTCCAAGCTTCCACTCATAAGGAGTTACCCATCCATTACTCATAGTGTTTTTCCAAGCTGTGTCTACTTGTTCTAATTTTTCTAATTTAGCTTTGTGTAACGGCCATACCATTATTATATTATTAACTTGTTCTAGCTGTTCTGAACTGGGCTCTATTAAATATTCTATGTGAAATGTATTATTTCCGAGGTCTTGAACCCCCTCAATACTAACTATAGAGTTAATTTGCTCATGCAACTTGGATAGATAAATCATAAACATTTCCTTGATTTTAACACGTTATTGAGGCTGTTAAGTATGCATTATTGAATGTTGCTCCGGCAGCACCATACTGTAGCATTGCTAGATAGTGATATCCTGCTCCTGCAAAGGTTTGGTAGTCAGTACTTCCGGTTCGTAAAGTAGCAGTGTCAACATTATTTATAATCGCTAATGTGTTAACACCATTAGTTATATCTGCTCCTATTCCTACTGGTATTGTTGCTGCTGGATTAGCTTGAGCACTTGATACTATTGTCATATTTATTGCAGTATATCTATCTAACCCGCTTATAAATTCAACAATATTAGAGCTTTGATTTCTATATAGTCTAAAAGCTGCTGTTGCATAAGTGTGGGTGGTTCCTTCTGCTGCTGTCATATTTTTATTAACTCTATTATACATATTCCATAAGAATCTTTGATCTGGTCCATCAGATATAAATCCTGCTGTAGCATTTGTTCTTGCTGTTCCTAAATATCTTTTGTTGGGTGATCCGCTTTTAACGTATACTCCATCCTGTAATGCTAAAACAGATCCTGATGATCGTGCGCTAACTATAGCTGCTGGACTAGCATATCCTCCTTGTGTTGTCCACGCTGTTAATTCTAGCGTTTTAGTACCAGCATTATCAAAAATAAATACATCATACATAGTGTTGGTTGCATAGCCTGATGCTAAAGATATAGAAATTTGTGAAAATGTGTGAATTTTCCATCTACTATTAGTAGTATCATATAATGATATTCTGTTACCATTAAAGGGAGTAAAGTATAATATATTTCCAAAAGTATTACCTACTTCTGAGCCTATAGGATCTCCTGTGTAAATAGTTAATCTTCCGTCTACAACATTATTATTAGATGCATTTCCTGCTATAGATGTAGCTATTAATCCTCCAGCTATATTAACATCTGTTCCGTCAAATGTAAAATTAGCGGATCCAGAAGCTATATTACTAGCATTTTTATAAACTATTTGATTGGCACTACCTGCTACTGGGCCAGTTATTCCTTGTACTCCTTGACTACCAGTGATGCCTTGACTTCCAGTATTGCCAGTGGTGCCTTGACTACCGACGCTACCCTGACTACCAGTATTGCCAGTAGTGCCTTGACTACCGACGCTACCCTGACTGCCGGTGATACCTTGACTACCGACGCTACCCTGACTACCAGTGATGCCTTGACTTCCAGTATTGCCAGTGGTACCTTGTCGGCCTTGTATACC